GGCGCGCCTGCTGAGGGGTTGCTTCCGGACCCGGACATCCCGCGCGTGGTTGACCGCCTGCGTGCGGGGCTCGCGTGGGCGGCCGGGCCGGACGGCGCTCCGCCTCCGGGTGACTCGCCGGAAGAGCGAGCTGCGATCCTGGGCGCCGTCCTCAACCTCACCCCACCAGCGGGCAGCCCGATAACAGAAGTCCAACTTGGCGGGGCCTGGGCGCCTGGTCGCGGCGTCCGGCTCAACAGCGACTCGCGACGTCGTGTGAGCGCGGCGCTGAAGCGCGAAACGACGGAGGCGGCGGTCGTCCTGTCCGGCCGCATCGGGGAGATCGACGTTGACCGCCTCACGTTCGTCCTCCGCGACATCGTCGGCCAGGCGGGGGAGCGGCGCGGGTCCTTCACGGAGGAGATGCTGGACACGATGAAGGAGAATGTGGATGCGCGCGTTCTCCTGATCGCGATGGAGCGCGGCGACTTTCTCACCGTCGGGGCCGTGGCGCCGGACCGGCGCGGAGAGGTGCGGGACGAGGGCGACGCCTGACGATGATGGACCTGCACCGCCTGGCCGAGATACGCGCGCTCCTGGAGCAGGGCGCGTCCACGAGGTCGCGATTCCGGCCGGTTGCGCTGGAGCTCTTGGACGAGGTGCGCCGTCTCCGCCGCGAGATGGGCCTGCCGCTGGAGCCGGAGCCCGACGCCCCGCCCGCGTCGCCAGCCCCTCGCCCATCCATGCCGGCGCCGACCCCCGTCCTGGACTTCGTGCCCATCTCCCGCATCCGCGCCCGGCTCACGCGCGAGGTGGACGCCCGCGGCCTTCGGCCGGTGGCTGCCGAGGTGGGGCGCATCAGTCCGACCGGCCTCCGCAAGTTCTTAGACGGGGCGAAGCCGTACGCACCCAACCGCGCACGCCTGCAACGCTGGTGGCTGGCGCACCGCGACGACGCGGGAAGCGTGTCTGCGGGGGACGCAGGGCTGGCGATCGACGTGCTTCTACGCGACCTCGCCCCGGCGGAGCGAGCGGCGGCGAGGGTGGACCTGCTGGAGCGCATCCGCCGGCAGTACGTCAGGGACGGCGTGCCGCTCCCCGACTGGCTGGCGGAGTAGGGCGCACGGACACCCTTGCGCATCCGGCGACACTGTCACCATATTACCGGCGAGGTCTTGGACTGAGAGCGCGATCCGCACCCCTTCCTTCTTCGGAGGAGCACCATGGGCGGCCGATTCAATCTCCACATCTACACGTGGCCGGCGATGACCGGGGCCCCGGCCGGTAAGCTGCGTCAGTCCTTCCACGAGACGGCGGAGGCCGCGGCGGCTCATCTGACGGACCAGGAGGAGCCGTATGCGTACGCCGCGCTGTACGGCCCCGACGGAGAGCCCTGCGACTGGAGCACCGGCCGTCCACTTCCCGTGACCGCGGGGGGACGGACGCTGCCCGAAGGTCGCAGGGCTCATCTGCGGTACGGCACCAACGGCGACCACCCGGCCTACCTGTCGCTGATGCTCGACTGGGAGTGGCTGGTGGCGGAGGTCCGGACGGTCCAGGCGGCGACGAAGGAAGGGACCGTCAACATCGCCCGGCGCCTGCTGGCCGAGCGCCACCCGGAGATTCAGGGCGCGGAGACGAACCTCGGCTGGGTCGCCGCGGGGTGACGACGCCCGGGGTTCGCCTGACTCCGCCGCGGGCGACGCAGACGGCCACGATTCGCCTGGAGGCGATCGGCGACGACCTGCGGGTGGCTGTGCCGCATTTCCGGAAGCACCGGGACCAGCGACCGCCTCCCCGCGTCGCGAAGAACCTCTACCGTCCGCTCCGGCATCCGTGGGTGGCGGAGGTCGGAGCCCCCGTCGTGGATGGGCGGCCGACCCGCACGCCCGTCCACGGACAGCGCGACACGACGGGCGTGCGGGGCCTCGGGGCCCGCGGGGTGTACATGATCTACACGCTCCGCGCCGGGAAGCTGTACGAGGTGAACGACCTTATCAGCCACGGCCGCGAGCGGCGCTACTTCTGCCGGGTCGCGGATGGCCGGATCGAGGAGATCACCGAGGCGGAGGTGACGGCGTGTCTCGGCTGAAGCGCGGGATCGGCGTCGACGTGCTCGCAGCCGCGAGGGATCGGATCGCGCGGGTGTTCGATGAGTTCGAGCTGGTGTACGTGTCGTTCAGCGGTGGGAAGGACAGCACGGTCCTATTCCATCTGACCGCGGACGAGGCACGGCGCCGCGGTCGCCGGATCGGCGTGCTGTTCATCGACTGGGAGGCGCAGTTCACCCTCACGATCGAGCACGTGCGCGAGTGCCTGACGCTGCACGCCGACGTGGCGGATCCTTACTGGGTCGCTCTCCCCCTGCGGACGACGAACGCGTGCAGCATGCACGAACCGGAGTGGACGTGCTGGGAACCGGGTAAGGAATGGGTGCGACAGCCGCCGCCGGACGCGATCACGGACGAGCGGGCGTTCCCGTTCTACCGCCCTGCAATGACCTTCGAGGAGTTCGTCCCGGCGTTCGCCGCGTGGTACGGAGGAACGGCGCTCACCGCAGCGATGATCGGGATTCGGAGCGACGAGTCCCTGCATCGGTTCCGGACCATCGCCCACGAAACCAAGCGCACGCACGAGGGGCTGGGATGGACGACGTGGATTCCGGGCGGCTCCACCTACAACGCGTATCCCATCTACGACTGGCGCACCGAGGACATCTGGACGTACCTGGGGCGCGAGCGCCTGCCGTACAACCGCCTCTACGACCGGATGCACCAGGCGGGCGTGCCACTCCACACGATGCGGATCTGTGAGCCCTACGGGGACGAGCAACGCCGGGGCCTGTGGCTGTTCCACCTCGTGGAGCCGGAGACGTGGGGGCGGGTGGTGGCGCGCGTGGCGGGCGCCAACTCGGCGGCGCTGTACGCGAAGGAGGCGGGCAACATCCTGGGCAACCAGCAGATCACCCTGCCGGAGGGGCACACGTACCGATCGTTCGCGGAACTGCTCCTGGCTACGATGCCACCCCCGACGGCGGAGCACTACCGGAACAAGATCGCCGTCTACGTCCGCTACTGCACCACGCACTACGGCCACCTGTACGCGCGCGGCATCCCGGACGCACAGGACGGGGACACGGGCAGCAAGGACGTGCCGAGCTGGAGACGGATCTGCAAGGTGCTCCTTCGGAACGACTACTGGTGCAAGGCGCTCTCGTTCAGTCCGACGAAGACGGCGGCGTACGACGCCTACAAGAAGCTGATGAAGAAGCGGAGGGCGGCGTGGGGGATCGTGTGAGTCCGCGGGTACTCGCGGTCGAGGGCGGCTACACGTACACCCGCGAGTCCTCGGCGGAGAGGGGACGCGAGTTCTGGGCGGACACCGGCCCGTTCTTCGCGAGCCGCGATGTGGCAACGGAGCTCGGCGGGCCGTGGTTCGACAGCGCCGACACGATATGGGTCGTCGTGCGGAGCGAGGGCCGGGTCGTCGGGCTGGGCTCCTTTCATGCCGGCCGCGTCGCGACGGCCGGCGTCGTGACGCTGGACTTCATGTACGTCGTCCCCGCCCACCGTCGCCGCGGTATCTACGCGCGGATGTTCGATCTGCGGCTCGCGCTCGCGCTGGAGCTTCGACCGCGGGAGGTGCGAGGCGCCACCCGCACCGACTTCATCCGCACCGTGTTCCTGCGCCACGGTTTCGCACCGTCGCAGGAGCGCGGATCGTGGACCTACTACCGGAAGGAGATCGCAGACCGTGCTTGACCTACTCGCAGTCGAGATGGTGGAGCGCGGACGCGCCCTCGCCGCTGACCTCGCAACGCTCCCGCTCGCCGCCCGCGTGGAGGCGCTGAATGCCATCCGTCTTTCGCTCCACGAGACGAGCCCGTTCCGCGCCGAACCCGTGGACTGCGTGCTCTGGGTTGCGGCCGAAGAGGTGGTGGCGAACGACTACAACCCGAACACGGTGGCGCCCCCGGAGATGCGGCTACTCGCGCACTCCATCGAGGCGGACGGCTACACCCAGCCGATCGTGACACACGCGGTGGAAGGCGGTCGGGAGGTGGTCGACGGCTTCCACCGCAACCGCGTGGGCCGCGAGGTGCCGGCGGTGCGCGAGCGGGTCCACGGATACCTGCCGGTCACGACGATCCAGGCGGGGCGGACGGACCGCGCGGACCGGATCGCCGCGACGATCCGGCACAACCGGGCGCGCGGGAAGCACGGCGTCGACGCGATGTCCGACATCGTGCGCGAACTCACTCGCCGCATGTGGTCGGAGGAGCGGATCGCCAAGGAGCTGGGCATGGACCGCGACGAGGTGCTGCGGCTGAAGCAGATCACCGGCCTCGCGGAGATGTTCGCCGACCGGGAGTTCTCAGAGGCATGGGAGATCGATCAGACGGCGCGGGAGGAGATGTGGGGCAAGTGAGGAAGGTCCGCCCCGATCCTGCGGAGGGTCCGGGGAGCGGGGAAGCCCTCCGCGAGTGGCGGGAGCGGCGCGGGTGGAGCTCGCGCGACGCGGCGGCGGCTACGGGCGTAGACGCCGGACTCTGGCGGAATGCCGAAGCGGGTCGGCGGGAGCTGGGGCGGACCGCTCGAATCCTCCTGGCGTTCATGGACAAGTGAGCGGGGACGACATCCACCTAGACGCGCGTGCGCGTCCTTCTCCTCCAGAAGGGCAGGGAACATGTCTCCACAAGAAAAGGTCGTATCGTCATCGACGCACGACCCCATCGGCTGGGACGCCGTGGACCCGTACTGGGGAGATCCGGACCTGTCGCGGCCACCCAGACCGCGCCGCGAGGAGGCAATCGAGGCGCAGATACGGGCGCTCCCCGCGCACCTCTCCCACGACTGGTCGCCGGGCAGTCGTTTGTCTCGACTGATGAACTCCGCCGACTGGCGCTACGACCCGGCGCGCGATGAGCGCGAGCGAGAAGAGTGGGCGAGGGTAGAGGCGGTGAGGCAGCAGGAGGATGCCGACGTGGTCTCGTACGGACGCGAGATGGGGTGGTGGGAATGAGCGTAGCAACACGTCTGCGGGTCCACGATGGAACCGGGGGCGCTTGCTAATGTGACGGGCATGTGATTCGCGACGCGCAACCTGCTATGTCTCAAGCGCTTACTCTGTAACGCAACTACGGCCGCCCCCGTGAGGAGACGGCCGTAGGATCAGCGGCCGGCGCGTGGCCGTTCCGCGTGGGATGGCGCCCCAGCCCTGTAAACGGCGCGGAGCTCCATCCGGGTACTGGCGACGTCCTCACGACGTGGCCGCTCTCGCCGCGAACGGGAATCCCCATTCCACCACCAGCGAGAGGTCGGCACGGGCGGCGTCCCGCCCACACCTTCAGCGGCGACCGGGTAAGCCCAGTCCTGAACCGCCGTTCCTGCCACAGAGGGCTCCGCCGAAGCGTGCCCGGGTGAGTCCTACCCCGGCGACTGGCGCCGTCTCAGACTCAGGTACGGGGGAGGGATTCGCACCCTCTCTCCGGCAACCCTGCGCCGGTATCACCTTGGGCTTGCCGAATCGGTCCCCGGCCCGGCCCCGTAGCCAGCGGCAGCGCTGAAGCGCGTCCGCCATCCCCCGCCGCCCAGGTGGGAACCTGAGCGTGCACAGGCCCTTTCCGTCCTCGTCTCGCTTGCGCACGCGCTCGCGATCCCCCCACCCAGCGAAAGCCCCCCGAAGGGGCGACGTGAGTCCTATCCGGCAGGGGCCGGCCTCAGACCCGGAAGCGCCCCGGTTCCTATCCGTCTCCTGAGAGACGGCACCCGCAAGCACGTTGCGGAGTTCGGAGACCGGCGGCACCAGTCCAGCCAAGCAGGACCGCGCTCTCCGGCGCTGATGCCGGTGCGAGTCCCGCGCACCAAAGATAAGCCGAACACAGGTGCGGAGGAAGGGGGCGACCTGCCAGTCACGCCGCTTCGTCCATACTGAACAGGTCGAGCACGCGAGGGGCCACGTCCGGCCGCGGCACGGTTGGTGTGGGCGGCGGCGCGACCTCGCGCTTGGCCTTCGCAATCGGGGGTCGCTTCTCCCCCAGCTCGTGCACCGAACCGATCCGGCAGGCCGCCACGTCCAGGTGGTCGGCGTACAGGTCCACGGCCACGCACTCGAACCCTTCCGCCTCGCACGCCATCGCCGTCGTGCCGCTTCCCACGAACGGGTCCAGCACCGTCCCGCCCGGTGGGGTGACGAGGCGGACCAGCCACCGCATCGCGGACAGCGGCTTCACGGTGGGGTGGATATTCCCGTGCGCCTGCTCCGCTTCCGGCAGAGCTTCCCACTCCTCGCGGGATACGCGGACCACGCCCGTCGGTGACGACTTATCTCGGCGCCAGTACAGGTCACGGCATCCGAGGTGACGCTCCCGCTTCGCGGGCTTCGCCGTGAAGAAGAACCGGGATGCGTTCGTGCTTGAGTCTTGAAATCCTACGGGTGCCGCGCCGCCCTCCGCAGTGGAGCCGTAGCCGATTCCGCTGGAGGTACTGTGTCCGCGGCGTAGCACGCGAGGCTTGCCCACCCCAGGCCGTTCCCCCGCCTGCGCATCCAGCATCTCCGCTACCTCAGAGTCTCCCAGCAGGACATTGGCAGGCCAGCGGCCGACGTCCGGGTTGTAACCGGAGGTGTCCGCCGCACGGTCGCGCTCGGCCCCCTTGGCGATGTTGATGCGCGCCTTGGCTGGCGACGCAGGCACATCCTTCGTAGTTCCGATCCTGCATCCTCCGATGTTCAGCGCTCCTGTTCCGTAGGACAGGACGTTCTCAGCAACCGTTCCCGCCAGTGGCTTCCGTACGAGGGCGATGGGCTCAAAGGCGGGCTTGAGAGACGTCCCAAATCCTTCCCACTGGCGGGCGGACTCGGATGCGGGCGCCGTGATCCATTTCGCCCCATCACCGGAAACGGGGCGCATGATGCGGTTGTCGCGCTTCGCATCCCGCCATGTAGGATTCGGCCCAACGACCTCCCGCTTCGCACCTGCCCTCCGGTCCAGCGCGGCGCTCACGTCCAGCGATTTCGGGAATCCCGAAGCGAAGTGGTAGGCCAGGCAGTCGCGACATTCAAACCCCGCCAGCCGTAGCGCCAGCACCATCAAGTCGTAGGTCCGCGTCCCCGCGAAGACGAGGGCGTGGCCGCCGGGCTTCAACACCCGGAACACCTCGCGCCAGACGTCGGGGCCGGGGACGCTCGAATCCCACTCCCGTCCCATGAACCCGCCGCCCTTTCGCTGCCAGGGCTCCCCCGCAGACCACGCGGCGAGCATCCCCGCCAGCTCCTTGGGGGAAAGTTCGGAGTTGAGGCCGTAGGGCGGATCCGTCACCACCGCGTCCACGCTGTTGTCTGGCATGGAGCGGAGGACGTCGCGGCAGTCCCCGAGGTGTAGCGTCGTCGCCTTCCCGACGGATCGTGTTGTCACGCGTCATCCTTCCCGCGGCGGTGGAGCAAAAGACCGGGACGGATGGCACGCGCCCGCGGCCACAGTGCGCCAACCGTCTCCTCCGCCTGCCGGTTCAGGCGCGCCAGCATCTCGTCCAGCATCGCCCCGTGGGGCGTCTCGGTCCGCCGCCAGTTCGCCAGAATCAACGCCGCCTCTCGGTTCACGCTGCCCTCCGTAGCTGTTCCCGCTCCACCCTCGCGACCCACCGGTCCCACACGTTGGCGATCCTCCCGTGCTTCGCCTCTCCGTCCCGTACGCAGAGCGCCGTCCCTCCGTCCTCTCCTCCGTCGTACAGCGCCAGCAGCCCTTCCGAGTCGTCGTTGATCCGCTCGTTGCGGAGGAGCAGGGCCCGGCGGATGGCGGCGTCCGAGATCCGCCCGCGGTACACGACGACAACCTCTTCGGCGTACGAGAGGAGCGAGCGATACTCCTCTTGGGCGGGCTTGGGCCAGCGCGACTCCTGACCGGGGAAGGGGACCAGCGCGTCGAACGGCACGCCCAGCTCGACGCACGCCCATCCGAGCGCCATGTCCCATCCCTGCGCCATCCCGACCTTCCCCCGGCGTGGCTGGTAGTGGCGCACCACGTCCACCGCGAACCGGTAGAGCAGGGCCTTCGTCGCGGCGTGGTAGCCGTTCGCTCCATCGGGTCCGATGATCCGGTGGGGACGGTGGCCTGTGCCTCCCAGGACGAGACCGGGAGGGAGGACGGGGAGCGGTGGAAGCGCCCTAGAGCAAGCACTCATAGGGGCGGCAGCCCACGCGCGGCGCGCTCCGCCTGCAAACCAGCCCACAGTTCCGGCGTATCCACCAGCCACCCGCCGAAGCGCCCGTACTCCCGCGGCGGAAGCAGCGCAGCGATCCGGTCCGCCAGACTTCTCAGGCGCGTCCGCTCGTCTGCGGTGGCATCGCGCTCTCCCGCGAGCGAGAGAAGCATGTCCACGTCCGGCCACTGGAAGCCGAAGCGTCGATTCCACAGGCAGAGGGCGGCCATCGGGTGGCCGTCGTCGCGGTCTAGGTGCGCGTGCGCTGCGGGTTCGTCTACCCACTCAATGGAGACGTGAACCTCTCCCAGCGCGGGGCATGCCGTCACCCGGACCGGTGTGGTGTCCAGCACCACACCCTTCGGAAACGGCTCGTCGTCATAGTGTCCGACGCCCTGCTTCCACTGCTCAGGGGTAAGCGCAGGCTTGATCTCAGATGGCATCGCCCTCTCCCTCCAGTAGGTTGCCCGTGCCGGACGAACCGGCCCCTCCCGCCGCTTTGCGGGTGTGCCCACGCTACACCATCGGGCCGCGATCCGTCCTGCGCTTCCTCCGCCTCCACCAGCGTGATGCCCGGATGATCCTCGCGATCTCCAGGACGGACGCGACGCCAGCGCCACACGCCGTCGCCGCTCCCACGATGAGAACCCAGTCGTCCCAGATGCTCATCGCGCGTCCGCCGCGAGGGGGGATGCTGCCACGGCAAACGCCTGGAGAAGCGCCACCGCATCCTTTATCGCGGAAGGCGTCAGCGGGTGCTCGCGTATGTCAGCCTTTCCCCGACCCGCGGCCGCCGTGGTGTGGACAGCACCCTCGTTCAGGATTCCCAGCCGCGCCGTGATACCCGGCCGTGCGAACGACACGCTCACTCCGCCCTCGCTATAGGCGCTCATCATCCCGGATGGAGCGAAGCCGATGCGAAAGGCGTAGCGCACGGCCTGTCGCGTGTACACCAGCGCGCGTTCGTCCGGAGGTTCCGCACCATCGCCATCCCAGTCGTACTCCAGCGCCGCGAGACGGTTGATCTCCCGCTCGGCCTCGTCCTCGTTCACCCCGCCCTCCTCTCTGCTGTGGACTCGCGCTTCATCGCCTCCACCACCTGCTTCACCGTCGCTCCCTCTCGCATCATCGCTGCTGCGATGTGGGCACAGACTCCCCCTCTCCACACGTAGTCTCCGCAGTCGCAGGCTGGGACGGAGTGGTCACGGAGGTTCACCCAGTGGGGCTCCGCTCCACCTGAGACGAGGAAGCCGCCGTTCAGCCCCGGCTCCACCGTCAGGGTCAACGCCCGCTCGATCCTCTCCATGCGGGAGAGGCGGGAGTCTGCGGCGAGGGAGGCGGGGTCGCGGACCTTCACGGGGCGGGCTCCGCGGGCGTGTCGTCGCGCCATCCGCCGCACACGTCGTACGCGAAGCCGAAGGCGTCGTCCAGCGTGTCGGCGTGAAGGACGCCTGGATGGTTCTTGAACCCGGTCCGCTTCGGCTCGCCCACCACGAAGACCGGCACGCCGCTGGCAATGGCGATCCCCGCCTCCACTAACGCGCCTTCCATCCCCTCGTCGTACAGGAGGACCACGCACGCGGCGTTGCGCACCTCTCGCTCACACCGACGCCACAGGTCCACAAGGTCGGGGCTCTCCCCGGGACCGGCCTCGTCTATCCAGGTAGAGACGATGGGGACGCCGTTCGCCCGAAGGCCGCGCCACTCGGCGGCGTGCTTCGTCCGGCTCGCCACGTAGACACCGAACCCCTTCCGCTCCTTGGGGTTCAGCGCGTTCCATGCGGCAACACATTCCTTGCGGGTCGGGCCGGAGACGGACGCCGCCGTCCCATGTTCACACCACGCCACCCACGATCCGCGGTCCGCTGCCGCACGCGCGGCCTGCACCGTCGGAATCTTGCAGCACGCGGTGCAGCGGTTCGGTGACAGCGGCTCCATCGCCGCGGGCGTCTCCCCGCCCTGGGGTGTAGAGGAGTCAGCCATCGGTCGTCACCTCCCCCGGCAGGGGCACGTCCACGTTCGCCTCGTACGCCCGCGTTACGAACCCGCCGATGGTCTGGATGTCATTCAGCAGCGTCTCCACCCGGCCAAGCCAGAAGTCCAAGTCCTGCGGGGACGGGTGCATTCCAGAGCGTGTCATCTCGATGCACCGCCGGAGGTCGCCCGCGTGGTCATGCATGCCGATCCAGACCCATTCGCGAAGCGCTTCCCGCTCGCGGTCGGTGAACCGTGTGAGCCGTCGGAGTCCGTCCTCGGGATCGTCGGGCACGGGGATCGGTGTCCAGTGCGTGAACACCCCGTCACCCGGCCACCCGCTATCCCCGGGCGTCCCCACGTACGGGGGCTCCTCCACCGGGAACGTCCACCAGAGAACGGGCCCGTCGTCGTCGCTCCACTCGTCCGCGGGTCGGGCCGCTGTCGTCGCGCGCGTCTCAGCCATGGTTCGCCTCCTTCGGCCCGATGGTCGTCCGTACGTTCAGGGTGGAGGCGATGTGTAGCTGGTCGCTGTCCTCGCCGTGGCGGCCCTGCTTCCAGTTGAACGTTACGGGGTCGCGCCACTCGTCGTCGTCCCACCCAGGACGGACGGTTCCCGTGAAGTCCTGCATGCCGAAGTCGCGGCACAGGCGTGCAACCGCCTTCCCAAATGCGACGTAGCGATCCGGGATCGGGGTGGACGTCTCAGCCACGGGGCACCTCTGCGGCGCGGGGCGTGGCCAGGCGCCACTCGAAGACGAGCGGGCAGTCGAAGTCGCGCTGCATCTCCTCGGCGGCGTTGCGGCACAGCGCGTCCGCTCTTGCAACTGCGCTATCCGCCTTGATCTCCAGCCGCTTGCGCGCGTCCCATGCATCCATGAACGCGTCGGCGTCGAAGTCCGGCACCGGTCTCGCGTCACCCATCCTGCACCCCCGCCGTGGCGGTGGCGAGCCGCCGAAGGATCGCCACCGCCACAGATTTCGGATAGCGCGTGCGGGCCAGGAACTCGTCCGTTCGGTCGGACGGTTGAGGCTCCCACTCCCACAGGCCGTCCCGTTCGTTCCACACGTTGCGGACAGAGTCAACAACGGCCCACGTCTCGGCCGCACCCCCCGCTTCGGCTTCTGCCCACGACCGCGGGCCCCGCGTCTCCGCGAGTAAGCCCCCGAGCGCATAGCGCGTGGGCTTCGGCTCACATTCCGCAGCCGGGGCGTCGCCGCCAGCGAAGCGGCGGACCAGCGCGGCAAGCCACCGCAGGCGCTCCACGCGAATGGGTAGCACGTCCTCGCCCGGGCCGTTGTCCAACCCCACCGCCTCCTCAAACTGGCCGAGATCCCAGAGCACCGACTTCACCGATTCGGTCGCGTCCATCCACCGCCTCCCTCGTCTGTATTCGCTGCGCACATTCGAGCATCAAATATAACCGCGCAAGCGCCGCGATTCAACCGCTTGAATCGGCTTCGCCGGCCGGGTATCTTCCGCCCATGTCACCTACCAGCCGTCTCCGGAGCATCATCCGCCGCTCGCATCTGCCGGTTACCGTGCTGGCGTCCCTCACCCGTCTCTCCCGGCGGACCGTCACCGCATGGATGGAGCGGAACCCACCCGTGCCCGACCGCGCCAGCGTGGACAAGCTGGCCGCGGCGTTGGAGCGTCACGCCGAGCGGTTGCGCGAGCTGGCCCAGGAAGCGAGGGCGCTGGCGGCCGAGTCACCCGAGAAGCGGCGGACGCGCGGTGGGCGCCCCAAGAAGCAGAGCGGGGGAACCCCGTAGGATCGATCCCCTCCCCCGCGGCGCGCGCTCGCGTGATCCATTCGGATGGCCAGGGCTAATCCGTTGCGGCGCGCGTGGTTGGCTTTAATTTCACCCGCGCATCCCGGGGTTGGGTGGCCAAGTGCCGCCGTCGTCAGTACCGCCCTACGTTCAGCACCCGTCCCGCCGGCACCATCTCCTTCCCATCGTGGACGTACGCCGTGACCCTGGCCGCTACAGCGCGTGACGCGAGCTGGCGGGTTGTGCCGCTGCCGGCGAAGTCCGCGTGGAACGCCAGCAGGTAGTCGAGCGAGGCGACGTCCATCCGCTCCGGGGTGTCCGCCAGCGTCACGCCCGGTAGCCGCTCCGCGACGACGGACCGCACCAGATCGTCCGCTCCCGGTCGGGTGCCGACGTACACCGTCACGGGCCGACGCTCGTACGCCGTCGACGTGAGGCGGGCCAGCGTGGCCCCGATGGCCTCGGCGTCCGTCCAGTCACGGGAGCCACAGCACAGGATCGTGCAGCGGGCGGTCGTGCTCACTCAGGTCCGCCGCCGTCGTACCGGATGCACCGCTTACTCTCGATCCGGAACTGCATGTGCTCCCCATCCGTCGTGTAGACGCCGAGGTACCACCAGCCTACCCCCATGTCCTCCAGGTGGACGAAGCCGTGCGCCACCACCTCGTCTATCGGCTCACTACCGTTCTTGCGCTTCCTGCGACGTATCTCCGTCGGGCGGTACTCCTTCCGCAGTCGGGCGTTCTCCTCCTCCAGGTGCGCGAGACGGGCGAGGGCGGCCGACAGGGCGGCGTGGGAGAGGCCCCAGGTGTCGTGCGCCTTGCCGGACAGGGCGGCGTCCAGCTCCGCGCGTACGACCCTGATCTCGTCCGCCGTCCACCGCTCGGGAACCTGCGTCGTGTCCTCGCTCATCCGCCGAGCACCGCGTTCAGGCGTCCGTCATCCACATGGGAAGCGGGGACCACCAGCCACGTCCCACCGACGTCGAGGAAGACCTGGGGCTCCGCCTGCCGGTCCGCGTGCGCGATGGCCTGCGCGGCTCCGCTGCCTCGGCCCATGACGCGCGCAACGCGCTCCAGCGTCGCCCGCTCCACCACCCGCGCCTTCGGTCGCCGCTCACTCATCGCCTCGCACCTCGTACTCGGTGAGTCCATCCCCTGCGGTGCAGTCCCACACCGCGTTCTCCCGCTCCATCTCGGCCACGTACTCGGGATCGGCGGCGGCTTCCTCCATTGACGCGCGCATCTCGGCACGGCGCGCGACCCGATCCGGGTGGTTGGCTCCGCGGCGACGGCGCTCCATCCTGGCCCGGTTCGCCGCCAATCCCGAAGCCCGTGCGTCCCCGTGGGCGGCGACCTCGTCCGGGTCGCGGACGGCCGCCCCTTCCTGAGCCCGGAGGAGTGCCGCCTCGGCCTTGATCGCGCGACTGAGGCAGCGGTCGCGGGCGACCTTCAGCCGCGCGTAGTGGAGCCGCAGCTTCCGGAGCTTGCCCGAAGCGTCTAGTAACTCGTTCTCGACCAGTCGGACGTAGGGGCGTTCGCTCACCCGTTTGTTCGCCAGACCGCTCTCGCTCCAGATGGCGAACCGCACCAGTGTCGGCAGGGCCCCCGCCTCGTCGAGCACAGGCGCCTTGCGACGGATGGCGCGATAGGTCGCCGCCCTCTCGGTCTCCAGTGCGGCGACCCTCGCCCGGAGGCGTTCCACCTCCAGATGAACTTCCATGTCGTCCTTCACGACTCCCCCTCGGTTCGCTCGTTCCCGCCTCGCTCCACGATCCACGCATCTTGCTCGTCTACCTCAAAGCTACACCCGTCGCCCAGCTCAGCGGCAGTGCGTGCGGCCCATGCCGCAGGCGAGTCCGGTCCCTGCCGGGCAGCGATCCTCGCCACGTCGTCCAGGCTGAGGGAGGCGGAGCGACGACGGAGCGGCCGGCGCACGACGCCCTCGTCGTCCACGTAGTCGTCGGGGTGCTCACGGGGCGTACGCTTCATGGGGTCTCCACCACCTCGTCGGGGTTCCACGACTCAAGGTCCGATGCCGCGATGCACTCGACTCCCTGCCACCGGTCGGTGAAGCGGACCACGACGCGGTAGTACGGCGGCGCGTCCGGACGGTCCGAGTACCAGCCGACCGCCGTGCCGTCGACCCACGCGCCTTCGAGTTGCACCCGTACCTCGTGGCCCATCGTAACGCGCTTCACGTCTCCACCTCCGTCACCTTGTCGGGGTTCTCCGCCTCCAGCCGGTCAGCACGTATCCAGATGGGGAAGGCGCCAGGTCGTAGCGGGCGGACGCTGTAGAGGGAGTGCGCAGGCCACACACGCGTCGCGCCGTGCCGGGCCAGCACCACGGCCTCGACCACGACCCCTCCTCGGACCACGCACACCGTAGTTCCGTCGGGGATGCGTCGCGTGGTCATGCCTTCACCGCCTCCGCCCGGAGAGCGAGCGCGTGTGTGGCCCGCCGCGGGTCGTAGCCAAGTTGACCCAGCAGCGCGACCGCCTTGTCTACGCGGGTGCGCCCTCCCTCGCCGAGCGAGCGACCGGGGCCGGATACGTTCGCGACCACGTCCGCCAGCGTCACCATGTACGCCGCGAGCTCGTCCACCATCTCGGCCAGCGCCGACGCTTCGGCCGCGTCCCGCTGGATGGCCTCAACGATGTCCCCTGTCGTGATCTTCACGCGGTCTCCTCTCCTTCGTGTAGGTCCACGGGGCGGCAGCCCCCGCCGTCAGGCGGAACCGCGGTGCGCGTCTCGGTGGAGGTCAGCCGTCGCCTGCCCGCGGCGCCTCGCCCCGTACGACGGCCTCCAGCCGCGCCACCTCGGCCTGTAGACGCTCGATCTCGTCGAGCGCTTCGGGCATCCAGTGGCCGAGGCTGCGCCAGTCGTGGTCGTCCACTGCGGTCTGCGCGTTGTAGCGGAACTCCGCGATCCGCTCCGGACTCCGGGCCGCGCCCTCTGCTGCGTTGCTCATCCGGTGCTCCATGGTGCTGGGGTCGGACGCTCTTCGCTACGTGGCAGGAGCGCCACGTCGGTGGCGTATGAGTAGCGACGGGCCTCCGCAATCGCGAACGTGCGTGTGCCCGCATCGAACCGGACGGCATCACGTAGCGCCATCCCATCCGGCAGAACGAAGTAGCCGAGAGCGTCAGTTCGCACCGGGTTGGACGCATCGCGCAGGTCGAGAACCTGGACCTTCCACGACGAATCGTCTCCCCAAACGCAGCCGGCGACGAAGCCGAACGGGGCGAACTCCACCGGCCCGACGTCCGCCTCGGCGCCGATCTCCGACACCGCCCTCACCGCAGCCTCGTCATGAAGGTCGGCGTGCTCGTGGTCGTGCTCCACGTACGTGACATGCCCGCACCCAGAGAGCTTCCCATCGCGCACCCATCGCCACGAGGGGACGTAGTAGTCCACGGGGCAGAACCCACCCGGTCCATCGGTCTCGCCACCGACCGGCTCGCATTCCGGGAGCCGCATCACGCTTGTCTTCGTATACGCCGCCGAGTAGAGGGCGTACCAGACTCCCCCTCGTACGAATGGGAAGAACGTCCTGTACAGCTCATCGTAGCCACGCTGGTACTCGCCGACCTGTTCCTCCCCGCGGAAGACCCCGACGCGCAGCCCGCGCCAGCATCCCGGACGTGTCTCAACCTTCTCCAGAACTCGCGCCGTGTACGCGTCGTTCGTCACGTCGTCTCCTTCGCGCTCTCGCGCTTCTCGGGGTAGAGGGCCACGCCCACCACCAGGTAGAACAGGGCGACAGGGGCGAGGCGCTGGGGCATGTACTCCATCCCGTGCAGGTAGGCGTAGCCCGCCAGAACCGCGAGGGCGGAAGCGCCGAGGATGATCCCGACGCTGACGGTCCGCACGACGCGGTGGCGCCTGGCTCGGCCGTCGCGCTCGGATACGACGCTGGCAACCGCCAGCTGTATCGCGCCGGTCAGCGCCTCGACCAAGGCGCGCTCCTTCGCGAGCGCTCGGCGTCCGTCCTCCGTGCAGGTCACCGAGACGGCGATCCGACCTTCCCGGGGGATGAAGACGGCCGACGCCTCGCACACGACCGCCGACCCGAACAGCACCTCGCATCCTCTGACCGCCGCTCTAACGGCACCGCCCGCCGCCTTCTCCGTCTCTTCGTACGTCATACGGCCGGCGTCGACCACGGGGCCGCGGTACTGGACGTTGAACGTGGTGCCACGATGCAGGCGTTTCATGCGGCGCACCCCTCTCGCCGTTCCGCTTCCAGCTCCTCCAGGATGGCGCGGGCCCGCTTGGACGTGAGGCCGGTGACATCGGCGATGGGCCAGAGCGAGCCGCCGTCGATCGAGAGCGACAGCCGGTTCTTCCGCGTGACGGTCCCGCTCCAGCCGAACGTCGCCACGCGGATCGTGTCGCCGACCCCCGCGTCCATGAAGGCCGCGACCAACAGTCGGTCGCGCTCGTCCTCTGCTGTCCGCCGCCGCCCCGCCTTCCCGCTCTCCTCGTCGGTTAGCTGCCGCCGCAGCCCGTCGCGCTCCTGGTAGAGCGGCACCAGCGCCACACTGAGGTCCACCAACCGCTCGACAGCCGCCGCGTGGCGCGCATTCAGCCGGCCGATCGCGCGCCGGTTCCCGCTCCCGCCGACGCGCCCGAGGTGGAACGCTGCGGTCATCCCGTCGTCGGCGGGGCGACGTCCCTCCAGCCGCGCGATCCGCGCTTCCACGTCGGCGAGTTCTGCCCTCATCTCGTCCAGAACGCTCACGAAGCCATCTCCTCAGCAGAGACGAACACCAGGCCCTCGACCCACACGCCGTCACCGCTGACGGTGGTGTGAACCACGGGCTCGGCGTCGTGGTCGAAGCGGCCTCGGAAGCACCGGCGCGCCGCGGCGGCCGCACGGTCCCGCGCCTCGCCCGTCAGCGTGTACGCCTCGCTCCGCTGCGTCGTGGTCACTGATCCTCCTTGTGGTCGTGGAGCCGCGGCACGTTGCCGCCAACGGCCTCCGCCGGTCCGCTGCCGTAGGGCGCTCGCAGCGTGATCGGCTCGCCGCGCTCCCGAGGCCACCCGTTCGTGCAGGTGGGGCACGGGGCCCGCACCGGCGTGCGTTCGCTGTAGATCCAGCGGTCGTTCCCGCAGGTCGTGCAGGTCGCCATCTCGCCCTCGTCTTCCATGGGTGGGGAGCGCCCCCGGAGAGGGACGCGATGTGCTGTGGTCAGCGCCGCGGGTTGGGCACGCCGTGCTTGGCCTCACGCACGACGACGCAGGCCCCGCAGGTGCAGCCGCCAGTGATCCAGTCCCGTCCGCAAGCGGCGTCGGCCGCGGCGTGCTGAGCGGCGACGGCCTCGGCCGAGACGTCGGCGCCGGAGCGAAGCGGGGCCAGCATGTAGACGGTGCGCGGGCCGTGGTCGCTCGACAGGTCCAGTTCGGTGGTCGCCTCGCCCGCTGCGACGTGCTTCTTGCCGTGCGCCGCCATGGCGAGAGCGTGGCGGCGCATCTGGCGGAGGCACGCTCGGCATCTGACGTGGCCCGGCTTGATCTCGCTGCCCCGCCGCTCGTAAAGCTCCGTCACCATCGCTCGTGCTCCATCCCGGGTCACTGATCGGTCCTCGCAAGGTCCTGTTGGAGCGTCGCCATCTCGACTTGAAGACGACGCCGTTCTTCCGGCCCGACCACCTCCCACTCCGTCGCTGCCTCTCGCAACCGCTCCTCCGCCCTCACCACGGCGCGGCGCTTCTCGCCGTCCCGCTTGTCCGCTAGTCGCCGTAGATACGCGTCCTCACTCGCTGCGATCGCGCGTATCACCTCGTCCGGGATATCGGTGATCCCCCGGCGTTCCATCTCCGTCGCCTTCGCCGACAGCCGCCGGGCCTCCGCCCCGGCCACGGCGAGCAGGCGCGCTTCGGCACTAGTCGCTACGTGGACGTCGCAGGCCCCTGAGAGGGCGGCCATGGCCGCCTCCAACTCCGCGCGGTTGACCCCACGCTCCCACGCGTCGATGTGCAGCCAGTGGGGCCCATCGTGGGTCGCGCAGCCGCAGTCCTTGGCGAACACCCCGACGAGCGGTTCCATCAGCCTGCCACTACGGAAGCATCTGCCCACGACGCGAGTAGCGCCTGCGTGTGCACGCAACCCCAGCCGCGCTCCTCGCGGTATCGGCGCCCGAACTCCGACAGAGTCCTCCCCTCGCGCGTCGCGCGCGCGACCAGCCGCGCTACTGTGGCGCGCCCCACCATCGAATCGGCCCAGAGGCTCATCATCCGCTCGCTCAGGTTCAGGTGCCCCGCCCCTCCGGGAGATGAGGGGCGGGAGAAGGCATCAGGCGGCTCGGGCGTGCTCCGGGAACAGGTCGTGGATCTCCAGGGCACCGCGCATGGCGATCTGCTTCTCACCCGCCGCTGCCGTGACATTCCCGGCGTGGGCGCGAGCCATCGAGTTGCTTGTCATGGAGTGGGTGCGCTGGATCGTCCGGAGATGGGAGCGCGCCGCGCGGGCCCCTTCCCCCATCGCGGTCGCCAGCATCCGGTGCAACTCGGCCCTCGTGTAGTTCTGCGCCAACTGCTTCATCCACGGGGAGTACCACGTCTCGTAGGTGACATCCTCGCGGCCATACCCGCGTACGAACTCACCCGCCGGATCACCCGCAGCGGCCTGACCTAGCGCCTCCAGAAGCTCGTCCTTCGCCGCCAGCACCTCCGGCGAGGGAGTCTCGGGGATGAAGTCGGAGGCGGGGATGCACGTCACGCCGCCGGGAACGCGGACCTCGTACATGCCATCGCTGTAGTGACGAATCACCGTGGCCGGAAACCCCGACGTGGTACCGCGCTGGCCGGGGTGCAGGTGCGTGAGAGAGGACTTGCCTGTCATCGTTCGTCTCCGTGCTGGGGAACCACCGCCCGCATCACTCACGATGGAGAACCTACTCGCTCCGAAAGTATATGTCAAGGGGGTTGACCACCACAACTAATCCGATTAGGTTGGAGGGCGTGAGGGTAAGTGGCGGGGCTCTCTGACACGAGGACGGGTCACGATGAGTGCGACGACGGCAACGGCGGTGGCCCTGAGCGGTGCAGCCCGCGAACTGTTGGACACTATCCGCTACCACGGCGGAATCGAGTGGCAGGTGATCCACAGTTCCAAGCATCCGGCGCTTGCTGAGCTGACCGCCGCCGGGCTCGTTTCGGAAGTCGGCCACCGTGTGTTCCCAGCATGAGCGCCGTCCTCCTTACCGACGACATGCTGATGCGGCTCGATCTCGAAGAGCGGGCCACGGGGGAGACCGGGAGGATCGCTTGACACCAGCAGCGGCGGAGCGGCATCCTGAAGGGATGCCCAAACGAGTCGACCCAGTGGAGCGCGAGAAGCAGAAGGCGGCCTTCGGGCTTGCCGCTCGCCGCGCCTACGACAACAGGATCACCTTGCGCGAAGTCTCCGCCGCCTTCCAGCGGTCGGACAACCTCATCCAGCGGTGGTACGCACCCGAAGCCATCGGCTACGGCCCGCCCGACAACTGGCGCGAGGTGCTGGCGGACCTGTGTGAGCGAGCCGCAGCCGCGAGGTTGAAGCGGGCGCGGGAAGAGGCCGACGCCCTAGAGGCCCAAGCCGCGGAGCTGCGCGACGACACCATATCCGATGGAGACGACCATGAAGACCGAAACTTCGCCGACCTGCACGGCCTGCGGGAACCGGCTGCTGGGGATGGAGAAGCGGGGCGAGAGGTGCAACGGGTGCCTGACGGCCGCCGCGAGGCAGCGCGCCCGGCACCCGTAGGAGGAACAGGCGAGGCGCCTCCGCTCGCGGCGCCTTCACGTCCTCCCGTACCGAAGCCTGCCTCGAAGCGCGGCGGGAGCAAGGGAGGGACCGATGGCTGAGGTGTCCGGCGTTCGACCGAAGCTTGTGATGTCGCTCTGGAGCTACGGCGTCCACGTGCTTCGCGAGCCTGGCGAGTTCGTGCGTGGTGCTGTCACTGCGTGCGGAAGCCGGATCGACGCTATCGGCGAGTGGACCGACGACGTGCGCGTCGGCATCCCATGTATGCGCCCGGGGTGCGTGAAGGCGAGAGCGGAGGATGCCGCGGTGGGGCGCGGCGGAGCTTCCCGCAGGAAGGGAGGGCGCGATGCGTCCGACGGCTGAGCCCGAGACGCTGACGTGCACCGGATGCGGCTGGCGAGGGAAGCGGGACGAGCTGCTGGATGCGTGGTGCGACAGGAACGACGAGCCGCGGCAGGATGGTGGCGGCCTCGCCCGAACGCCGCTCGCCCCATTCACCGTACGGCGCACTCTCTGCCCGATGTGCTGGTTCCGGCAGGCGAACGGAGGACGCGATGGGTAGCGCATGGAGCCAGGTTGAGACGTGCAGCGTCGTGGGTAGCGACTGGTGTAAGTCACCTCCGCATGTGGAGTCGCCCGTCGCCGCCCGAGCGGAGTGCTTCGCCTGCGGCCTCCGCGTCTGCACGTCGCCCTCGTGTTCCCGCATCCGCTCGTGGTACACCTACGGACGGAAGCGCATCTGTAAGACGTGTGAGGTGCAGGATGGCTGAGACGACGCGCGAGTGGCTGGACTCCCTGAAGGTGGGAGACGAGGTAGTGCTGAAGACGTCCTCCGCCATGCGTGGCTCCACGACGGACGCGCTGGTCGAGGTGACGCGGCTGACCGCGACCCAGGTCGTGTTGAAGGGCGGCGCCCGCTTCCGAAAGCGAGATGGGGAGGATGTTGGTGCCGACACCTTTACGTACCGAAGAATCCATCCCGCCACGCCAAGGGCCGCCGCTCTGATTCGCGAGGCCGCGAAGCGCCGCAACTTGGTGGAGCGCATTGCCCGGGCTACCGACCGCGGCAGCAGTTGGGGATGGCTCCCGACCGACGATCTGGAGTCCATCGTCTCCATCCTGGACAACGCGAGGCAGAGGACGTGAGCGAAAACCTGACGGCGTGGCTGGCCGACCTGGAGGTCGGCGACGAGGTGGCGATCAAGCGTTGGCAACTCGGGCGCTTCATCTTCGAGCGGGGGACGGTCGAGCGGATTCTCCCGACGCAGATCATCGCGCGACGAATCCGGTTCAAGCGAGACGACGGGACCGTGATCGGCTCTGCGAATCGGTCCTTCCCTGACCGTCCGCGGCTCGTTCCGATGACCGATGCCATCCGCGATGGCGCCCGGGTTGCCGAAGCGCTAGACGTGGTGTGTGCGATGGATCGCGCGGCCTGGCGCTCTCTGTCTACTGAAGCTCTGGAGGAGATCGCCGCCATCATCGAACGAGCGAAGGGAGGCCAGCCGTGAGCACCGGCACCGTGGCGGACCGCAGCGCGGCGTTCACCGCCGCGGCGAAGTGGTGGGGCGACCGGTTTCGTGAGGGCGCGCCGGGCCGGATGGGCGATGGGTTCGGGGATGTGCTGAACATCGTCTCCCGCTCCGCCAAGCAACGCCCCACGGAGGAAGTGATCCGCGTCTTTGAAGCCGCGCTCGCCGAGCGCCTGATGGGGATGGGCCTGACGCACGGCGTGTGCTTCGGCACGGACTACCACCCGGACGGCATCCTCGGCGGAGCGATGGAGGTGGCGGGGCTAGATGCCGAGGTGGCCCCGCTAAAGACGCTGATGTGGGTTTTCCCCGACCTGGTGGAAGCCGCGTACGGCTATGGCTCCCCCTTCGTACAGGTCTATCCGCCGGTGGAGGAACGCCCCAGCAAGGAGGCGTGAGAGCGATGGAAGTGACCGCGACGCTGAACGTGCTGCCGGGGCGAAACTATCGCCTCCTGTCCGTCCTGGAGTTGGACAGGCTGAACGACGCGGTCCTCCGCCATCGGATCGCGAACGCTCTCCCGTACGTAGGTGGTAGCGACCTGCGGGCCATCCTCTCCATCCTGGAGAACGCCACCACGACGAACGAGGAGTGAGGAGATGGAGACCCGCGCAGAGCCACGCGCTGTAAGGCTTCGCCTGTCGAGTGGCGAGGTGGTGAAGGCGATGCAGAACCGGGACGCTCGTTCCGTCTACACCGTGGCCGCGTTCCTCGCCCCGCGACCTGGCGATGTGGTAAGCCTCTTGGTGGGCGAAGGGGCCGACGAGTGGTGGTGGACGCGAACGGTGGAGGTGGTCGAGCGGGCCGGCGACTACGCGAATCTCCGCCTGTGCACCGCGCCGGTCGCTCCGGACGTCGAGCGGGGGATGAGCGCCGCGAGAGTTGGCCCGGAGGCCGCGCGGGACGATGGCGTGTTCTCCGTTGCGGAGGAGCAGGGGGACGGGGGCTTGCCGGAGGGAGTGGTCCGCTCGAACCTCTGGGCGTTTGAGGGGATGCGTCGGCCGATTACGCCGGGACGGGCAATCCTCTGGCTTGTGGAGTCGCTTCTCACGCGCAAGGCTCAGGCGAAGCTTGCGAAGCGTCGGGAAGAGGACGCGGAGCTGATGGTGTGGGCGCTGATGAACGAGTGGACCGTCCACCCCGCGCCAGGCGGCTGGGAGTGGCGCACGACCGAACACCACGCCCCTGCGTACGGGCCGATGCTGGAGTACGCGTCTCCAGCCTCTCCTTCGTCGCCCGACATCCCCACCCTCACTCCAGAGTTGAGGGAGCGCCTACAGGTCGAGCGGGATGCCCGCCGGAAGGAGGCGACATGAGCACAACGTACGTCCTGGCGGCGAACCGGAACCACTTCAACGGCTGGCTCATCCAGCAAGAGGAAGCGGGGCGGACGTTCGCCAACCCGCCGACATACCTCACACGCCCGGACGAGCTCCGGGGCGTCGGCCGCGGCGTCGAGGTGCTGGTGCTCCCGGGGTGGAGCACGGGGAAAACGCACCGCCAGTGCGACGACGTCGGCGATGCTCTGGACCGGGCCGCCGCGGCTGGCGTGACGGTCATCCACGAGGAGGCGACGTGAGCGAGCACAGAGAGGTGGAGCCCTGGGAGGTCGCAGCCGACTTCCGCCCCGACCTCGCCGACCGCACGTTCGTGGACGAGACGCCGAGGCGGACGGAGGCGCAGTTACGGGCGGGGATGCCGCAGCCCGACAGGGTCCACTACCTCAACGGCCGCCGCGTCCATCCCGACTGGGACGTCGTAACGTACACGGACGGGCCGACGCGGTTCGAGGTGGAGCCCTCCAACCGCCTGTGGACCGCGTGGGCGGAGGATGCTGGGTGGCGCGTCGTCGCGGAGTCCGGCGTCTGGACGTGGGTGCGGGGCACCAGCTCAGGCGTCGCGGACTCCTACACGTGCGACCGTACTGGCGCGTCAGAGCCTACGGTCCCCGAGGGACTACGCGCCCGCATCATGCGCGAGCGAGAAGCCGGTCGCAGCGGGAGGGGCGGATGAGCGACGAAACGCACGCCGACGAGGTGGCGCGCCTGAAGCGGCAGGCCGGGTGTGTGGCCGCCCTCGTGTCGCCTGACGAGATGGCCGTGCTCCGAACCTACGCGGCCTGCGGCCCGATCTACGCCGCCGACCCACTGCACTACCGGCACGAGCTCGTAGCGGCTGAAGCGAGGCTCGTTGCGGCTGGGCTCCTGTACCCATGGGCCGTCCCCGGCGACATGCCCCGGCTTCGCATCTCCCCTGCGGGACGCGCTGCGCTGAAGGTGGGCGCGTGAAACCCCGGCGAACCGCGAGTGCACCACGCGGGCGGCTCGTGCTCCCTGAAGAGGTGGAGAGCGTCGTCGTCCCAGGCGCCTCCTTCCATTGGTGGTGGGGCGAGGACAACCCCAACAACCATGTGGTTCATGTCCGGGCCATCGTGGACGGGGACGAGGTCGTTCACCGGGAGTGGTGGCGGAAGTGGGGCGGTCACTGGCACTACGACGTCAGGGGCATGCATTGGTATCATCTCGTGGCGAAGGACGGCAACCTGTTCCTGCTGCCGCCGTCCGCCCGCAAGGGGCGAGACGTCCCCCAATCCCAGCACACGGAGGACGAGGATTATGCCGCCACACGCTGAGTGCATCGGAGGCCCGCTGGACGGCGAGTTGCGACCGGCGTACAGCGGAGCGAGGGGATGGGAGCGCACCCTCTCTCACCGCGACTGGGACGCCTTCGCCTACGTCCTCTCTGCGGACCACGCCACCTACGTCTGGACGGAGGTTCAGCCCGCATGACTCCCGGCTCCCTCACCTACCGTATCGGAGACGCCACCTCTCCAGAGAGGGACGGACGTCCGGTGAAGGCAAAGAAGCGCGAAAGGCAGGGCGGCCCACCCGACCCCGATATGAGGGGGCAGCGGTTCGGTCTGTTGATCGTTGTCGCGATGGAACGCCGCAGCGGTCCGCGCGGGCTGTACAAGTGGTACGCGAGGTGTGAGTGCGACTGTGGCGGAGCGAAGGCGATCCACGTCGCTAGTTTGCGCCGCGGTGCGACCACGTCGTGCGGATGTCGTCGCGATCAGTACGCGAAGATGACCGGGTCTAGCAGCCCATCGTATACCGGATACGGCGGGTTAAGCGGAACGCGTTGGACGGGGATTCGCGCCGGGGCTCGGGACCGAGGATTGGAACTGACGATAACGCCAAAGGATGCTTGGCTTCTCTTTCAAGCGCAGGGAGGGACTTGCCCGCTGTCCGGGCGATCGCTCAATCTGTCGCGCCAAGGCAACGCCTCCCTCGACCGGATAGATAGCGGCGTAGGATACGTCCGCGGCAACGTGGCGTGGGTTGACCGGATGGTGAACCTGACCAAAGGACGGTTGGGAGTAGCGGAGTATGTTGATCTGTGTCGCCACGTCGCACGCTTCCAGAGCGGATTTAGACCCACCGAACCCACCGGCGACCAAGCGATGCGTCCGCGCGCCTCCTCCAGATGGCTGACGGGGGCAGCGAGTCCGCAGTTCACCGGCTTCATGGAGATTCGCGGTCGTTGGTGGTCACACAAGGTCGCGAAGGCCGCAGCGCGGGGACTGGCGTTCGACTTGTCAATTGAGTCCGTCTGGGCATTGTACCTGACGCAAGGTAAGCGGTGCGCGATCTCCGGCCTTCCGATCGAGTTCGCCAGTTGCGGCGGAAAAACCACAGCCTCTATCGACCGCATCAACGGCGAGCGGGGATACCACGCCGATAACATTCAACTGGTGCACGGGAAATTGAACTCAATGCGCCTCACATACTCCATGCGAGACTTCGTGACCCTGTGCCTTGACGTGGCCGCGCACCGCCGCCGGCACCTCTGCGACGCGGGCGTGGACGTGGTGGTGTACGACCTCAACGAGAGAGACGCCGCGCGCTACGCGGCCTAACGAGGGAGGGGCGCCATGGTCCGCGTGTATAGCGGCGTTCTGCTGGAGATCGGGGGAGGCGAGGATGTGTGGTCGGGACTCGGGGCGCTCCTCCCTGCGGACTCGCCTTTCCGCGAGGAGGCTGAGGCCGACGCACCCGTCGCCACGCCTGCCGGATGGACGGCGACCTACGAGGCCCGTCCGCGGCGCCAGACCCGCAAGCGGCTGCGGAAGGCCCGCGTCCAAGCACAGCGGATCGGCAAGCGCTACGGTGTCAACTGGCGCGTCCTGTGGGTGGCCTGCTGGCTACACGGACGGGATGCGGCTGCGGCCATGGCTGCGCTCCGAGCCGCTGGGCTGGGGCCAAGCACGGTGCGCCATCTCCGCGAGGCGGCCTTCCAAGCCCAACTCCAGTGCGCGATACACGGCCATCACTGGCACCGCCTGGCGGGGTGCTGTCTCACGTGCGGCGTTCCAAACCCGCCCGACGCGTTCCCGGCACCAGTTATCCGTGGCACGCCGTGGCTCACTCCGTTCACCCGACGGCCATGAAGATCACGACTTCCAGCCTGGTGATCTCGCCTCCCCACACGGATCTGCCGCCCGAAGTGATGCGGGCCCTGATGAGAGAGGTAGCGTGCGCGATGGACCGGCGTCACACTGCCGCGCTCGGGGCGCCGGCGACGCCGCTCGCGACGGCCACGGCCACATCGGGTAAGCAGTGGGCCGACTCCGCTCCGGACATGCTCGCCGAGCTGTCTGCGCTTGCGAAGCGGTTCTCGCCGCCGCCCGTCTGGATCGTGGACGAAGACGCCCCTGCGATGGAGTGCATCGAGGTGGTGCGCGGACGCGATGGCGGGCCGTGGACGGAGGTGGTGGACATCTACTTCGGCACGCGGGCGGAAGCCATCAAGTCCGAGATGGAACGCCACCGGCCTCGCACCTCGTTTCTCGTCATGGGCGCCGGTGCGTGGGCGGAGGTGGAAAGCAGGGCGCTCCCGCGGCCAGCGTCCGCGACCTCGGCGTGGTTCTCGCCGAGTGCCGTGCCTGTCGTCCGCATCGCCCGCCGGACCGCGGTCTAAACGGAGGGGGCTGACGCTGTCGTCAGCCCCCTCGATATGTGCAGCAACCGCGAACGGCCGTGGGCGCCGAACGTCACCCTTGACGTGTCTCCAATGGAGACACATACTGTGACTCACGCGGACGACGATCCGCGGCGCGGGCGGACCCGGCGAGACAGGGGCCACACGGAAGGGGCGCAACGACGATGAGCGACGGGTACACGCTCGCCGAGCTTTCCGAGGGCCAGTCCACGCTCATCGCCTGGACGCTGCTCCCGACGCTGCTGGACCGCGCTGCGTGGCCCGCCGTCCTTGCGGACGGACCGTTCGACCAGTGGAGCGCCGCGGCCCTCGCGGGTGCCCTCCGCTACGCCGGGATGTCAGCCGGGCCCGACGACGATGGCCGTGCCCTGACGGAGCTGGCGGGGGCAGTCGGCCGGGCGCTGAACGCGCACGCATCCGCGCTTCCCGCCGAGATGGTGGAGGATCTGGCGCTTACGCTCGCCGTCGCGCTCCCGTCGGCGCAGACCGACTCCAACCGGGCGGCGCAGCGTCGCTTGGCGGCAGGCGTCTTCGCACGGCTGGCAGCCCGCGGCGACACGACGCCGGACCGGGCTGCGCTCTACACCGCCATGGTGGACGCCGCGTGACGGACGCGCGTTGGACCGCCGCCGACGTCCGGGCTTGGGTAGAGCGCCACGGCGGCAGCGTCACGGCGTGCGCGCGGCGCCTCGGATGCGGGCGCACCCGCCTACAGGACTGGATGAAGGTCGGAGGGCCGCGTCGCGTAGGGCCGCACGTCCAGGAGCACATGAAGACGCTGGACCTGCACGAGCCGGGGCCGTTCTCCTGAGAGGGAGGGCGGCCCCGGCCGCTTCACGCCGCCTGCCGTAGCCGCTCCGCCGCACCGCTTGGCGGCGAGGACGAGAAGTGGCCGACGTAGCCAGCATCGTGAGACCACACATAGGCTTCAGCGGCCTTTCGCTCGTGGACATACCCCTTGGCATAGTGCCAGAAATCGCTGCTTGTCAATGATGGAATAATCTTCACCCGCACCCCATTGAAGGAATCGCCCGCGGTGTAGCGCGTCTCCTTGGCCTTGTGCAGATGGCCTACGTGGAACTCGCGATGACGAGTGGCGGCCCAGTCCTGCGGGCACTCCTGTGCCATGATGAGGGGAAGGTCCGCGTGCTTCTCTTCATTGCCGTGCGTGTAGCCGATCAGGTTGCAGCCGTAGCGGATGTACTTCCGCAGCTTTGGGGTGCAGTCGATCTCGACGCGGGCGTCGCGGTGGTACCTCGCGTTCAGCACCCTTCCGAGCGTGAAGGCAGTGATGCGGTCATGGTTCCCGGGCACGACAACGCCCTGGACCGGGGCCACCTCGGCGAGGCGGTCCAGCATCCAAACGAGCAGCCTTTCCGTCCGCTCGAATATCTTGGCGTACCGGCTGTCGGTGTCCTGCCGCGTGCCTGCCGTGGTCGCGTTCTCGCCGTTGTCCACCTGGACGAGGTCATTGCCGATCGGCATGACGATCTGCTCCAACGGGAACCCTGCGGCCTTCTGGAGCAGGTCCTCAACCACGTTCTCCGCCAGTCGCTCGGCGATGGTGAGGTCGTAGTCCTCTCCCGTCTCTTCGTGCCACGAGAGTTTGCCCATGTGCAGGTCCATGATGCAGACCTCCAGCATGTGGCGGTCCCGCTGGGGCCGGACGTACGCGGGCGCCGCCCGCACCGGCGAGGCTGCGGCGATGCGGGCGAGAAGCGACTCCGCGATGGCGTGCATGTCGGCGCGTGCCTTGTTGCGGCGGAGCCACGCCTTGATCTGGTAGAGCGGCTTCGTGACGATCTCACCGGCCTCGTTCTTCGCGCCCATCTCCCACTGGTTGATGACGTGGCGGTCCACCTCCCAGATGGTCTGGTCCACCTCTGCCTTCGCCAGCAGCTCGTCCAGCGTGCGGACGTGGAACGACCGCGAGGTGATGGTCTCGGCCTCCGCCGTCCCCTCCCGGTCCATGCTCTCGCTACCCATCGGCGGAGTGGTCCCGGGTGCGCCAGCCGGCGGCGTGGCCTGGTGGTAGCGCGACCGCTGGGACTCCGGCTTCACCCGCTTGTCGGCAGACGAGTGCGGGAACACCAACCCCAGCTCGACCGTTTTCATCCGCACCGAGTTGAGCTTCCGCCCGAGCTCCTGGGCGATGCGATCGCGTGGCGTGCCGGCGGAGCACAGCGCCCGGAGTTTCGTCACCTCGGCGTCGGACCACGCCCGGCCCGCCACTACGCAGCCTCCCGCGCGCCTGCGAGGAACACGCCCTCGCCGTACGCATCCTCGCAGGCGCGGCAGAACACGGAGCCATCGTCCAGGCGGAGAGCGGCATGGCGGAAGACGCGAGGGCAGCGGCCGGCCAGGTGCGCCGGGCTCGCTCCGGGATCGCTGGGCGTCTCGTCGCCCGGGTCGCGGTGCAGGATGGGCGGTTCCACGGTGCGCCTCCTTGGGCGTGGACGTGAGACGTACAGGCCGACGACTGCAGCGCCGACGACACCCAGCGCGACGAACGCGATGACGCGGAGCATGGGGCTCCTCACGACTTCGGGGCGCACGCGCCGCGGATCAGCGTCGCCGCCGCCTCGCGCGACAGCCCGAACGGATAGCCTGTCGACAGGTACTCGGCGTAGTGCCACGCGGCCAGGTCGAACGAGAGGAACCGCCGCTGCGCACCGTGGGCGTAGTGAGCCTGGACGCAGAACGCGAACGCCTCCTCGGCCGCCGCGCCGTGCGTCGTCCGGATGCGAGCCCGCCACGCGTCGCGGCCGAGCCGCTGGGCGCTGACGCCGTGCGCCATCTCGTGGACCGCGACGGACGCCGCTTCCTGGGGGTCGCCAACCACCAGCTCCGCCCGCACCCATCCCGACGGCTGCCGCTGGTCCGAGGGCCAGACGGTGACGCCCATGATGTGGTCGGGGTTCTGCGCGTACGCCGCGCCCGCGCAGTCGCCGCGAGCCGGAGCGAGGTCGATCTCCGTGGTGTGCGACACGCCGAGACTCCACCGCCACCCGCTGGCCTGCTGTCGCCCGAAGTAGGGTGACGTCCAGAGCCGCCCGCCGCCGACCGGCACCGCCACCACGCGCGCGTTCTCCATCCCACGGGGGATCGACACGCGCTCCACCCGGCCCGGCTGGACGGAGCCCAGGCGGATACCTGCGGGCGAGCCCAGACGGATCGTCAGCACGTCCAGGGTGCGGTTGGCGACGCAGAGCGTCAGCGGTGCACGCTGGGGAGCGGGTGAGCCTGCCGGTGCGGGGGAGCACGCGGCGAGCGCGAGGGCGAGGACTGCGGCGAGTCGGTGCATGGGCGTGTCTCCTAGATCGGCGGCGGCATGGTTGGCTGGCCTGGGTTGGGTGGTGGGTGTGAGGGGGTCAGGCCGCGATGGCGACCGAGTTGTCAGAAGGCGCAGGGTCGGCGCGCGACCCGCGATGCCGGGAGGCGCGAGACGTCTGCACTTTCACGACGTCGAGCAGGACGCGATTCCGGTGCGACACCTCCGTGGGAGCCCGCATCGGCGTGAACCACTGTCCATCCCGCTCCTCGTAGTCTTCTGGGAACCGCGGCGCCGGTTGCTCCAGCCGGGCAAGCATCTCGGCGCACTCCTCGTCGGTCTCTGCGCCCATCCCGAAGATCAGGTTCTCCGTGCCGCGGACCTGTTCCTCAAGATCCACCACCGTATAGATCACGGTCCGCCGGGCGGCGAAGGCCTTGGTGCAGATGAGGTATCGTGCTCCGCGTGCACGGATGGTGTACGGCCGCTTCTCTGCGGCGAACCAGACCTGGCTTCCGATCGGCGCAGAGACGAGCGGCTGAGCGGCATTCGATGTGGCGATGGTCACGGGGCCACCTCCTCCGCCTGCGAGGCCGGCCGCGTGGTCATCCCGTACGCGGACGACTGGCGCTCGCTCTTCACCTCCCAGAACGCGAAGGGAAGCGGCGAGGTGTGCGTCACGGCTCCGTCTCGCCCCGCTGGGATCGCCCGGCCGGTCAGGATGTCGGCGCAATCCCAGCTCGACGCCATCGTGTCGGCGGCGTGGGCGTAGGCGAGCCCAGCGCCGCACGGGCACCGGAAGGTGGCGGCGTACGTGAGGTCCGCGTCGGTGTAGGTCGTAGTGGTAGACATCACTCCTCCGTAATGGTCGGTTGATGCCGCAGCGCGCGGCGAGTCAGAAGCCGATGTTCCCTCTGTGGGCGTGCGTTCCCTCAGCAGGGAACACCGAGGGTGGCGGATTAAGCGTGCCGCTCGCTCACGCGGTCTCCCTCGGGGCTGGGGCTTCGTCCAGCAGGTGCGGGAACGGGCCGTCGTAGTAGACGGGGGACGTCCGCGGCATGACGCTCAGGTCCACCGTTCCCCCGCCGAGGTGGACCGTCCAGCACCGGCGACCGTGCGGCTTCTCGGTGGGAGAGCCGTTGTTGTCGTACTCGGAGAAGACGCCGCCCACGCTCGCGCGGATGGCCTCGGCGACCGTCGCCGCCGGCCCGGCGTCGGACTTCCACGGGATCGCGACCACGTCGAAGTCGCGGACGAGCGACCCGTGCACGGCGAGCGCGTACCCATGCTCGCGCGCCGCTGAGGTCATGTGCGGGAGGATGCAGGCGTAGATCGCCGGCAGCAGGTTGGGGATTGGCTTCTCGCTCATGCCGCCCTCGCTTGGTGAACGGGAACGACCGCGGCGACATAATCCACGGGGTAGAGGCGGTACGACTCCCACCGCCCGGGCGCGTCCTTCGCGGGATCAAGAACGGTCCCATCGCGGAGGAGAACGATGCAATGCTGCCCTACCGGGAGTTGCAGACTCACCATGTGGGCGTCTGCCCAGGGGTCGGGGACAGGCGAGGCATTGAACCCCGAAACCCACACGCGGGCGACCGCGAATCCGCGCCTCGCGAGTAACCCGTCCGTGCATGGGTGCGTCGTGCCGCAGTCCACAAGCGGGCGGCGGTGCGCGAAGTTCGACGGGGGCAATCCGTCCAGGTACTCAGCGCGCAACTCGCCGTAGGTCGCCCCTGTCAGCATGGCTACGCAGGCGATCGCGCACCCGTACGGGTCTTCCTGGCGGGCGTGGCGGATCATCATGCCGCCGCCTTCGCTGCCGGAGCCAGGTCCACCGTCCTCGTCCACCGCACGATGACGTCGCGCTCGCCGACCTTCCGGGTGCGGCGGCACACTTCGTAGCCTTCTCGGCTCCCCTCGTCGTTGCTGTTGCCCTCGATGGTCTCCAGCGTCCCGTCCGTCCGGATCGCCTCGATGAGGGCGACGTGGGCGTGTCGGTTGAGGCCGGCGCTCCACACCGCCAGCAGGTCTCCGGGCAGCGCCACCGCCAGCGGGACGGCGGGAAACTTCGTGACGAGGTTCGCGACGTAGCCTTGCAGCGGCATCCGCTCCAGTGGAGAGACCAGCCCGAGGGACGCAGCCGCGATCTCCGCGCACGCGTTCACGAACGCCATGCACCAAGGGTCGCCCGGCGCGATCTTGGCCGCGTGCTGGAACGCCTGCACCCAGGCGCCGCGGTTGTTGCCGGTCTCGCGGACGCCGACGAACCCGCGCGCCACGATGGCCGTCAGCTCGCGCAGCGTCACCGGCAGGGAAGGGAGGGCCCGGGGCGTCACGCGGCGTCCTCCCGCGCAGCCTCGGCGCGTCCGGCAATGGGCGCGGAGGTGAGGCGGCGGAGCAGGATGTTCAGGATCGCCGTCAGCAGGGCGACCCACTGGTACGTCGCGGGCGACACGTTGAACGGAAGCCCGCCCGCGGTCACGAGGTTCAGCAGGTCCGCGAGGATCAGCGCGAGGGCAGAGGCGCCGACGACCAGATTCGTCCAGAACGTGCGGCTGCGGGTGAGGGGCTTCGGCGCGGCAGTCATGCGGCTCCCTCACTACGCGTCCATGCGCCGCCATCGCACCGGACCGCGGTGTAGGTGCCCGTCTCGGCCGGGGTCGAGAACACCTGTACGAACCGGTGGACGCCGTGCTCGTCGGTGCCGTTGTACGTGATCGGCGGCGGGGAGTCGTTCGGCCGCGACGGCACAGCGTCGCTCGCCTCGCGTCCCAGCTTCGCCACCACGCGGTCCGCGATGGCGTCCAGCAGTCGGTTCAAGAGTCGTCGGATCATCGGGCCCCCGCGGGTCGCAGGTAGTTGATGGGATCCAGCCGCCCGGGGCTCCAGCAGTCGTTGACCGGGGCGTCATGGTCCTGTGCCCACGCCCGGCAGGCGAGCAGGCGGAGGTAGGCGTTCGTGCTGTCGCGGTCCTGCTGGAGCTGGGTGACGTCGCCACGCAGGGCGCCCATCCCCGCTTTCAGCGTGTCCACGTCAGCAGTGAGGATGCGCACCTTGTCCGGCAACCCGGAGTGCGCGCCGAACCGCTCCCCGAACGCGGCCCCGCCACCGACGAGGACCGCGGCCGTCGCCAGCAACTCCAAGATCTTCCGCCACCCGGCGGGGATGTCCTGCCAGAGGGTGCGGCTGCGCGCGGCGGCCTCGCGTGGGCTCATCGTCGTCCTTTCGAGCGGATGCCACCCGGCGTCTGCCGAGCGGCGAGGGAGGGTCAGCCCTCTGCGGGCGGTCCGGTCTGGGACACCTCGTCGGGCATCGTCCACGTCAGCACGCCGTCGGAGTACGCCCAGCCGAGCGCGGCGCGAGGGACGCCCAGCAGACGCGCGCCGCGGTCCCGCTCCGCCTGCGCCTGGTTGGCCGCCGCCGTCAGCGGCTCGAAGTCCGCGCGCTGGTCGGCCGAGAGGTTGAGGCGGTGCTCGGTGGGCTGCGGATCGGCGGGTCCTACGTTCGGTGTAGGCATGCGTTTACGGCTCCTGGGGAAGGATTGCTTGCCGCTCCTCGTGGTCGGGTCACGATTGGCGTGGGCGGTGGCGGCTGAGCCCGACCGCGAGAGATGCCGCGCCGCTGGCGTTCGCGCTGTAGCCCAAGGCCACGCTCCCGACCTCCTCCGGCTTCGGCCGCGACGGCGTGGCGCTCACACCCACGGCGACGTGAGAGGCGCCCGACGCCGACGCGCCCCGCCCTACCGCGTTCACGCCCGCTCCTCGCGGCGAAGCTCCAGCTTCAGGAACTCCACCCTCGGCAGCCCCGGTCCGTCGTGCTCCACGCGGATCGGGGCTTCGCCGTGCCGTGGCGAGGTGTCGATCACCATCCGAGTGCCGGGCTCCAGCGTCATCCCCTCGATGTTGAGGACGTAGCGGGCCGTCCCGTCCGCGGCGGCATCGCTCCGGCCCAGCGACACGGTCCGGCTCCCGTCTCCCACCCGGCACGGCGCTGCGTCCGAGTAGCGGTGCGTGTTCCCGTTGATGGTCGCGTCGCAGGCGGCCCACGTCCCGTGTCCGATGGCGATGAAGCGAGCCTGCTGGTTCTGCTGGTTCATGATCGGCCCTCCTTCGTTTAGTTGGCGACGCGGAGCAGCTTGAATCCGGTTCCACCCGAGTCGGCGGCGCCGATGCTCACGCGCTTCAGACTTCCCGCCGTCACATCCCACAGGAGCATGCGCGTATCTCCTGCGGTCGAGCTGTGATCGAACTGCGCAACGGTGACCAGCGTACCCTTCACATTCCCGCCGGCCCCGGCACCGGCCGTCTGCACGTCCACCGTCCCCGCCGTTCCGCTCCCCGTCGGTGCCCCGCCCGCGAGCTGGAGCGGACCCCCCGCCACGTTGCTGACGCTGGCGGTGGCGTCGTACGCGTCGAACCCGTGCAGCACGATCGGCGTGGACGCCGGGACGCGGGTGATCGTGCTGCCGTCCAAGTCCACGTACTTGTGGGTGTGCCCGGACTCGAAATAGATGTGGGAGGCCGCGTTCGCCCCGGAGAACCCGATGGAGATCGTGTTGTCCACGTTCGCCCATGCGCCGCGTCCGATCGCAACCGAGTGCGACCCCGTCGCGAGCGCGCCGCGGCCGATGGCGGTGGCCGACACCTCCCACGCCTTCGCCTTCCAGCCGATCGCCGTCCCGCGGTAGCACCCCGCCTCGGCGTAGGCGCCGATCGCCACGTTCTGCCCGCCGCCCGTGGACGGGATCGTGGCGTCGGTGTACGCCTTGGCCTGGTAGCCGATGACGACCGTCTCCGTCTCCGTCGAGATGGAGGACGCGTCGCGGCCGATCACGATGCTCTTGCTGGACGCGGATGACGCCGTGTGCCCGATAACGACGCACGACGCAGCCGAGACGGACGACGTCATCCCGACGCACACGTTCTGGTTCGCCGTCGTGCTGGCCCCCGAGCCGATCGCCACGCACTCCGACGCCGCCACGCACGACTTCCCGACGCCGACGCTGTTGGCGCCGGTGGCGGACCCTGACTTCCCCACGATCGTGGCGTTAGTCTGGTTCCCGTTGGCCGACGCACCGATCGCCACCGCATCCACGCCCGACGAGGTGGACGTTCCGATGGAGATGCCTGACGCACTGGCCGCCGCGGCGCTGCTGCCGATGGCGATCGAGGACGAGGCGGAGGCGGTGGCGCTCTTTCCGATCGCGAGGGCGTTGGTCGCGGACGCCGTGCAGTCCGCCCCCAGCGCCGTGGCGCCGCTCGCGGTGGAGGCCAGCGCGTTGGCCCCGATGGCCGTGCCCGACGCGACCTGCGCCCGGGCGTTGTAGCCGAACGACGAGGCCGCGGAGCCGGTGGCGGTCGCGATCTTCCCCACTGCCGACGTGAACTGCGCACTGGCCGTGGCAGGGCCGATGGAGACCGTGTCTGCCACGCCGTTCGTAGGAGCCGACACGCCCTGGCCCGCCGCCGGGGCGAGGGAGATTGCGCCGCTGCCGTTGATGGATGCCGTGCCGCCGCCCTGCGTGATGGACGCCGACGAAGCAGTGGCACCCGGCACCCACTGCGAGCCGTCCCATACCGGCACCTGGTTGAGAGTGGGAGCCACAGCGGACCACGCCTGGCTCCGGATGGTGATGGCGTTGGTGGACGACGACGTGTTCCAGTTGGATATCGTGTCCGCGACCCCGAGAAACGACGGGCTGCCGTCCCCGACCAGTGTGAACCCGGACAGCGACAAGGTGCTGTCCACCATGTACTTGCCGGTGACGCCGTGGTTGAAGACGAGCGTCGTGGAGCCCAGCGCAGTCGCAGCCGCGGCAGCCGTCGCGATCGCCACGGTGTCGTTCGTCCCCCACGTGATCGTCTTGGACGCGACGGTCGTGGAGGCCGCCACGGTGAGCGTGACCTGCGTCGCCGAGGTGTAGGCGCTGATGGTCGTCACCAGCTCCGCCCCCGCCGCACCGGCGCCCGGCACGCGGATCTCCTTCCCGACGTGCGCCGCGGTGAACGCGGTCCCCGCCGTCGTCGTCAGCACGGCCGAGGCGCTGGTCATCGCCCCGCCGGTCGCCTGCTTCCCGTCGCCCACCGCCGCGAACCCCGAGACGTGGGTGAACGCGCCCCCACGGTCGTGGACTCGTGCAGACAGTGGTGTGTCCAGACTGACGGCCATGTGTCGCCTCCTAGTAGATCAGCACGCCGCGCGTGGCGTGTCGTGCGATGGACAGCCCGGTCGTCGTGGTCGTGTCGATGCCCACCAACCCGCTGCCGGAGTCGGTTGCGAACGCGGCGCTCGCCTCGGACGCCACCGTCGTGAAGCCGTACTGCCCCGTCGTCGCGTCGAGCGCGAGGTAGAGCCGGACGAGCGTCGCGGCCACGCCCGACTCGGCAGCTTCCACCGTGGCCCCGGTCGGGGCGATGCGGTCGCGCGCCATCAGACCTGGTCTCCGCCCTGGTACCAGCTCGCCTGCGCCGTCTGCGTCGCCACGACGGCCGAGCTTCCGTTCAGGATCTCGGCGCGAAGCTCGTAGGTGACGAGCGATGCGCCGCTGGTGGTGGTGCGCTCGTAGGCGGAGGTGTAGGTGTAGGCCGTGGACGACGTCGGCGGCGCAGTCAGCGACGGGCTGAGGTTTGCCGTGATGTCCGCGAACGCCGTCCACGTCCCACCCGTCACCCGGTGCCGCTCGGAGACGCGCGCCGTGTACAGGGCCGGGGCGCTGCTGGCCTGGAGTGTGAGTGTGATGTCGCTGTCGGTGACGATGGCAGGGCCCGCCGCGAGGCATGTCGTCCACGTCGGCTCGGCCGAGGCGCCCGACCCGGAGACGGTCCGGTCCACGCAGTCGTATGCGGTGTCTCCGTCCACGGCGACGACCGGCTCCGCGTACGCGCAGATCTCGATCGGCCACACGTCCGTAGCGCCGATGCCCGCAACGGCGTTGGTGCCCGTGGCGGTGGCGAGGATCGTGGCCGAGAGCCCGTCGACGTGGTACTCCCAGGTGCCGCCCGTGTGGGCGACCTTGATCGACTGCGTGTCCTGGTTGGCGACGATGGAGATGGTCTGCCCCGAGACGGTGACGCTCAGCAGCCGCGGGTCCACGAGCGCCGGCTGGATGACGATCCGCCGGACGGGGCCGCTCTTGAGGTTCGAGTCGCGGGGTTCGAGCTGGACGTAGCGGACCTTCCCCGCCGGGGGCACGTCGTACGTGAACGTGGTCGGGCGGTCGCTGTGGACCTCGAAGTCGGTGGTCGCGCCGTCGGGCCACGGGTCCGCCGTGACCGGCTGCGTCACCTCGTTCTGGTACTCCCACACCTCGGAGACGCCGGGGCCGCAGGTCGCCGTGTAGGTGACGCTGCTCTGCGTCCGCGCGGTCTCCCGGAATCCGTTGAGCGCGAGGTACGTCTCCAGCCGGTCGGCCGCGTTGCTGCCCGCGAGCTGCGCGACCACGTCCTGCCATGCGCGGTACGCGCCGGCCGGAGTGCCGCGGCACTGGAGCGTGGTCGTCTGCGAGGTGGCCGAGAGGGTGTGCCGGTAGCCCACGACGGCGAGCGTCTGCGTCGTGTCGTAGAGCCGGCTGTTCGTGGTGAAGGCGTACAGGTCGCCGATCTCGACCGGCCAGAAGAACGGGAGCGTCACCTCCTGGTCGGCCACGGGGCTGGCGAGGTCCGCGAGGGCCGCCTCGGCCACGGCCGTCGCTTCCTCCGGCGTGTCGATCTGGCTCCCGTCGCCGAACGCGAGGCGCATGAACCGCCGCCCGTACTTGGCGATGGACGCGGCGTCCTCCACCTGCTCGTACGCCGCGGCGCCGGTGCCGGCCGCGCGGTACTCCACCCGCACGACGTTGCGCACCGGCTCGCGGTCGATCTCCAGCCGGCCGATCCCGTTGTAGCGGCTGGGGCCGAACGTCCAGTCGGGCGTGACGTTCGCGCGATCCGGCTCGTACAGCGTGAGTTTCCACTCGCTCGCGTCGTCGTGGTCCGGGCGGTAGCGAACGTCCCAGCCGAGGTTCTGGAGCGCGATCGTGCGAAGCGTCTCCAGCAGGCCGCCGACCGACTGGCGGTAGGTGGTGATCGCGAACGACGGGGAGACGGGCGTGTGCAGCGTGACCGTACCGCCGAGCGTGTCGTCGAGGATCGCCTGCTGCACGACCTCCACGTCCACCCCGTCGTCGGAGCCGTAGACGAGCTCCGTCTCGATCTGCGCGTCCATCAGCACGCCGCCGAGATCGCGGCACTCCAGCGTCCGGCTGGCCGGGTCCACCCGGTCGATCTCTCCCGTGAAGAGGAGTTTGAAGTCGCCGGACGATGGAGCCGCGGCGCCGCGCGCGGTGGTGGCCGTGCTGATCCGGATCTCCCGGCCCACGTCCAGCAGCGGGTTGTAGACGGCCGCGATCTGGTTGAGCGACGACGACTGCACGAACGGGCTGAGGTACGAGGTGCCGACCTGCGTCTTGATGTGCACCGACGCGGTCATGACCGGCTGGTCCACGTGGGCGCCGAAGGTGACGTCCTCGACCCAGTCTTCGCCGTTCAGGCTGCACAGGTTGCGGAACGCGCCGCTCCCGTCCTCCACCTCCACTTTGAGGTAGTGGCTCCGGTGCGCCCCTTCCAGCGCGGTCGTCTCTCCTGCGGTGCGCGGCCACATGGGGGCTACGCCTCCCGCAGGGTGAAGGAGAGGACGTAGCGGACGACGCTGTTCCCCATCGGCCGGATGTCCACCGTGCCAAGCGTGGGGACGCACGACACCGATCCGCCCAGCAGGTCGCCGGAGCACGTGAGGGGCGGCGTGCCCTGCAAGGCGGCCACGATGGGCGCATACTCGGCGGCGGTGAGGAGGCGCGTCGTCACCTCCCACTGCCGCTTGTAGTTGGCCTGGTCGGACAGCGCGGAGTTGTCGAACGCCACGGTGACGCCCCCCGTCGTGCTGAACGAGAGGCGGAACCCCCCGTCAGCGGCGACGGGGATCGTGAGCGCGGCGACAACAAGGGCCGGCATCGGCGACACCACCAGTGGGGAAGGGGAACGCGAAATGGGCCGTAGCCCCATCGTCTCCGATGAAGCCACGGCCCCCACGTACAGGTCCGTCACGCGCCCGAAGGCGCTATCGCGGTCGATTCTGCTGCTGCGACAAACTTACAACGTTTGCCGCCACGGCTCAACCCGCGGTCAGGGAAGTGCTTCGGCGATCTCTTGGGCCCGACGCCCGCGGCTCGCCGCCTTCGACACGATCTCACGGCGGAGCGCCGGGTAGATGGCGCGCGCGAACGCGTCCGGGTCGCTGCCTGCCGGCGCGACGACGTTGACCGTCAGGCCACCATTCAGCGTAAGCGCTCCGCCCGTCTCCCCCGTACGCGGGCGAGACGTGGGCGTCCGTCCCCCCACGGGCGCTGCGCCCGTGAACGGAGGCGGCATCGTCGGCGCAGCGCCACCGATGATCCGAGCATCCATCGCCTGGAATGCGCGGAGTTGGTACTTGAAGCCGGACGCGACGTTCTGCATCGACCCCGCCGCCTTGCCTGCCGCGTCGGCCAGGCCGCCAAGCGCCGTGTTCACGCCGAGCAACGCCTGCAACATCTCCTGGACCGAAGTGAACCCGCCCAGCATCTCCGGCGTCAGCGTGTTGCTGGCGATCATCTCGAAGAGCTGCTTGATCCCCTCCTGGATGGCGGCGCGTCCCTCTGCGGAGCTTGCGAGCGCGTCGTCCAGACCGAACGCGCCCGCAGCCCCACCCGCCACCGCCTCGAACGTGGCGAGCTGCGCCTGCAACGCCGCCATCGGGTCGTCCGCCGTCCCGTAGATCTGGGCGCGCGCGTCGGCGAGCGTCGTGAGGTCCGCAAAGCTGTTCTTGTTGAACTTCGTGAGTGTGTCGATCAGCGGCCCAATCGCCTCCCCGAGCTGCTTCAGCGCTGCCCCAATGAGCCGGCCCTGCTCGTCCACGATCGTGATGCCGGCGCTCTCCGCGATGAGCTTGAGCTGCGCCAGCGACATCCCGATCCCTTCAAGGAACGCCCGCTGATTCGACCCGTTGACGGCGCCCAGGCCCAGCCCCTTCAGGCTGCTCAGGCCCGACGCGGTGACGCCGCCGAGGGCGCCGCGCGCGGCGACGAGCGAGTTGCCGGACACCATCAGCCCGGCGGCGCGGGCGGTCAGATCCTTCAGCGCCTGGTTGTTCTGGCGCATCAGGTTGTTCCGCTCGCGCTCTGCCTCCGACTCCCCGAACATGCTTCCGAGCAGCCCGCTTGCCAGCGACCCAATGGCACCCATCACCTGCAAGCCGGGACCGCTGGTCAGCAACTCAGTCATCGACGGGATGCCAGTCACGCCACCGCCGACACTCCCGAGGTCTTTGAATCCTGAGATGAGGTTGGCCGCATCGTCGGCGACCCTCGCGAGGGAGTTGCCGAAGGCTCCAAACACCCGGCCCAAGGACGAAAGCCCGCGCACCCGCTGGGCCAACTCTTCCAAGCGCTGGTCGAAGAGCTCGGCTGCGTCTGACGCGTCTTGGAGCGCGGGGACGCCGAACCTACGACGGTACTCGTCGGGATCGATGAACGCGGTCGGCGGCTTGACTCCGAAGCTGTTCTGGAGCGTGAAGTCCGGCGCCATCCCGGCTCCCGCGGCGGCCTCCCGCGCGGCCGTGGCGAGTTGTCGAGCGGCGCGCGCCTCGTCGGTAATCGCAAGGCCGTGGCGGCTCGCTTCCTTGGCCGCCTCCGCCTGCGCGGCGGTAAGCGTGTCAAGCGCCTCCACCATCTGCGCGTAATCGCTCGTTTCGCGCACCTTGGTGCGCAGGTACTGCAACGCCTCGGCCGTCCCCTCAATGCGGCGTCGAAGGTCCTCGTACGGCTGCTTCTTCTTCTCCGTGCCCTCCGTGACGGTGTCCAGCCCCGACGCGGGTCCGGCTCCGACGACGGCGCGGAGCTTCTCTTCCTCCACCCCAATCGCCACCGCCCGCTCGTTCAACTCGTTGATCTCGCGGTCGAGTCTCTGTAGTTCCTCCAGAGAGTCTGCGATCCACTTGCGTCTCTCCCGCGCCTCAGGCGAGTCCTCAAGCGATACGGCGCCGCGGCCGGCGCGCGCCCTGGCGCCGGCCATGCGTGCATCCTCGGCCTCCTGTTCAGCCATGCGCTGGGGCAAGGCCGAGCGGAGAGTTTTCCGGCGTTCGTATTTGACATCCAACTCGATGTGAATGGATGCCAGCCCCATACCCGCCAAGGCGGTGCGGAACTTATCTGCGGCCTCCTGAGCGGCGCGTGCAGCTTCCTGCGCGCGGCGGCCCGCGTTCACGAAAAGAACTGCGAGGGCGGCGAGCCCCACCATCACTAGCCCGCCGGGCGAGACGAGACCGGCGAGCCCGCCCAGCGACATTTTTAGCAGGGCCGTTGCATCGGCTGCGGAGCGGATTGACGACACCAGTGACACGGCTGCGATGACGTTACGGAATCCCGCCATGCCGACCGTCGCGACCGCCGCAGCAGTTTGCAGGACCAGCATGGCGCGGGCGAGTCCGGAGACCGCCAGCATCGCAGGGCCGATCGCGACCGCGAGGGCAGCTACGGCTACGGTCGTGCCCTTAACCCACTCTGGCAACGCCCCGAACCCGGCCATGACCGCGCGAAGCGGCTCGACCGCGGCCCGCAGCACTTCGATCATCGTACGGAACGCAGGGAGAAGCCCCTCGCCGAACTCCGCGACCACGTTCTCCGCCGCATTCCGGAGTCGCTGGAACTGCGCCGCCGTGCTCTGGTTCGCCTGGTCCGCCTCTTTCGCCAGCGCGGTGTTCTCCGCGTACGCACGCGAACCACGCTCTACGCTCTCGCGGAGGAGGTCGCCTGCGCCCGCCGCGCGGAGGAGCGCGTCCCGCATCCGGATCTCCGAGATGCCTAGGTTCTCCAAGACCGCGAAGACGTTTTCACCCTGATCCTTCAACCGCTTCAGGCCTTCCACGAAGGCGATGACTGCCGCGGCCGAATCCGTCTTCGCCAACTCCCGGAATGCAGCCGTCGGAGTCCCAGCGACACGGGCGAACTTCTCCAGTTGCTTTCCGCCGCTGGCGGCTGCGCTCCCGATCTCAGCGAACAAGCGGCTGAACGCGCTGCCGCCGCTCTCCGCCTCAATCCCCACTGACGCCAAAGCGTTGGCAAAGCCGAGGATCTGGCCCTGCGACATGCCGACCTGAGCGCCCGCGCCGGCCAGCCGCAGACCCATGTCCATGATGGCGCGTTCAGTGGACGCGCCGTTGTTGCCAAGGTCGACAAGCGCCGAGGCGAGGTTGTCGAACTCGGCTTGTGACGTCCGCGTGATGTTCGCGAACTGCGCGAGCCCCGTGGCCGCTTCCTCTGCGCTCAGCGATTCGACCGCAACATCCAGCCTCGCCGTCGTCTGGACAAACTCCTCCATGAACTGAGCGGCGACGTTAAGCTGCCCGGCCGTCGCTGCGATGGAGGCGAGTTGCTTTACGCCCCCTTGGACAGCGAACCCCTCGCTCATTTCCTTGAACGCAACCTTGAGCGCTTGGATTTCCTCGGCGCTCTGGCCCGTCGTCTTCTTCACTGCGTTGAACGCGGACTCCACCTGGACCGCGGAGCGCACCGAGATGGCCCCGAGCGCGATGAGCGGAACGCTCAGTGCGGCGGTCATCTGCGTACCCATCTGCTGCATCCGCGTCGCGACGTTGGCAACCAGCGCGTTCGCCTCCTGCGTCTTCCGCTGGAGGTCTGCGATGTCGCCTGCGATGCGAATGAGGAGCGTGGGATTTGCCATGGTCCGCATGTAGAAACGCGAAAAGGGCCGTGCCGGAATCCGAAGATTCCAGCACGGCCCCCACGTACGGGTCCGTCACGGGGCCTGCGCCCCTATGGCTTGTAATCTACTACATCTGCGCCGCCGGCTCAACGGGAAGGTTCACTCATCCTTCACGGACACAACGTACCATCCGTCTTCTTCGGCAACGGCGACGCACGAATGCCGGGAGCGGAGCATCACTCCGTACGCGTTCGGAGCATCCACGTAGAACGAGGATCTGTACACGTTCTCGTTGTCATACGGCTCCCGCAGCCGGAGCGGGTCCGGCTGGACCACGGCCTGCGAAGGAGCGAGTAAGCGTGACGTGACTTCCTTGTTACAGGCTTCCTGGGCAGCGGCGACGTCCGGAGCCGCCGAGATGTCACCGAGGCCTGCGCATCCGGATGCGACTAGCGGGCACACTGCGACAGCAAGCAGCAGGTGGCGAGTCCTCACGTTGGGCCCTGGGGTGACGGGATTTCCACCGAGCCATTCTGGCTGCTGCGCACACTTCGCGGTCGCCGCGGTCGAGCCGAGCGCCCTAAGGCTGCTACGCCTTGTCCGCCGCAACCGCAGGTACGCACTTCTGGTTCTTCGGCTCTGGAACGAACATACGACCGAGCGCGTCGTACCTCGGCGGCCAGAAGCATACGCGGTCGATGCCGAACGTGAACAGGTAGTCGTTCTGAACGCCCCGAATCTCCAGCGGGAGCAGTACCCGCACCGTCCTGCCGACCAGGGCCTCTGACTGCTTCTCGGGATTGCCGCCGACAAGTTGCAGGAACGGACGTGTCTCCCAGTTCACGGCGGTTGCAAGGAACACATAGTCGGTGGGGACGATCTCGTCGCGGATCTCGCCTCCCCGAACCACGACGCTTGGCGGCTGCGGCTCGTTCCGGGATGCGTAAGGCACGCCCGTGTGCATAACACGGTGGCTTACGCCATCCGGGCTCACGTATGCAGCGTTGTCCCAGAGGACTCGGATGCTGTGGTCGGACTTGTTTCTGAGGCGAAGCCCGATGCGTTCGCTGGTCACGGTCCACTCGACCTCGACCACGTCGTCCGAGAAGCGGAACTGCCTACCTGCCGCATCTGCGATTCGGTCCACGCGCTGGGCGCCGTACTGCGCGGTCGCGTCAGCCGGCCGCTCCACCCGTTGGAGCGACAATTCGTATCTTGCGCCGTGCGCGCCCATGGCGCACGAGGTGAGAAGCGGCGAGGCGGCAGCGATGGCGGCGAGCAGGTAGCGGCGCATGAGGCGGAGGGGGGAGGGGACACTGCGCTCCTAGGGGCTCACACGGTAGCGCCTCTCGCGACAGTTTCGCAAGCGAAAAGGAGCCGAAGGGCGTTAGCCCCTCAGCTCCTTCACCAGTTGCTCCAGCCGCCGGATTCGTTCCTCCGCGAGCCGGATGACGACATCCCTCCATCCTTGCGGAGGAGGTCGATAGCCAGACCCTCCCGGCCTCAGCCTCGCCTGGCGGACGGAGTCCACCGAGACCCCGGCTGCATCCGCAATCTCGGCCGTTGTGACCGTCTGGCCCAGCACTGCCACCGCCTCGCGGAATTCCATTGCCTGTCTACTGTGGCTATTGACACGCTCTGTCTATAGAGTATATTGACACGAGCGAGGAAGAACAAGGGAGCCGACGCGACATCCCCTCCAAGAGACACGCGCCGACTCCCCCAAACTCACCAGACCCGAAGGCCCGGCGTGCTCAATCTCGCCCTCGCCGTCGGCCGGGTCAACAGCCGGAGGGTGCACATGAGCGCAGCGGTAGTGGTGGAGCGCAAGGCGGGCACGGAGGCGACGTGCTACATCTGCGCGCGTGAGATGCGGGAGTGGGAGCCGATGTTCGCCACGGTCGTTGCGGGGGAGCCGGCGGGGGTCTGCGGGTGGTGCATGGACGCCGACGCGGAGGGCGTCCGATGAGCCGCGGCGACTGGAAGGCGGCGAGCGCCGAGGGGATGCCGGTCTCCGCCGCGGCGGTTCTGTACGTGGACGCCCGGCTCGCCCCGTTCTTCGCGATGGCGGACCGGGTGCGGGTGGACGGCGAGACCGATCCGCCGCAGATGACTGAGCACATCCAGCCGACGTGGACGCAGCTCCGCGACGACTGGCACGGCCTCCGGGACGGGCTCCGCGCCAACTGGGCGAAGGACAACGAGTGGAACGAGAAGTGGGGGGTCTTCGCGGGACGGGTCTGCGCGCTCGTGTCGCTGTCGACCGACACCCGGCTGGAGGCGGACCACGACGCGCTCGTCTGCGCCGCGTTGGACTCGCTCCGTCAGGACCTGCGGCTAGACCACGACGGGAAGTTCGATCTCGCCGCGGTGCTGCGGTAGGCAACCATCGCAGGGATGCGCCCCGGTGGAGCCATTGCTTTCCGGCGCGTATCCCTGCATCGTTCTCCCCCCATACTCACGAGAGGTCACGCACATGGCACGTATCCCTCAGGCCGAGTCGATCGAACTCCCCAGGCTGGACCTGCGCACGCTGCACATCAAGCTCGTCGGCGACTCGCCGCTGATCGTGCACGCATGGAGCGACAAGGCGAAGAAGATGATGCTGGACAAGCAGATGAAGAAGGCGAAGGCAGCGAAGGAGGCCAAGGACCCGTTCCGCGACTACTGCGACTCGCTGTACTGGCTGAGCCCGCGTCCCGCGAACCCGAGCCCGGAGGACGTCGCGGCCGCGCGCTTCGGCTTCCCGGTGGTCGGCTTCAAGGCCGCGGCGGTGGACGCGTGCTCGCACATCGAGGGCGTCACGAAGGTCCAAGCGCGCGGCGCGTTCCACGTCACCGGCGAGTTTGTGGAGATCCACGGATCTCCCGAGATTCGCGAGGACATGGTCCGCATCGGGATGGGGACGGCCGACATCCGCCACCGCGCGGAGTTCAAGGCGTGGTCTGTCGTCCTCCCGGTCCGCCACAACGCCGGCGTCCTTTCCGCGGAGCAGATCGTGAACCTGTTCAACACCGCAGGCTTCGCGATCGGCGTCGGCGAGTGGCGACCGGCGAAGGACGGCTCCTTCGGCATGTTTCACGTCGCGACCGAGGCGGAGGGCTGACCGATGGCGATGGTGTACAGATACGAGTGGAAACCGGACGCGCGCATTCCCGGCGACGCGCAGGTCATCGGCGAGCGCCTGGAGGCACTGCGGGTCGAGGCTGGAGGCTCGCTGGCTCCCGGCCAGGTCGTCGAGGATGCGCGCGACATCGCTTCGCCGCTCCACCCCTGCTTCGAGTGGAACGACGGCGCGGCGGCGGAGCGCTACCGGGAGGTGCAGGCGCGCCAACTCATCCGCTCCGTCGTCGTACGAGTGGACCGCGCCGAGACGAAGGCGGCGCCGGTGGCGGTGCGCGCCTTCGTGAGCGTGGTGGAGAACGAGGAGCGCGGATATACTTCCACCGTCGTCGCGATGTCGGACGCGGACCTGCGCCGCCAGGTCGTGTTCCGGGCGATGGACGAGGCGAAGCAGTGGAGGAAGCGCTACGAGCACCTGTCGGAGTTGGCATCCATCTTTGCGGAGATCGACAGGGTAGGGAACCCAGCAGCGTAGATCGGCGATACGCGGCAGGCATGGCATGGCGAGGACGGGCATGGTAAGTCTAGGCACGGCAGGGCCGGCAGGCGCGGCTAGGCATGGTTTGGCGTGGTGAGGTGAGGAGGGGCACGGCGAGGCAGGCAAGGCCTCGCGAGGCGTGGCGCGGCATGGCGAGGCATGGCATGGCTCGGCAGGTGCGGCTAGGCATGGAGAGGCGAGGTGGGGCAGGCATGGCAAGGCTTGTTACGGCGAGTCAAGGTGAGGTCTGGCGGGGCAGGATGGTTGCAGAGGAGCGGGGCCGCAGGCGCGATGCCTGCGGCCCCGCTTCTATCCTTCCACCTCCGCCTCGCCCCGCTCCAACTCTACCCCGTTCGCCTCAAGCAATCCGATGAACGCGGAGATGTCCTGCATGGGCTCCTCCTCGCCGATCATCTCCTGGGGCGTGACCGCTCGCCCCTTGATCCCGCCCTGCGAGTTGATGACGGCCGCAGCCACCAGGCCGGCGCGGAGCATCGCGCCCCGCTGGGCCTGCGCGTGACGCTCCAGCAGTTGCGCGAACAGCACCGGGGTGATTCGCCCGAACGCTTCCTCGGAGAGACGCAGGTCGTACACTGCGACGGCCCACGTCTCTTCGAGGCTCAGGCCGCGGCGGGCAAAGGGTCGGCGGCCTCGGCCACCTCCGCGGCGGGCGCGTCGCCGGTGGATGCCGGCGCGAACGCGGACGACATCAGCTCAGTGGCCTTCGCGGACACCGCGGCGATGTTCCCGAGGTGGAGCATGGAGCCTACCTGCTCCTCGGTCAGCGACGGATCCTCAGCCCGGAGCAACGCCCAGATGAGTACGACCTGAAGCTCCGGGTCCGACACGTCGAAGCCGCCACCGAGGATGTTGACGCCCGTCCGCTTCTTGATCGCGACCAGGGCGTTGTAGTCCATCCGCATCGTCCGCGGCTTGTCCATCTCCACCGTCACGGTGGGCACGAGGATACTCATGAGAGATCCGGTTCAGGGTTACGCCAGCGTCGGAGCGCCGGAGACCTTCAGGGTGACGGAGGCCGTGAGCTTGCCGTCGTGCGGGGCCGAGGGCGCGAACGCCGTGACCAGCGCGGCGAACGACCACGTCGTAGCCCCAGTGTCGGGGAACACGAGCTGGTAGTTCGTCGGCGAGCTGGAGTCCTTGAACTTCTTCAGAAGACCGGTGGTCACCCCGTGCGTCGCCGTCGCGGGGTCCCAGTGGATCTCCAGCGTCACCTCACCGCCGTCGCGGTACGATCCGACGAACGTCTTGAACGACGCGGCATCGTGGTCGGTGGTGTCGAGCGTGTCCATGGACAGGCTGGGGCCGGAGATCGTCATGACCTGGGCGATGGTCGTGAAGACTTCCGAGCCGCCCCCGTCACCGATCTTCAGCAGCGTTCCCTTCGCAGCGTAGCGGGCCATGTGCTACTCCTGTGGCGTGGCGTTGTCGTCCAGCAGCAGCCCATGCGCCTGCTGCACGTGCTCTCGGATCTCGTCCGCGTCGAGCGTGTCGCGCGGGCAGAGCTTGCACTGGTAGCGGATGTGTCCGGCGAACCGGCGCGACCTCCCCCACACATCCGTCGTCCACGGATCGCCGGCCGGTGCGGGCGGCGACTTCGCGGCCGTGGCGGCGGACTTCGGGCGCTCTCGCTTCTCGGTCATGCCGGCAGCTCCGTGTCGTCGGTCTTCTTCGTGTAGTAGAGCACCTTGAAGATCTGGTGCGCCGCGCCCAGCGTGTGGGCCGCCTGCACCGCCTCCCAGCCGATGCCGATCTCGTCCATCTTCACGGCGAGCCCTCCGCACTTCTGGTCCGCCATCATCGCCTGGGTGCCCCACGTGAGCAGCGGCCCCAGCGCCTTGTCGGGGATGCCCGCCTTCACCCGATGCTCCAGGGTGAAGGTCAACTCCCGCTCGACGGCGTTGTCGTGGTCCGCGTTCACGGACTCGTCGTCGATCCGGTCCGTGGGAGAACCGAGGTAGACCACCGTCGCCGGGAGCGTGTCGCTCTCCAGGGGTGTCGTGCGGTAGCGGTGGACGTGGAGGTCCGCCGGCTTCCCGGGGCCGGACAGCGCCCGAACGCAGAACTCGATGATCCGCTCCCGGATGCTGTCGGCCATGGGTCAGTCGGCGCGCGGGACGCGGACGGCAGCGACGGTCACGGACGTCGCCGAGCTGTACGTCACCGAGACGGTGGACGAGAACCGCGACACGGCGAAGGGCCCGATGATCTGCCGGGTGCCGTTCGTGACGGCAACCGCGACATCATGCGTCCCGCCCTGACTGCACGTCGTCGGCGAGTCGATCGTCACGGTGATCGGCGCACCGGCGCCGTTGACGACGTAGAGGACCACGTCGCCGTAGGTGTTCGCGAACGTGTCTCCGCCGCCTGCCGCCGAGGCGAACGAGGGGACGAAGCCGGCCGTGGTGGCGGTCTGGATCGAGAGAGCGGCCACGCCGTCCTCCTTTCGTCAGTCAGGGTCGATGAGGTAGGCGGCGGAGACCCCGCCGTCCTGTTCCCGCATCAGTTTCCACACGCGGTAGGCGTTTCCGTCCACCGTCATTTCGGAGTTGGTGCGCAGGCCCGGGAGCCGCCCGGTGGCGAACCGGTAGATCAGCACGCCATCGGTCACGCCGCCGTCGTAGCCGGCGCTGTCCAGCATGACCTCGTCGGCCACGTCCAGATGGCCGTAGGTCGTCGCGCCGTTGAACACACCGGCCGCTCCGAACGCGGCGCGGAACAGGGCCTCGGTCAGGGCGGCGTTCACCGCTCCCAGGTCCCGTCAGGGTGAGAGACCAGCAGGCGCCCCGGCACACGGTTCCTCCACCCGTTGTCCGCCGGGTAGGAGGAGCTTTCGATCTTCAGCTCGACCTGCTGGCTTCCGTCTTCCGGGTCGGTCCTCAGTTCCGCGGCCACGACGCGCGCATCGGGCGGAATCGCCTCGCTAGGCGGGCGGACCGTGACGGCCCACCCGCCCTCTCCAGCGCGGAGGAGAGCCGTCACCGGAACAGACATGAACTTGACACCCATGTTCGGCTTAGCTCCGCTCCTGAGCGATGCGGATGTAGTCCACCTCCAGCGTGCCGACGCCGGTGCCGCTCGCCTTGTAGACGCCCGCGATCGGCTGGAGCACGGCGTTGGCGCCAGTGGCCGCGTAGGCGAAGGTGGTGCCCGACGCCACGCGGTTGCCGTTCACATAGAAGAGAACGTCGGCCGGATCGGAGGCGTCGATGCGGACGATGGCCCACTCGTCCGCCACCAGCGTCACGCCGGAGGTCGCCGAGCGGTCGGTGGCGTTGTCGTCCATCTCGCAGATGATCTCGCCGGAACCATCGAGCGTGACGAACACGGAGTAGGTGGCCGCGTCCAGGCCATCGGCCCAGTCTCCGACGAGCCCGATCACGGCCTCTGCGTTCCCCGTGGGGAGAACGGTCGCTCGGAAGCGCGCCTCGAAGACCAGCCCCTGGAGCAGCGAGAACTGCCGCTGGTCGTCCATGTACAGCTCGGCGTTCTGCTTCTGGGAGTCCGCCGTGAGCGCGGCCTCCACTACGCCACTCACCGCATCTGCCTTGACGGCCAGCGTCGGGGGCGCGGCGCCCACGATCTTCTTCACCCACTCGGTCCCCGACTCCGGCGATCCCGCGGCGGGGATCACCGTCGCGGCGCCGAGGAAGTCGTCGTAGTACTGGACCGGCGCGAGGATCTGTACCGACTCGTGGGTCGTGCTCTCGAAGTGGCGCAGCGTCTGGCTTGCGTACTTGGCCTTGATGGACATCCGAACATCTCCTGTTCCGACGCCGTCTGGCGCCGATCAGTGGTTGACCGAAACAGGGGCGAGGCGGCGGGCATCCGCCCGCCGCCTCCTGTCGGTTACGCGATCGCGGTGGGCTGGACGTCCTGCGCGTACGTCGGCTCCGCGAGGCGGATCGTGATGCCGCCGAGAACCGGGCTGTCGACGACCTCGACCATCTTGAGCCGGACGTTGCCCTTGTCCGTCCCCGCCAGGTCTGCCGCCGCGACCTCGATCACGTAGATCTCGGACGACCCCGCCGTGGTGGCGAACCCGGAGGCGGTTGCCTCGGTGAGCACGCCCTGCACGTCGGCCGTGTTGCAGCACCGACGGTAGCGGAACGGGACGGCGGTGGTGTTCGAGGCGGCGAAGTCGTCGCACGCCTCGACGGTGACGGTGGAGGTGCCGGTCGCGCCGACGCCCTTGTAGATCTCGAAGATGGCCTTGTTGTGCGCGCGCAGGCTCACCACGTCACTCGTGACGGTGCCCGCGAAGGCATCCGCCACCGGGTCCAGCCCCTTCACGACGTGGTTCCGCTCGGTCCACTGACTGGTCATGGAAGTCGTCCTTTCGGGTTAGGCGCGAGCCGCGAGGGCGACGAACGGCGACTGCGTACCGCTGCCCTTGAACGGGGTGAGGGCCGAGGCCCACTTGGGCTTGCCGTTCACGCGCATGATGAAGCGGAAGGCCATCTCGTCGTAGATGAACCGGACGTGCATGCTCTGGTCGGCCTGCATCCCGCCCTTGCGGATCAGGGCGTACTCGGCGAGGTCGACGAACATGATGTCGCCCAGGTCGCCGAGAGCGGACGCCTGCTCGATCGGCAGAGCGGGGCGCCCGTAGATCGTGGCGAACTGCTGGCCGGAGAGGCCGCCCGCGGGCAGGTAGACGAGCTGCGCCGAGGTGCCGGTGCCGATCTGCATCGACTGAAGCTGCGGCTCGCACTCCTGGTTGTAGAGCCAGACGCCGTTGGTGCGGCTGCGAGCCCAGGTGCGCGCCCAGATCTTCTGCACGTTCTCCGCGACGATCGTGTCGGCGGTCTGCCCGGTCTCCTTCGCGACGGACACGAGGGCCGGGCTGTTGAGCACGCCCAGGCACTCCCCTGCGCCGGTGCCGCGGATGATCTCGTCGTCCAGCTTGAACGCGAACTCGGACGAGAACGCCCGGGTCATCACCTGCTCCAGCGCGGTCGCGTCCTGGAGGAGCCGGCCGGTCGCGTAGGCGATGCCCATCAGGTCCTCCAGCCGGACCTCGAACTTGCCGAGCGCCGGCTTCGACGCGGTCACGGTGGCGGCCTCGGCGCGGCGGTACACGCGGACGCCACCCCAGCGCGAGCCGTTGGCGCGCGAGGTCTCGTCGATGTACGGCACCTCCAGCCCGTCGGAGTTTTCGCTGATCTCCACCTGGTCGCAGCGGGAGGCGAGGATGCCGGTCTCGTACGCCTTCTCGTAGACCTCCGACGAGAAGTCCTTCTGGATGAGGAACCCACCGTCGCTGCCGACGCCCGCCGACGCGCCGGAGGCAGCGTAGAGCCGCGGGTCGGTGCGCCCGCCCGGCCGCGCCGCCTCGGCGATGGCCGTAAGCTGCTCACCGAAGCTGCTCCACGCCCTCGTGGTCGCGCGGTCCGCGCCCACGGCGATGGAGGGGCGAGCGGCGTCAGCCTCCTTGTTGCGCCGAAGGATCTCCTGCGAGACGGATCCGAGCGTCGCGTTCGGGTTGTTCTGCCACGCGGCGAGTGTGGTGGCGTCGACGTTGTACTCCATCGCCATCGCAGTCACCTCCGAGATCCGCTGGCGCTCCGCTGCAACGGCGGCGGCCGTGTCCTGCACCGCAGTGGCCCCGGCGGCCGGGACCTGCTCCATGTTCTCAGCCATGGTCGAACTCCTGGCCTCGGGGGCCGGTTGGGATGCGGGGGGGTCATTCGCTGCCGGTGCCGCGGCCCCGCCCGCGCTCGGCTCTTCAGTCGTCTCGGTACTCGCGGCGTCCTGCGTTCCGCCCGGCGGTGCCTGGGCCTGCTCGGCGGGCGGCGTCTCCACCACCCCAGCCCGGGGCGTCTCCGACATCGGCGTCACGCTCGCGGCTTCCGCATCGGCGCACTCCGGGCACGCGCCTTCGCCGTCCAGGTCCTCGCCGCAGTCGGGGCACATCTCCGGCTCTTCAGTCGTGGGCTCGGCCGCGGCAAGGTGCGAAGGCACGAGGATCTGGACCCGCGGGGCGACGGCGAGAGGCCGCCAGTCCACGTTCCAGCCGGCTGTCGCGGCCAGGGCGGCGCGAGCGGGAAGCTCCATCGCGGCTCGCGCGGAGGCGGAACGGCGGACTCCGCGCTCGGCGAGGACATCCTCGAACGAGGCCACGCGATCAGCGGCCTTCGCCTTCACAGCCTGCTTCGCGGTCAGCGAGCGGCCGTCGCCCATCAGCTCCCGCACCTGCGCCGGCGTCACGCCGCGATGCTTCGCGACACGCGCAACGAAGGCGGTGCCGAACTCGTCCACCTGCTCCTGCATGTGGGCGAGTGCTTCGGGCGACAGCGGCTCGTACGGGTTCCCCTCGGCCTTGTTCGCTCCGAACTTGATGACGGTGTGGCGGATACCCTCCCGCTCGGCCATCTCGGAGAACTCCATGTGGACCATGAAGACACCGATGCTGCACGCCTCGCCTGACGGGGAGATGACCACCTCGTCAGCAGCCGCAGCGAGGTCGTAGGCGGCGCTGCACCCCTGTGTGTTGATGACCGCGGTGGTGGGCTTCTTCATCGCCCGGATGCGCTCGGCCGTCTCGCCGACCAGGGAGACGAACCCGCCTGGGGAGTCCACGTCGAAGATGATTTCGGCGACGTCGTCGTTGGCCTCGGCGGCGTCGATCTGGCGAACTAGCCGCTCCATGCTCGTGCCGAGCGAGGAGTACATGCCGTCCATGCGGTGAACGATCGTCCCGTGAATCGGCACTATCGCCACGCCGCCACCCTGCATCGGCGAGGGCCGACGAGCGGCGCCGAACTTCTGGCGGGCCGCCCCCTTCGTCATCCGCTCGCCGGCCGCGACGGCCGCCAGGAACGCCGACACCTCCGCCGCCTTCGCAGCGGTGACGGCCAACGGGGTGCCGTTCACCGCTTGTAGGACTCGCCTCGGTACTCTGGTCTGCATCGGCATCTCCGTTCAGGCCACGCGCAGGGACGCGCGCTGGGCGCTTGGTTCTGCTTGCGGCTGTTCGTCGTCCGGCTGGCCCGGGCCCGTGGCTCCGGCTGCGTCGAGCGGCGCCGGCAACACGATCCCCATCTCTGCCGCCAGCTCCTGTTCGTATGCGATCTGCGCGAACACTTCCTCCAGATCGCGCCCCTCATCCGCCGCGATGTCGGCCAGCGGCTTCACCCTCATCTGCCAGGCGAGTAGGTCCGCCTGCCGGTCCTTCAGCGGGTCGACCGGGCGCCAGCCCCGGCCCTTCCACGTGACCGCGTAGTAGTCGGAGGCGAGGCGGCTATCCACCCGCAGCGACGGCGTCAGCACCGCCATCCGCACCCACCCGCGGTAGACCCGCGAGTGCAACCGCGTCCAGAACCACTTCTGCACCGTTCGCCACCGGTCCCGTTCCGGCAGCAGTCCCGCCCGCATGCTGCTGTAGTTGGCCTCCGACAGGTCGCCGGTCAGGGTGCCGTAGGAGATGCCGATGCCGCGGGCGATCCCGCGGAGAATCAGTTTCGAGAAGTTCCCGATGTTGCCGTTCGGGTGGCTCGGGTCGAACTGCTGGAACTCGACCCCGGGCGGCAGTTCCGAGAACAGGGCAGGGGCGACGTCGATCGAAATCGGCTCTCGCTCCCCGTCGCCGGTCGGGTTCACCAGCGCCTGCTGGTCGGTGTAGGACTGGATCGCGGCGTCCGACTTGTTCACGAGGAAGCCCATCTTGCAGGCTTCCAGTCTGGCAGCGGTCAACTCCGCCTCCGTCAGCCCCGCGAACATCCAGAGGTCCGCGATCACCGGCGCCAGCCACGGCACTCCCCGGGTCTGGCCGACGTACTGCTGGACGAAGAGGTGGATGATCTCCGACGCGGCCACCCACACCCGCTTCTGCCCCCGGCCGCCGCCGTACCTGCTGTCCGGGTGGCGCGGCCAGAACCAGTAGCCCAGGCGCTTCCCCGTCGCGGTGTCGAACTCCACCCCCATCCGGATCTCGACCCCGGCCGCGTTCAGCGGCACGTCGTAGGTCTCATCCAGCAGGTCCGCCGCGATCAGTTCGACCGTGTACCCGAAGCGGTTGTCGGCCCCGGGGCGCTCGCGGACGAACACCTCTCCATCCCGCGCCACGCTCTCGATGCACAACCACTCGACGTCGAGCCACGAAGTCATCCCGTCAATCGTCGCCGTGCCGGCCTCGCCCCACTGCCTCCACCCGTCCTCGATCTTCCTGCACGTGGGCAGTGCGAGTTTGCCGTCCGCCTTCCGGATCTGCGCCTGGAGCTGAATCCCCTCGGACCCGATGACGTTGTCGCGGAGCGAGTTGGCAAAGCCGGCGACATAAGAGTTGTTCCGCCACAGGTCCCGCGACCTGGCCCGCAGATTCGGCAGCGCGTACCGGATCGCGGTGTCCGGGTGGCCGATCGGCGCCGCGAAGTCGCCCAGCAGCCGGCCGCCCGCGGCGCCCTGGTAGTTGGCGCGAATCCGCATCGGCGGCGCCGGAGTGGCGGCGGCCTGCGCCTGCGGCGCCCCTCGGATATGGCCGATCCGCACCGCCTGTGGACCGCCGAACGCATCTGCCACCGCGCTCCGTAGCCGCTCGCTCAGCCCTGCGCGCCGCGGCATCTCGAACGAGCGCATGGGCTACCTCCGGGCGAAGCGGAACGGAATCTCCCTGAAGCGTCCGCGGGGGTTCTCCTCCGCCGCGACCATCGCCGCGTAGATTCCGCGCATCTTCATCAGGCCCGCATGGTCGTAGGTGACCTCCCGCCCGTTCACTGCGATCTTCGCGAACGTCCCGCTGGTCGGAGTGACCGCCTCCAGCGCTTCCTCGATCTGCGTCAGCATCCGCCGCGCGTGCGTCACGGTCGCTGCCGCGGTCGCGAGGTTCGGATGCACCTGGACCCGTCCGTCGAACACGAGGAACCGGTCGGCTCCACCCGTCGCGTAGCCCGAGACTCGGTAGTTGCCCGCCGTCCGCGCCGCGTTCGTAGCTGCGGCCTCGCGCACCTCGAAGTAGTCGCCGAGCGAGGACGTCGCCGCGGTGACGCTGAAGGCGGACGGGCCGTTGAAGTAGTAGATCAGCGACCACCCGCCGCTCGGCGGGAACTCCTCCACGGTCCTGTCCCACCGCCACGAGTCGCCGGCCACCAGCTCGGCGGGCTCTCGGGTCGGTGGGGTGTAGGTCGTGGTCGCCATCGCGCGGGGTCAGGGCGGAAGAAACGCGAAAGGGGCCGTGCCGGAATCCGAAGATTCCAGCACGGCCCCCACGTACGGGTCCGTCACGGGGCCTGCGCCCCTATGGCTTGCGCGGTCTCCCGCGCGTACGACTACAAACTACAGGCGCGCGGGCAACGGGTCAAGCGCCATCGTCAATCGTCATCGTTTCCACCCGTTCACCCAGCCGCCCCCACTCCGCCTAGGCGGCGGGCGGCGGGCGGCTGGCGGCGGTGGAGACGGGGGGGGGTCGGGTTCGCTCGGCTTGGGGTTCGACCGCTCCTCCTCAGCCCGCTCCTCCTTCTCTTTCACGCCGCGCTTCCACAGACGCTTCACCTCCACCCCCAGACTGCGCACGAACGAGTCGCCCAGAGTCCGGAGCGCGACGAGCCCCATCGTGGCGAGGTCCACGGCCTCATTCCGCTTTCCTGCCAGCTTCACATACCGCACCTTCACCTTGTTGCCCTTGAACTCCACCGACCGCTTCTCCGCCGCGAACTGGCGAAGGAACTCGTCATCCACCTTGGTCGTCTCGTACAGGCCGAAGTGCATGTAGCCCGGACCCGGCGACGGCTTCGTGAGGCGGGGGAACACAACGTCCTTGAACGCTGTGGGATTGAACGTCCAGAGCTTCACCTTGTCGCGGTTGTTCCGCGTGGCGCGGGAGAGCGGGACCTTCAGGTCGTCCGACCCCATCACCGCGTACACCCCCCGACCCTCCCGCGGTTTTGTGAACTTGTACACGCGGTCGGTGAGGTAACCCGCGTCCACCGCGCACCGCATGATCCGCATGCGCGCGCCGCTTTCGTGGATCCACTCGCGGTTGAGTATCTTCTCTGCTCGGACCCAGACGTTCTCCGCTTCCGTGTCCTCCTGGCTGGGATCTCCGTCCAGCCGCTCGAAGTAGACCAGCCAGCACTCCTCACCCTCCCCCCACGCCCACACTGCCGCCTCCAGGCGGTTGCCCTGCACGTCAAGCGACATTGTCAGAACGGCTGCTCCGCCAGGCACCTCGGCGGAGAATGCCTCGCGCCGGTTGGCGAGCGCGTCCGGGTCGAGCTGCACGCCGTCGTGAACGTAGAGGAGGCCGAGCACCGTATTGAAGAACGCCTTACGCTCCTCGTCGTCGTCCTTTGCTCGCAGCCACGCCTCGGCAATCTCGTGCCAGCGCACCCACGTCAGGAGCATCGCCGGGATGTGGAACCCGGCGCGCGAAGAGTTGGGGTTGTGCCGCACCCACCGACCATTGGCGAGCATCCACGTCTTCGCCGTCTCCTCAATGAGGGCGTGGCAATGCCGGCACAAGTACGCGACCGTCTCGGGATGATGGGTGACCTGGCCCTGCTCGTCCTCCGTCTTCTCCCAAACGAGGCGGAATGGCCCTTTGCCGGGACGGATGTCGGGCTTCCCACCTGTGCAGCGCCATTCAAGGACCTGCCATCCAGACGGCCCGCCCGCGACCTGCGAGCAGTGCGGACAGGGCACCTCAAAGTGCCGCTGGTCGCTCTTGGCCCACTCCTTCTCAATGCGACTCTCGCCCTCGTTGCCCGGAGAACTGACCTTCACCACCTTCTTTCGGTGCCGGAACGTCTTCGTTCGCGCCTCGGCGAGAGCCAGCGGGTCGCCCTCTGTACCCGCCGAAGCCGGCCAGCGGTCGATCTCGTCGGCGAGCACCACCCGGATCGGTCGCGACGCGAGGCCGGCGGGTGAGTTGGCGCCGACGACGACGATGAACCCGCCCGGGAACGTCTTCTGGAGGATCGTGTTGCCGGAGTCCCGCGACTTCGCGTCCTTCACGCGTCCGCGCAGCCGCGGCGTATCGCGGATCATGGGCGCCAGCCGCTCTTTTGAGAACGACTCCGCCATCGGCTTCACGTTCGGCTGAATCACAAGGATGGAGCTGGGCTCCTGGTCCATGTAGTAGCCGATCGGATTCAGGATCCCCAGCTCTGTCTTGGCGCTCTGAGACGGGGCCACGACCGTGATGTCGTTGAACAAGCGGCCGGAGATCGTGTCCATGATCTCGACGCCGTACGGGGTGCGCTCATTCCGCCACTCGCCATGATTGGCCGAGCTTTCCGCGGACAGCACGCGGTGCCGCTCTGCCCACTCCGACATGCGCAGCCGCGGCGGGAGGCGCAGGCGCAGTCTAGCGGCTGTGGCTGCCGCGGCCCGTGCCCGTCTCGTGGCCGCGGTGATGTCAATCTCCATCCGACCCCGGCCCTTCCCTCTCGTCGTCCGTCTCCAACTCGCCCGCCGCGTTTCGGAGGAGGAGCGTCAGGCGCTCCGTTATGCTGTCGAGGATCCGCTCCGCCTCCGCGGGCGGCACGCCGGCCGCTTCCATGTCCAGCTCGAAGTCGCCGCGCACGCCCGTGCACGCCGCCATGAGCCGGTCGCACAACTCGCCCACCACCGAGACGTGGACATCCAGTGGAATAACGGAGCCCTCTTCGCGCGCGACCTTGATTTCCGCGAGGCGTGCCTCGGCCATAGCCTTCCGCCGCTCCGCGTCGCTGAGGTCCGCGTCGGTGTTCCGCTCCACGCGGGACAGCGCCTCCTCCTGCTTGAAACGGACATACCATGCCTGACAAGCCCGCTTCGGGTATAGCTTTTCGCCGCTCGTCTCATCCCACGGTAGGCCTTTCGCCTCCAGATTCCGGACCTGTCGGTCCGAGACGCCAAGGAGGTCGGCCACTTGGATCTGGTTCAGGAAGTCGGGAATCGGCTGCCGACTTCCGCTCTTTCCTGGGGTTTCTGCCTTCATATGGCTTGATCCTATGCCGGATCGTCCGGGTGCCGGAGAGGAAGCGGAAGTGAGTTTCTGGTGAGTGGGACGCTACAACGTCACGAAACTCGCGCGTTTCCCGCCATATGGCACCCAGGAGGGACCCCTCCTCTTTGGTTGACACAGCCCCCTCCGAAGCCTGGCCGGGGCGCCGGAAGTGGCGTAATTGCCGGGGGCTTTCTTGCCGTTGGCGGCTCAGCACGGCGGTGTCAGCTTCGCCACGTGCACCCACGCCTCCGTGTTCGACTGCTCCGCCTGAGCGTTTATCCGGTCGATCGCGTCCTGGGCCGCTGTCAAGCCGGCCGACGCTGCGGCGAGAGCGCGGGCTCCGACTGCGGCGACCATCGCAGTGCGGCGCTCCGCATCGAGAGCGGCCTGCTCGGCCCTCTTGGCCTTCCGCATCCACACCACAGCGCTGTACCACGCCGAGCCTGCGAGGATTGAGAGGGCGACCACCATGACCCACGCGACGGTCTCGGCCGTCACTGGGCCGCCCTCCGCCTCGCTCGGTGCGCCGCCGAGCGTTCCTTGCTGGTCTTGATCGCCTCGCCGAGCTGTACCTCGAAGTGGCGCTTGAACACGGCTCGCACCGAGCCGGTGATGGTCGTCTCGAACTGGAGGCGGTTGTCGATGGGCGCCTCCTTGGTGAAGCGGTAGAGCGTCTGGATGTTCGTGTCGAACACCTTCCGGGTGCTGAGGTTCGAGGCGAGCCGGGCGCGCCCTCCCTTCTTGCGCTTCCCTCCAGAGCGGCGGCCCATGCGGAGGAAGATGCCGCCGGTGCCGTCGGGGTTCTGGATCATGAAGGTGCGGCCCTTCCCGCGGAACACGCGGACGCGGCCGTTGCGGTTGGCCTGGCGGGCGACGTGGCCCTTGAACCCGCCGCCGCGGGGGACGACCTCCGTGAAGTTGAAATCCTTCGGCCGCTTGTTGCGGCGGCTGTTGTCGGACCTGGAGGTGCGAGCTTCCCGGATGTTGGGGATGGCGAGTCGGCCGCCGGGCTTCCGGCTGCGCTTCTTCCCGCCGCGCTCGAACTTCGTGAAGAGGTCGTCCTTCGAGGCGCCCGCTGGTCCGTCCATGGCGATGACGGCTTCAAGGCGCGCCTTGGTGGCGAACGGCTTGAGCTTCACCGCCTTGTCGCCGAAGTTCTGCGACGCGGGGCGGCGGAAGGTGAAGACGACGTGCTGGTGCTTGCGCTGCGCGTCCTGCGCGTCGAGCGCCGTCTGGTTGATCGCCCGCGCGGCCGCGAACGGCACCTGGCTCTCGAACCCACGGAGGACGGACTTCACCTCTGCGGCCATGGCCGTGATGCTGATTCTCATGCAGCCGCCTTCGTGGGAGTGGTGGCGCTGTACTCCGTGATCCGGTTGCACCGCTTGCAGTAGAACCCGACGGCACCGTCCCTCGTGGCGACCTCGTGGAAGTGCATGACCACCCGAGTGGGCGTGTAGCCTGCGGGGAGGATACCTACCGGTGTGCGGCAGCGCCGGTGATCGTCCTCCTCGAAGCGAGTGACCCCGCCGCTGGCGTGGGCGCGTACGCTCGGCGCAGTGGCGCAGCAGCGGGCGGGGGTCGCGGTCATGCGGCCTTCGCCGGGCCGTCGCCGAACAGCTTGAGCGCACGGACGGTGGTGAGGTCCGTCACCTGAAGCCGTGTGGTCGCCACGCCCCAGGCGCTGACCTCCGCACCGATCGCGGCGAGGGCCGCGGCCTCGATGGAAGTGCGCCTCTCCCTTAGCTCGTCCCAAGTGTGGGCTGCGAGGGAGCGGGAGAGGATGCCGAACGCGAGGTTGCGGATGCTGGCGTCGGGGTTGTAGACCGTTGACCAATTGCGCGGCGCATCGGTGACCTTGTAGGTGAGGTTCGCAGAGTAGGCGAACGACACACCGTCCGTCGTGATGGCAGTGCCCGCGGGCAGGTCGATGGCTTGTTCGGTCGAGATCACGAGGAAGACCTCGTCCAGGAACGGCCAGCACCAGTGTAGGCCCGGCTCCAGCGCCCCTCGCATCTTACCGCCGCGCACCAGCATGGCTCCGTTCCACGGGTTGACCCTGCGGACCGGCCACATGCGGGCGAGGTTGCGGATGAGGAAGTCGACGAGGGCTTGCATCTACCCTTCCGCGGTCTGTTGGCGGAGCCGTCGTGCGAAGTCGACCACGCTCTCGCCCTCCGGCACCCGGAGTGCTTCTCGGACGCGATCAAGGACGGCACGGCAGCGCGCCAGCCGGTACGTCACGCCTTCTCCGCCGCATTCACGGCAGGCGGGACCGCCGGTGCCGGCACACCGGAAGCAGGGCTCGGACGGGCCGTCGGGGTGGGCAGACCAGTCCCACGCTACGGCCTCAGCCCGTGCGACCCGCCCACGCTCCTTCGCGGCGCGCGTGGCCTCCGCATGGACAGCGTCGACCCGACGGAGGACGTAGCGCATCGTCCAGCTCCAGAGGCAGAGCCACGCCACGAAGCCGAGGAGAGGCGCCCACTCACCCGGCGTCACGTCGTCACCTCCCACCCGGGATACTGGACGTCGACGCACAGCGTCAGGTAGCCCGCGGCCTCAGCGCGCTCCCGGACGGCGAGGGCGGCGCGGTGCGGGTCGTACGCGGCGGCCGTGCGGCTCCCTCCGCAGGTCGGGCAGCAGGGCCCGCACGTGCCGTCGGCCACGTGGGGGCAAGCCTGCAACAGCCGGGTCTCGGTGGTCATGCTGCCTCCCGCTCGGGGGTGTCGTCGGCGTCAGGTGCCGGTTCGTACAGGCGGAGGAACGTCTCCACCATGATGGCGTTCCAGTGGCCGCGGTGGTCCTGGTACACGACGTCGCCGGGGTGGACGACGGTGTAGCCGGTCGGCGTGTGGATGACGTGCTCCTCCCTCCCGTCTCGGACGACGCGGGAGATCGCCGGGTGGGCCTCGCCGTTCCAGACGGCGCCCTCCACGTAGCGAGGCCTCGTCACCCAGCGCATCAGGCCGCTCCTGCGAGACGGGCGGTGCGAGGTGGCCGGGCCGCGGCGAGCGCGCGGTGCGGGCTGTCCCGGTGGTCCATCAGCAGCCCCTGGATGTCAGCCGTGGTCCGGCCCGCCGTCGCCGCACCGAACGCCACGGCGGTCGCGTCCACGGGGCGCTCGAAGAACCGAGCGAAGAGGCGGGCGGACTGCTCGCTCGTCGCCGGTCCGAACGTGACGCGGTGGTCGACGCGGCCAGGTCGGATCAGCGCCGGGTCCAGCCGCTCGGCGTGGTTCGTCGTGAGGACGGTGATGATCCCGTCCCGGGAGGCGGCGCCGTCGAGCGCGTTGAGCAGCCCGGCGAACGACACGCCTCCCGCCTCGCCCGTCACCCGTCGGCCGTCCACCGCGCAGTCGATGTCTTCCATCGTGACGATGGACCGCTCCGGGATCCGGCTGAGCATGTTGGCGAGCTGGCCGTCCGTCATCCCGTGATCGGTGATGGGCACCACGTACAGGTCGATGCCGAGGTGGCCGGCGAGGGCGCGGACCGTGCTCGTCTTGCCCGTGCCGGGGTCGCCCTCCAGCAGGTAGGCGATGCGCCACGAGAGTCCGCGGTCCTCGTACCAGTCGCGCTGGGCGAGGAAGTCGCTGGCCGTCTTGACCATGCGCTCCATCACACCAGCCGGGAGGACCACGCTCTCCAGCGCCCGGGGCGGCGTCTCCCGCAGCGGCACCCACTCACCCCAGCGGAAGAAGTAGACGCGCGTCCTGCGACCAGCGCGGCTGGCGACATGAGCCGCTTCCTCCAGGATGGCGCGGGCGACGGTCTGGCTGCGGCCGAGCATGCGGAGCGTGATCGTCTCCCGGTATCCGGTCCAGTCGCTCCCCGGCATCGTTCCGCCGTCCATCTCCTTGCGCTCCCGGCTGAGCCACACGGGCCGGCCGCGGTGCCACAGCAGGTGATGGCCGGGAGCCGGCGTTAGGAGCACGCTGGTGCGCTGGCCGTTGCTGTCGCTGGCGGGCTGGGCGCTGGCCGTCAGCAGCCGCGTCTTGCGGCTGTAGGGCTGGGCGTCCAGCCACTCCGTCAGCATCCGGTAGAGCGGGTCGCCGCCGATGATGTCCACGGAGACGACGCACTGCCGCTGGACGGCCCGGAGGAGGTGGCCCGGCAGCTTCCGGCAGGCGGCGAGGACGGAGCCGACGATGGAGAGGGCGATGACGCCGGCACCGACCTGCGATTGCAGGGCAGAGAGGACGGCGTCGTACATGCTCGCGGCGCTCTGCATCAGCGCCTTGCGTCCAGTGCGTCCAGCACCCGCTTCAGGGCCGCCTCAGCCTCGGGGTTGCCGGCGACGGCGGTGGCGAGAACGGCAGCGTCAGCGAGCGAGGGGGCAGGCTTGGGCGTGGTGACCCATGTCCCGGTGCCGACGGTGTAGGGCGGGAATCCGTTCAGGTGCACCACGTCCACCGCCACCGTCCCAGCGTTCGAGCATGACACGCTCATCGTCGCCTCCAGTCGTTCAGGTTCAGAGTCCAGCAGCCCGCACGCCGTTCAGCGTGCTTCGGGGTCGGTCGTACGTCGGGAGGGCGATACGCCAGCCCAGACCCAGCAGGGCGGCGGCAGCGCCAAGCACCGTCAGAGTCGCGCCGAGGCGGGCGGGGCTCATGATCCGGTGTGCCGCAGCGCGCGGTACTGCCAGCCGCGCAGAGCGCACACCGCCCTCCACTCGGCGTTGAACATTGTGTCGATCGGACAGTCCCGATGCCCCAGGAAGGCCGCAGCCTCAGCCCCGACCCGACGGTCGTACTCGTCCACGGCGGCCTTAGGTGTCAGGCGGCCCGAGGCCGCGTCCTCCGCGAGGGAGTGGAGGTGGCCTCGGCGATACGTACGTCGGAACAGGTTCCACGGCTTGGGCCAAGCCTGCATCGTGTGGCGAGCCATCACGACGTACAGGGCCACGACGAACGCCACCGCGCCGACAATGTCCATCCGCGCCCTCTCTCGTGGGTTGGAAGCACGACAGGCCCGCCCCCGGCCATTGGAGGCGAGCCTGTGTGGTTGTGGTCCTACACCCTCTTGGTGGACGCGGCGGGCCTCGAACCCGCAACCTCTCGGCACTCTACCAACTGAGCCGCGCACGTCCACCATCTGCACGTAATCTACACCGTCAAGCCGCTTTCCGGTATGCCTTTGCTTGTACGTCGAACCACCCCCCGGTCGGGCACTTCCGGTTCTCGCACGGGACGCGGTGGACGACGCGGGTAGGCGCGAAGGAGCGGGCGACGTGAGCCGCTACCTCCAACGACGTATCCAGCCGCACCAGGGTCATGCAGGCCGGGCACCTCGCCTCCACCTGCACGAAGCCAGGAGGAACACCCCTGCTGTGCAGTGGGATCGGAGGTCGGCCGCTCACGGGAGCACCAGGCGGAACCAGACGTGGACGAGGGCGAGGAACGCGGCGACTTGGAACCAGCTCCGGGAGAGGCGGTCGGTCGCGGCGTACCGATGGCCGGTCCACTCATCCCGCGACAGGTTGGCGCCGAGGCCCGCCCACTGGCCTCGGAAGTACCCTGCGAGGAGCAGGGCGCCCAGAGCCGCGATCACCAGCGAGTTGCAGACGAAGACGGCGACGCTCAGGTCCGCGGGGGCGGCGACGTAGGGACGGACGACGGCCGCGCCGGCGACCATAGCGGCGAGTGCTGCGGCCACTCCAGCCATGAACCCCACCGCGGCCGACCGCCGAATCTCCGCCACTCTCTCTCGCGACTGCTTCCACCTGTGGTTGCCGGTGTCAATGTCCAAGAAGCTGATGCTCAAGCGGCCCCCTCGTTGGTCGACGCGTCAGGGAGGGCGCGGAAGGAGGCCAGCGCGTCTTCGGGCGCACTGGTGTACCCCCACGCACCTCCGTTTCCGTCGGGGATGGCGGGCACGTAGCACTCGGCGAGAGCCGGCGGGACGTGCGTCCGGCACCGGATGCGCCCCGGACGCAGGAACTCCCCGTAGGGGCGGTAGAGGCGAACGCTCGTACCCGACACGTTGCAGTCCGCACACGTGAAGGCGGCGCTCATCCGTCGTCTCCCACGTCCGCCTTCAGGATGGCGGCCAGCTCGGCGTCCCGGTTCCTCACCCACTGCCGGACGGTGTTGACCGGCTCCTCCAGCGCCAGCGCCTCTACCGCCAGCATCGCGTCTTCGTCCTTCCCGTTGGCGACGCACATGACCGCGCCGAAGAACTCCGGCGGGAGATCAAATTGTGCGATGTACGCACGGGTCCGTTCCACAAACGCGCGGCGCCCTTCGTCCGGTTGCTCCCGCATGCATGCGTCACCGACGAAGGGGCGGAACGCGAAGAGCAGGGAAGCGCGGCGATGCGCGTACTCCGCGAACGGCTGGCGGAAGAACTCCATCGCCTCGAAGTCGTATCCCATCTCCGCCAGCGCGTCCACGAAGTCACCCTCCGTGTGAATGCCGCGTAGGAAGCAGAACTTCCGGAGCCGCGCGTCAGAGAGCCGGAACCGCAGCGCGTGGAGCGCGACGTACCAGTCGCTCTTCACCTTCAGGAGACACGGGCCGAGATCGGGGTCGTGCCACCGGGCGACCACACCCTCGCCGTCCTTCCACCCGCGGACGGACCGGAGTAGATCCTCGGCGCTCTCTCGGTTGTACGCCCCGACCATGCCGACGCCGATCGTGCTCGCCACCATCGCCAGCGGGGCAGCGTCGATGATCGGGTTGAGCGTCCGCTTGTCCACCGCGCCGAGGAGCGTCAGGCGGGCTTCGCTGTAGGCCACGACGATGCGGTTGTCCGGAGCCGTGTACTCCAGCAACAAGCTCCAGTGGTCCGCCATCGTCCGCCGCGTTGCCCACTCCAGAAGGGCGGGGTAGCGCTCGCGCACCAGCGCCATCACCGGTTCACTGAACACGCCGAGGTCGTGGTTGCCTCGGGTCCGGAAGTGCGGCTCGCCGTCGATGCGGTCCACGATGACGAGCGTCCCGTCCGCCTTGTCCGTGAACGTCACCGCCCCCGCGCTGAGGGCTTGGCGGAAGCTCGCGTCGTACGTCGCGTCCTCCCCAAGGTTGAAGAACTTGGGGAAGCCGGCGGACACCACGTTGCCCGCAGCGTCCGTCAACAGGGAGCGCGCGCCGTACTCCGCGGAGAGCCACCGGAACTTCGACTTGCGCGGGGCGGTCAGCACCCGACCGTCGCGCGCTGAGACGCTGAACTCCGTGCGGTCCACCTCGTCGAGCTTCAGGGCGGCGTTCGTCGTGCGGATCATGCGGCGGCCTCTCCGTCGTGTGTGAGGTGCGCGGGTCGGGAGCATCCGAGGGGACGCTACGCCCCTTCAGCGGGAGTACGGCCGGGAGACCGTCCAGCGGCTACGCTGGGCTCCGGACACTCTACCGACCTGCGTCGTTCAGCGCTTCGCCTCGCCGGGAGCCCGCGTGTTCATGACGACGGCGTGATAGTCTGGGCCTAGCCGCGCCGTGAACGGTTCCGCTGACGTGACTGCTTCCGCGCAGAGGTGCCGCTGGTCGCGGGCGTGCTCCTTGAACGAGAGGGTGAGGGCGCCCAACACCGCCGCCTCCGCGTGGAGGTCGAACACCGCCAGAAACTCCGCCGCCCGATCCGCCGCCGCCTTCATCGTGAGCCTCCGCGGAGAACGGTCCCGGGAGCGTGCTGGGCGAGGACGAGGTAGGTGCCGCCCTCGCGCTGGTCGCCGTACTCGTACACGAGGTGCGCCCACCCCACCGCGCGGTAACGCTCCAGAAGCACGGCCCTCACCGCCGTCGCCCCGTTCGGCAACTCCACCCGCACCGACTCACCGGGCAGGGACTTGACGATGGCGTCGTCCACCCTCGCCTCCGCCGCCTTCAGCCAGTCACGGTCCTTCGGTCCGATCGCCATGCGTGCGCTCCACGTTCAGGTTCACGAGCTGGGGGAATCCTCCCGCCGGGATCGAACCGGCGCCTCCGCCTTCAAAGGGCGGCGTCCTCACCGCTAGACGAGGGAGGAGCGCGGGTCAGGCGGTGGCACGGGCGTTCCACTTCTGCGCTGCTTCCTGCTCTGTTGCCGCGGGCGGGCCGTTGGCGTCGCACCCGAAGCAATAGACTCCCGCGCGCACCTCGTCGGGTATGTCATCGTCGCTCGCGGTATGCACCGTCAGCTTCTCCCTCTCGCCGCAGAACGGGCAGCCCGCAAGCGGATCGTGCTCTCCCGGTGTCGCGTGTTCATGCCTCGACCGCGCACGCTGGCGGTAGGCGCTCAGGTCCAGCACCTTGTCGGGTTCGTTCACGTCACGTCCTCTACCAGACGGTAGCCCGAAGAGGTGGGGCGGAAACGACGGGCGAGGCACAGGAACTCCCATCCGACGCGGGACACCTTCGCACCTTCCCGGTCCGTCAGTACCACGCACCGGGCGCCGTTCGGCAGCCGCTCGATGACGCGGAACGTCCGCCCCTTCGCCCGCGGGTCATTGTCGGCCCATACCTGACCGGGCCTCACCTCCACTCGCATCGCGGCGTCAGCACTCATCGAGTCCGTCTCCGTCGCTGGGGAAGTCTAGGTCGCGCAGCTGCTGCGCGTTCCACACGTCCACCTCGTCGTCCATCGCCTCCAGGCGCATGATCTGCAAGTGGTCCTCAGCCTCGGCCGTCGCGAGCGTGGGGCGGCGCACCTTCCGGCGGTGTCGCTCAGTCACGGCGTCCTCTCTGCGTCGGGGTTCTGCTCCTCTACTACAGAGGCAAGAGGAGCGTAGTAGAGAGGAGCCTTCCCCTCGCGGGGCACTTCCACCAGGTAGCGGGGCCGGGCGCTGAACCCGTCAAAGCGCCACTGGCACCGGCCGGCGGGGGTTCCCGCAGGGATGGCGGGGTGCGACGGTGTGTAGGTGCGGGGGAACGCTCCCTCACCCTCCGACAGTGCGCCATCTGCGACGAAAGCGAGGACCGCCCCCCGCTTCGCCGTCTTGATTCCCGCCGACTGCGAAGTCCACTGGACCACTTCTCCTATCGCGATCCGCTTCATGTGCTCTTGCTTCCGTAGGTGAGTAGCAGGGGCGGGACTCGAACCCGCACGCCATCGCTGGCACCCGCTTTTGAGGCGGGTACGTCTACCGATTCCGTCACCCTGCCGTCGCTTCCCTCTCCGCTTCGTCCTCCGCATGAATCTCCCTCACCCATTGCCGCATGCGCCGAGACCACTCCGGGAGGCGGTCGTCCGGCAACTCCTTGTGGTGAGCCTCGCAGTACCAAGCGGCCTCCGCATCCTGTCCGTACGCCGCCGGAATCGCGCACACCGCGCAGTTGGTCAGCGGCTCAAATACCATGCACCCGATGCCGCAGGCGAGGCAGTGGGCGTAGCCATCCGTGCGGTCGCGCCGGTCCCATTCGTGTTCGTGCCCATCCACCACGCGCATGTAGCGCCGCCATGCGTCCTCCTCCGCCGCGTCCACCGTCTCGCCCTCCCCGCGAATGAACACGTCCGGCGAGCGGGGGAACGCCTCAAAGAACGCGGTGCGGTACGACCCTTCCTTCGCGACCACGACTCCGTCTCCCCCGGCCTGTACGAAGCAGTCCTGCGGCCACGGGTGCGCGCAGGGGTAGATATCGTCAGCGCCGTTCAGGACGGAGAGCAGGGACATCCGGGCGTACCGCCTCTCGCTCGTACGATCCGTCACGTGCACTTCTTTCGCTTGGGTGAGTAACCCCACGGGGAGTTGAACCCCGCTCTCCACCTTGAAAGGGTGGCGTCCTAACCGATAGACGATAGGGCCGCGCATCAGCCGAACACGCGTCGCTCGTAAGCATCCACTTGAATGGCGAGCGCCCGCATCTCACGTGCTTCTCGGCTCCGATCCGCAGGCGCAGCGTCCATCAGGGTCGAGATGCGGGCGAGAGCGCGCCGGTGCCACGGCTGCCCAGCATCGGAGCGAGCCGCGAACCGGCAGCGCCAGAAGCCGTCGTGCCATGTATGCGAGAGCCGCCCCGGCTTCCCACTGTGCCCCACCTCCACGCCGTCGGCGTCTAGCATCAGGGGCTCGTCCCCGCCTGCGCACCACTCGCAGTCCCGTCCCTCGCTCATCCCTCCTCCTCATAGGGGTTCGCCAGCAGGTCAGCCCACATCGCAACGCGCTCGGCGTTCGGGACGATGGCCGGGGAAGGATGCCAGAACAGGCCATGCGTTGCAGGCCAGCCGCACTCCAACCGCCCGTCGTAGTGCCGCCAGACGACCCCGCTGCTGATGTCGGGGTCGGGCACCACCCGCAGTCGTCTCTCGCTCACGTCGTTCCTCCCGGGCTCCATTCGCGTAGCCTCTCTCTCGGTTCAGGCGGCGCGGCTCGCTGGTCCGCGGAGGACGTGGCCGCGCAGGTAGACCACAAGGTCGCGCGACGGCTCGAACACCCGCACTTCGTCGCCCTCCATCGCCAGCGCTTTCCTTCGTGGTGCCCGCATGATGTCGAGATGAATCCACGACCCGTACTGGAGAGCCGAGGGCGGGGCGCCGACTCGCTTCCGGAACGCCTCCAGCTCGGCCACCTGTCCATCGTGCGTCGGGGCGTCGCTGTGGGCGTGCGACCAACCCGGGGCCATCGCGTTCTCGCGGTCCATCAGGATCATCGTCAGAGCCCCAAGGCCCGCCGCTCCTCGAAGGACAGTCGGTTCAGCGCGCGGCGACGCAGGTCCGCGTTGTAGTCCTCCCACCACTCCTCCATCGTGTCGAACACCCGAAGCGGCTGCTTCGCCACTTCACCCGTCCCGCCACCCATCACCCCCATCAACCGCTTCGCCGCTCTTCGGCCTCGGCCGGATTGTAGAAGGCGCCCTTCGTCACCATCGGCCCGCGACCCTCCGTCAGGTCCGCGTTCTCCTGAGCAAGCCACACCTCGCGCATTGCTGCCTCCTCTCGGGTTCCTCATGACCTGCGGGCACTCCACGGAGAGAGGGGGAATCGAACCCCCGCGGGACTTTCATCCCGGCCTCGGTTTAGCAAACCGGCGCCTTGCCACTCGGCCATCTCTCCAACAGCGGAACGGGAGGGGATCGAACCCTCGCCCCCGTTAGGGGGACCGCCGCTTTCCAAGCGGGTGCGTTACCGCTCTGCCACCGTTCCGGGGCTCACTCTCCAGAGGGAGGGAGCAGGTCCAGTCCGTCCCAATTGCCGACGTGCGATGGGCCATGCGTGATGCAGAGCCCGTCCTCCGTCGCCCACGTCGTCTCGACCCCGTCCACGGCCCCGGCCATACTCACCTCCCGAACGTCCATCACCTTCGCTTCCGCCCCGCCTCTGGTGCGGTACGTCTCCCCAACCTTCCACATCGGGTTCATGGTGCCTCCGGAGGAGAGGGAGGAACGAGATCCAGCGACGGAATGGGCCCAACGTTCCCCCGCGCTATGATCGCCTCTCCACTCGGAAGCCAGTAGACAGGCACAGCGGAGACCTCGCCGATCAGCGTGGACGGAGCCTCCGAAGTGGGAGGGAGCAGGTCGAAGAACGCGGTCCGGCCTGCGGGGATGCGACTCCCCGTCAGAGTGAAGCACTGGCCGTCGTGTCGCCAAGAGACCGAGCCGTACTCCATCCATCCGTGGACGGCGTCCTCCGTCACGCTGTCCACCCGTGCCTCCCTCCCGCCCTTCGTCGGGTACGTCTCTCCCACCTTCCATGCGGACATAGCGCACCTCCCTCAGCGGCTCGTTGCGGGTGCCAGTTCCTCAGCGTAGAAGCCGAGACGGTGCCCCTCGAAGTACCCGACGTAGTACGGCACGGGCGGAGCGTTGGCGGTCGTCACGGACTCCACCACGAAGACGCTTCCGACAGGGGCGAGGACAGGGAAGGCGTCCGTCGTCACGCGAACCCGTGAGCCCTTCGCGTAGTGCTGCGTCATCTCGCCTCGCTCTGCTGGGGTGCGACGCGGGGCCACGGCAGGTTCAACACGTACGCATGGTGCCGGTCACCGCACCACGAGGCCAGGTCGTTGAGGTAGCGGGTCGCGGGGGCCACCGGCCGCCCCTCGCCCGCGTCGCCCTGCCGGCGGGCGGTCCAGTCTCCACCCTCGCCCTCCCGCCGGACCGTGACGACGTGCTTCCCCTGTCCGGTGTAGGCGTGGTACACGTCGTCCTCCACCTCGCGGATCATCGTCACGCTACCCAGCAGGGAGCGGTTGCGCTCGCGGATCTCGGCGACCGGCATCGGCGCTCCTCTTCGTTGTTCAGGATGGAGGTCAGACCTCGCCGTGGTAGGGGCGCCGTGCTGCCAGTTGGTTGGCTGCGTCCCGCCACGCTTGCCATGCCGTGAACCCAGCGCCGACCGACGTCGTGGCCTCGGCGGCAAGGTATACCTGAAAGCTGATCCCGGACTTCACGGCGCGGGCATCCGGGTACATCGCCAGCACAGCAGCTTGGCTGGGGCTCATCTCCATGCGCTGCGCCCTATCCACTCAGGTCGGCGGCGGCGAACGTGCGGACGCGCCCGGCGCACTGCGCGTGCTGGCACGGTCGGACGCGCTCGACGTCGTACGTGGCGCCGACGGCGGCGTCTTCTCGCCATGCGCGCACCACGACTTGCCGCCCCGAGAAGCACCCCATCCCGGCGACACGCACCGTCACCACGTCGCCCACCTTGTGCCCGCCCACCTCGCGAGCGACGCCGAACATCCACCCCGGCCACGGGCCCGTCCCGCTCAGCGCTTCCATGCGTCGTCCTCGGTTCGGTGTGTCAGTCCGGTGCCCCACCTACAGGGGAGAGACACTGGACTGCGGGAAGCCGCGCCGTGCGTCAGTCCTGGGCCATCAGGGCCTCCCGCAGCAGCGAGTCGTCCGCGCAGGTGCAGGTGTGCACGTCCAGCGGGCGCGCGTCCTACTCCGCGATAGCATGCACCCGCCACACGTCGTAGGTCGTGGGCCGCAGGCAGGTGCCGCGGTTCTCCTGGGTGTACTCGACGCTCTTGACGATGCCGTTGATCGTGAACGTCGCCCGCTCAAGCGCCCGAGCGATCTTCCGGGCCGTGCCCTCACACCAGCACGTCACGATCACGCGCGGACCGAAAGCGTCCACCGAGTGAACCGGGATGCCGGACGCTTTGAAGAGCGCGATGAAGCGGTCCGCCTTCTCACCCATACTCGGCCTCCCGGAAGTGAACGCCTTCAACTGTGGCACTCCATCGTTTCACTTCTCAAATATGGGAAGCGAATGCCGGAAGTCAAGGGTTCTGGCGCCCAGATTTGGGAAGCATTAACTTTACCCTCCATGGACATGGAATCGCTACTGAAACGGGTTGAGCTAACGCGCCAAGGGCTCGCCCGGTTGGCCGGGTGGTCGCGCCGCACCCTCTACACGGTCGCCCACGGTGGTGCGACGGCGGAGCACAAGCGCCGCCTCGCCGACGCGCTCCGCACCCATGCTGGCGTTTGCCTTCACGAAGCCCGTGAACTGGACGTGGAAGCCGCGGCGGACGAGCGGGTGGAGCGGTCCACCCGCAAGCGAGGGAAGCGCCGATGAACGACGACCTGCTCAGACGGAGGGACGAGGCGTACCGCGCCGCCGGCATCCGCATCCCCGTCCGGTCCGGCGCTCCGCGTCCAACTCCGCAGACAGGCAAACGCCCGGCGTGGCTCGCGTTCGTCCTCCGCACCCTCGCCCGGCTCCGCTTCAGGCGGGGCCTGCGTTAGGCCGCCTTCCTCGCCTCCCGCTCCTCTCCCCAGAACACCCCGCCGTGCCCTCGCGACACCAGTGCGTGGCGGTACTCCTCCAGCGTGCGGTTCGCCTTCCTCGCGTTGCACCCCGCGCAGGCGTGGACGAGGTTGAGCGGGTGCGTCGGACCGCCTCGGGAGCGGGGGATCAGGTGGTCGCGCGTCCGCATCGTCGGTGGCGCCCGCTGTCCCTCGCCGACCCCTTCCGTCAGCACCTCGCCACAGTAGTAGCAGCGGTCTGCGGTCCGGTGGAACGCCTCCCACGCCTCGTTGTCCCGCTCCGCCCGCAGCTTCCTGTCCTGGCGCCGGGCCTTCCGCAGCGCCGTCTTCGCTTCCTCCACCTGGCGCTTCACCAGGGCGAGCCGTTCACGTCGGGAGCGGGACGCGGGCTGGGCGAGGATCGCACGCACATCCGCCCGGCCACGCGCGATCCGGTGCCTCAGCTCCGCCTCGTCGGCTACGCGGCCCTGGCCTCCCGACGCGGCGCGAAGTCGTGGACGACGGACCATCTCCCGTCCTTCCTCCTCACCAGCGTCCAGCGGAACCAGGGACGGGCGGCGGCGTGCGTCGGCAGCGCCACCCTCGTCCGTGCGTGAAGCTGCCTCCCCTTCACCTCGATCCACCACTCCGTTCCGTCGGCGCATAGGGCGTAGAAGTCCGGGGTGTACTTGGTGTCCGTGACCTTCCCTTCTCCGTCCGTCACGTACAGGTGCCAGGTGACGGGCTCGAAATCCCAGCGGATGATCTCCCCGGCCTGCTGTCGCGGCTCCAGCCACTCGCGGGCGAACCGCGCCTCGACGCCGTTCATCTCCCCGCGACGCGGGTCCGGCTTCGCCTTCCGCTGCTCACTCGTCGCTTCGTCCACCCCGGGAGGCCGAGCCATGCGCCGGTCAATCTCCCGCTGGAAGACGTGCGCGAGGGTCGGGTTGCTGTCGCGCATCCGCTCCAGCTCGGCGCCGGTCATGTCCTCCACGCGTCTCACGCCGCCTCCGCGAGGTCGAAGAGGTCGGGCGCGCGTGCCGATGGCTTGAGGCAGTGGGGGGAGAACCAGATGGTCTCGCGGGCGGCGTTCTCCCGACCTCGCCCGACGGCCGTGCGGCTACCGAACCCTCCCATCGCCTTCCACCGCTTCACGGACCATGTCGCCGGCATCTCGTGCTCTCCGTCGTAGCCGCAGAGTGCGATGCGCAACGAGGGGTCGTCACCGTGCTCTAGCGCCCACTCCCGCACTTCTGTTGCGATGGCCGTCCGCGTGGCGTACGCAGCGCCGCCGTGCTCTTCGTCCGAGTACGGAGGGTCCAAGAACACGGCGCATGGGCTGGGGCTGAGCCGCGTCGGTGTGACAGTCCGTGTCCAATCGCCGCAAAGAACACGCGTGCGGGCTAGCCGCGCCTGCAACCGTCCTAGCGCTTCACCGGGACGTTCGAGCGACAGAATCCCGCCGCCGGGATGCGCTGCGGCAGGACGCTGGGGCGACGTTCGAAGCCACGCCTCCCCTATCGAACCGGACAGACCCCATACCCACCAGCCCGCGAGTTGGACATCGAAGACTTCGGGATCCGAACGCAGGCGATCAGCCAGCGTTTCGGCGTGCGCCCTCTGGTATCCATGCCGGGCGGCGAGATCAACCTCCGTCAGCGGCCAGTCTGCCCATCGCGCCACGGAGGCAGGGTCCGCACGAACGGCGCGCCAGAAGTTCACCAGCAGCGCGTCCGCGTCATTAACCGTCTCAACTCTCGACGCGTGTGGTCTCCCCAAGAGCACGGCAAGCGAACCCGCGAACGGTTCCACGTAATTGGGCACGTCCCCAAACCGCTCCCACACGAGGTGCGCCACGCGCGACTTCCCCCCGAACCAAGGGAACGGGGCCTTAAGGACACCGCTCACGCTGCCTCCCTCTGGAGAGGAGAACCCGCCGACTTCCATCCCTGGCACGCTCTGCACATCCCCGCTTCCTTCCGTGTCTGGACCCGCCTCCCGCATCCGCCTGCGCACGCCGTGGTGCGGCGCCGGCCGTAGCGCTTGGCGAAGCAGTCGTTGCAGCGCTTCTTCTGCTTGAAGGCGTTGCCGCTGTCCCGGAAGGAGGAGACCGGCCAGCGGTTCTCGTCCGGCGGGCACTCGGCGCACTCCCACTCCGTCTCAGGCGGCGCGAGCATACGCCACCTCCTCCGTCGTCACTGGGCGGCGCTTGGGCGGGCGCGGGACGAACCCGGCGGCCTCCACCAAGCCATTGAAACTGCCCCACGTCTGCTTAAGCACCTTGTGCCCGTACCCGACCTCCACCATGAACTGCATCCGCGTGGGCCCGGGTCCGCCCTTCCTGCACTTCCGCTCGGCCGCCAGCCTCCGGTAGTCCGCCAACACCCGCTCCTTCGTGTACGGGACCAGGGTGAGCCGGCGAGGACGGAGCCCGACGACGATGGCTGCGCGGTGCCAGAACCCGTGGCCGGGATCGGGCGGCGGGGGCGTCTCCTCCATCAGCATCCACAGGTCGCGCCACGTGTAGCCAGACGGCGCGTGGCGCGAGAAGTCGGCGAACTTAGGCATGGTGCCGGGATGTCCCAGGTCCACCGCGAGTTGCCGCACCGCGTCGATGAGTGCCCGGCGGCGGGCTCCGGTCGGACGGTCACGCCACCCGTTGCGCGCCGGCTGGAATCCCAGCGTCCGGACCGCCTCGCTCCACTTCCTGGCGCCCGCCCACTTGCAGACGCGTCGGATCGAGAAAGTGCCGAGCCGCTGGTACGCCGACATGGACGGTGCCACGCCGGGCGGCTCCTTGGTGAGCGCGGCCACCCGCTCCATGTCGCGGATCGCGGCGAGCTGCCGCATGTGCAGTGGGTTCATGGCACCGTGGCTCAACTGCCCTCCCGCGTGTCCGGCTTGACCCGGTAGCCGGATTCCACCCGCCCCTCGCTCATGCTTCCCCGGACGTGCAGCGGCTTCCAGAATGTGCCGACGACGCGGCCGAAGAGCGGCTTCTCGGGCGTGTAGGTCGCGAAGTGACCGCGGCAGATGTGCAGCGCCTTCCGCAAGCCTACCTCGTCGCTCTTCCCCTCCGTCCGCAGCACCTTCCGCATCGGATCGATGTCGATGGTGTGGTAGCGGACACGAGGGCGAAGTCTCGCGCGCCGCGCCGCCTGCTTCGGCCGCGGTGGGACCACCTCAGTCACCTCCACGTTCTTGCAGTGCATGAACGAGACGGCCAGCCAGAGCGGCAACTCCAAGCTCGTCATGACCTGCCGAATCCAGTCGCACTTCTCCGCCGGCACGTCCTCGCAGACGGGGGTGAAGATGCGGTACGTAGCATCACCGGCCTCCACCACCTTTCCAGCCGCGTCGAGCGCGAAGTGTGACGAGGCGAAGGGCCCAACGATCAACCCATTGAGCTGTTCGATGTACATCGTTGTTTGGATCAGCCAGCGCCGCGGGTCGTGCCGAGAGCGGGGCGCCCACGGGTCCGCCTTCACCGCCATACCGAATGCGCGGCAGAGGCGGAACGGACTCACGCCCTTCTGGTCGCTGACGATCTTTGAAGGCGCGTACGCCTCTATCCAGAACCGCTCGAACGGCGGCGCGATCGTCGGGTAGTCGCGCGTGAGATCCCAGTGCTCCTGCCCGGTGCCCTCGAAGTAGTGCTCGACCACGTTGTCCGCGACGATCACTACGGCGGAGAGAACGGTCTCCTTCACGTCCGCGAAGTAGGCGTCGAACTCGTCAGTGCCAGTCGGCGCCCAGTCGGGGAAGATCGACTGGTTCCCCACGATGCGGTCGTACATCGTGGTCCGCGTGTCGGCGGGGGGCGCCTTCACGCTGCCTTCAGCATCGACGTGTCCCCGTCGGCCAGCGTCCGGATGCCGTGCTCGCGGCAGCGTCCCAGCCACCGGGCGTTGAGGAGCGAGATCGGCGGGTCCACCTCGTCCCGCAGGACGGAGAGGCACGGGTCGCACATCTCGCCCGCGTCGTCGCAGGTGCAGGCCACGCGTTCGATCGTCATGCTACACCTCGCAGGGGCGGGTTCGGGTTGTCCATCCGGCGGTCTCGGCCGGACACGCTCACGACGTGGAAGTACGACGGGCCGAGCCGACTGAAGAGGCGGAAGTACTCGTGGTTCTTGGACTCCAGATCGTTGGGGTCCACGTTGCTCGTGACGAGCGTAGCCCGCTTGGCGCGCGCGACGAATATCTCCGTCATGCGTCGTACGACATCCGCGCTGGGCGCCTCGCTCCCGAAGTCGTCCAAGATCCACAGCCCACACCTCTTCCGCTTCTCCAGCACGGCACGAACGCTCTTGTTGCTGCTGTAGCAGTCCTGAATCTCCCCGATCAACTCCAGGGCGATGTCGTAGACGACCCAGTCCCGCGGCAGAACGGCGTCCAGCAGGCAGTCGCGGAGTGCCGCAGCGGCGAGGTGGGACTTCCCGCGGCCGGTGTCACCGAGGAGGTAGACGCTTCGCACCGGGTCGTGGGGTCCAGCAGCCTTCGCAGCAGCCAGCAGGTCAACGACCGCCATCCGCGGGCGGTGTCCCGTGGGACCGTCTGGAACCCAGTTGTCGAACGTGCAGTGCCCCAGGTCCGGAGTCACCACCCCGGCATCCGCGAGCATGTCGAGGACGTGGGTCAGCCGATGCTCACGCTCCTCTGCCTGCCGCTCCCGCTTCTCGCGCAGCAGCACGTCCTCGGCGGCGAGCCGAAGCTGCTCCCGGGCACGCTCGGTGCACGGCTGGCACTCGCGCTTAGCAACGCGTTCCGGAACCCACCGGCCCTTGACGGAGATGACCGTGTAGGTCCAGTCGGAGTCGCACTCGGGGCAGTGCGTCGTGTGCTCCGCGGCGGTGCCGCTGGGAACGCGCTCAGTCAATTGGAATTCGCGGCCGGGTTCCGCCGGCTTCGCCGCGCCGCGCTGGGCGAATCGCGCCTGCAACTTTTCCATCGCTGCCGCTTCGGCCGCGGGGTCCAGCCCCGTCCGTGCCGGTTGCAACGAACCTGCGTCCGTCGTCTCGTCGTCCATCATCCTCCGGCACCTCCGCTGAGGTTGCTTTCCGGCGCTCGTCCGCGTCTCGCACCGCCGCGTCGAAGTACGCCATGGAACTCACCTGCTTGTTCCTCCCGCTGGGCTTGAACTCGTTCGCCTGCCGGTAGACCTCGGAGCGGCATAGCTCGGTGGGTATGCCGTCGCTCAGCCAGTCCACCACCACCTGCCTTGAAGCGTGCCCCGGGTAGATCGGCGCGTACCCGTTGGGGCCCAACGCTGGATTCTTCGCCATGCCGGCGTTGGCGGCGCGGATGATCTCGTCCGCTTGGGTGTCGCGGTCGGCGGTGCCCGGCGTTGGCAGGCGGATCACCGGCGTCCCCTCTCCCTGCGCTTCGTCCACACGCGTTTCGTGATGACCAACTACCTTCTTTTCTTCTTTCCTTTCTTTCCTTTCTTCTTCTTTGGCTCGTACCTGGCTCGTACCTGGCTCGCCCGCGGCTCGGTCGCTGGCTCGGCTGGTGGTGCGTGGTGTGTTGTAAGTGTCGTAGTTGACGATGCTTACTATGCCCGGCACCTGGCTTGACCCGTGGCTCGTTTTTCGGGCGATTCTCCCGAGCTTTTCCAGGAGCGCCAGAAACCGCTCAACCTTGCCTCGCGTCCAGTGCCAGCGAGCGGCGAGAAAACGCTCGCTGGCCAGCGCCTCCCCGCGGTCCAAGACAATGACCGCCGTGCCGACAATCCGGCGCCTCGGGTTGATGGCCGCGAGCTGGAGCAGGTCGATCCAGGCGGACCGGCGATCGAACGGCTCGTCGCCCTCCCATAGTGCATCATTCCCATCGAACATCTTCCGGGAGAGCGCGAGGTGCCCGCGGCCCATAGGCTTCCCGTCGCGCGCTTCGTCATCCATCGGTGCGGCCTCTCCGGGTGTTCGAATTCGCGCCACTCCGTTGAGCGGTCGCGTCATGCATCGCTGCCCGTCCACCGCTCCCTACGCCGTTCTCCCGCACCCCGTACACGGCCGGAGCCTGCCGCCCTTGTCCCGCCTCAGTGGAGCGCCGCAGTAGGCGCAGGGGCCGGGGACCACGTGCCTACTCCGCAGCCGTCGGTGCGGGGAGCGGGGCAAGGGCGGCGGCTGCCTCTCGGCGTTCGCAGCCGCACCAGTCCGTGTCGCCGCACCGCCGCTCACGGTGCAGGTCTGGACCGGCGATCCGCACCAGCGTCTCCCGCAGCCGGCCGCGCTCCTCCTCCAGCTCCTCCACCCGCCTTTCTGCGGCGTACCGAGCCCGCGTCGCCCGTCGCCGGGAGGCAACGATGCACGGGATGCAGGCCCACACGGGACCGACCTCGCTCACCCCAGCGGGGGCTCCGGCCTCCGGATGCGGGTTGCGCGACATGGACAGGCCGCAGAGACCGCACGGCATCTCCGGCTCCTCCGGGGTCACGGGGTCGCAGCGATCCGCGTCCTCCCCGCATGTGTCGCATACGCCATACGGCAGGCAGTCGGGGCACGTGCACGTCTCTCCCTCCTCCCCCCGCTCCGGCGACCTGGCCTCGCTCATCCTGCACCTCCTTCGTCGACGGAGAGCATGCGGCTGATCACGGCCATCGCCTCGGACACAGGCTGCGGCGACGAGCCGAATGCATTCGCCCTTCGCAGCACCGCACCCAGCGCCTCCCGCTCCTCCTCGCTGAACCGCGGCGAGGGGACGGCCTGCGCCTCGTCTCGCTGGTTGCGCAGCCGCCACACCAGCTCGGCCGGGTCCTGTCCGTAGTCGGTGTCCCCGTCCAGCGCCACCCTCAGCGCGTCCATCACGGAGTCGTATGCCTCCGCCTTGCCCAGCGTCTCGGTGCTGGGGATGTACCGCCCGCACGCCGCGCATTCTCCCAGGTCGGCGATCTCCGGATCGCTGGTGCCGCACCACGGGCACCGGCCGTCGTCACGCGCCGCGAGGAAGTCCTCCTCGCTGGGCTCGCGGTTGACGAGCGAGAGCGTTTCCCCCTGCGGGCGCGGCTCCGCGGGGGCGGAGAGGGCGGCGTGCCGCTGCGCGCGAACCCACAGGCAGACCGCGGCGTGGTCCGCCGTGTGCTCCGACGACTCGGGCGCGGCGAAGTAGGCCGACACCCCACAGAAGTGGCAGATGGGCTCCTCGTAGCTGTCGCGGGCCAGCCACGACCCGGCGGCCAGCGCCGCCACGATCTCCTCAGCCTCCCGCCCTCCCCCGGCGGGCAGCACGGGCGGGGCGGCGTAGAGGGGCGTGATGAGCATGCCGTCCGCGGAGTGCTGGCCCGCGGCGGTCGCGTCCCTCTCGACAAACGGAGACACCGGCCGGCGGCGCGGCTCCACCCACCAGCCCCACGGCTCCGGCTGCGCCTCGGCGGGGCGCTCGCCGCGGGCGAGGCGGCGCATCACCGCCAGCGCTTCAGTGTGGCGCTCCGCGACGTCGGTGTCCGCGTACATCTGCACCTCCTCCGCCTCCACCGTCAGGGTCGCCATCGCCATCGCGGCCGCCCTGCGCACGGCATCGTGCGTCAGCGTCCCCTCGTCCTGCTGCGGCGCGGGCGCCGCGGTGTCGTTCGTGTCGTTCATGCAGCCCTCCGCCTTCCGGCGTGTTCAGGGTACAGGGTGGAAACCACGTCGCTCTGCCAGAACTCCTTCGTGTCCACGTCCATCAGGGAGAGGCGTCCTTCCCAGCCGGCCCCTTGGTCCAGGTTCCACACCTCGCATCGCTGGACCGGCTCCGTGAAGCCGTGTCGGGTCGTCGTGGTGTGGCCGATGAACACCTCCCGGAATCGCGTCAGCGGCGCGGCGGTCTCGCCCCACGCCTGCGCGATCGCCTCACGTCGAAACGCCTCCGTCCACAGCGACCGGTCCCAGAGACAGCCCTCGGGATCGTACATCGGGTGCAGGTCGTGTAGCCCGCGCCATCCGGCGTGGACGAACATCCGGCCCTCCTCTTCGTGCCACAGCTTCCCGGCGCGCAGGTAAGCGACGTGCTCGCGCGGGATGCTGGCCTTCCGCGTGACGCCCGTGTCGCGGTCGGCGTAGCTCTCCAGCGTTGCCTTGCCGCCCTGGTTGTACCAGGCGGCCGAGGGCAGGGCCGTATCGTCATCCAGCCACTCCAGAAACCACGCGTCGTGGTTGCCCAGCAGGCAGACGCGGTTCGGGATGGAGAGGATCGTGTCGATCACCTCCCGCGTCTGTGGTCCGCCGTCGGCGACGTCCCCCAGCACGATCAGCCGGTCCGTCGCGCGGTCGAAGCCGCTCCGCTCCAGCACTTGGTCCAGCGCCTTTGCGGCCCCGTGGACGTCGCCCAGCACAAGCGTCCGCATCGTCTCTCCCGGTTTCAGGGGGCCATGCACGCCCCAGAGGACGTGCAGCGTGGGGTGTGGGACGTCGTATCCACCATCTCCGGACGGTGGGAGACGAGGGAGTCAGCGGGGAGGGCGTAGGCGTCCGGCGCCGGGCTGCACGCGCTCAGCAGCACGGCAGCAAGGGCGAGCGGCGACAGGACGGCACGGACATAAGCCACCAGACCGGCGTCCTCAAGCGTGCCTGTCCGGCGCTTTCCGTAGCGGCGTTCAGCGAGGTGCCGGGAGCCCGCTTCACTTAGTGTGAACGTCCCCGAGACGGCGTGCGCCTCGCCGGTCAGATCCACCTCGCGGACGACGTATCCTTTCACCGGGGCGAATGCCCCCGCGTCAGCGGAAGGAGCGGCCAGGAGGGCGCGGAGTTCGTCCACGACTTCGAGCAGGGCTTCGGAGCCAGCGATGTCGCCGTGGCCCCGGAGCGCCATCTCACGGCCCTCGAAGTCGGACACCAGTTCCTCCAGCCGCGTGCGCAGGTCGATGGCGTCTCCGCCCACAGGCGGGGTAGGGGAGGTGGTCATGCGGCGCTCTCCGTCGATCGGTTCAGCAGCGCGTTGATGTACTGCTGGTGCCTGGTGCGTTCGCGCCCGACGACGATTGCGGCCAGTTCCTCCGAACGCCCCGTGTCCCCGAAGTGCACGTGCGTGCACCCCATCCGCACCTCGCCATCCTCGCCCACGTAGTCGGCGGCAACGGCCACGAGGACGTCGGGGAGGAAGCACGCCTGCCGGGCCTCGCGCACCTTGACCGCGAACTTCGCCACCAGCGCGTTCATCTCGTCGAGCGACTGCATCGGCGTCCGCAGCTTCGCGTAGTTCGCCGGGTCGTGACGGGTGAGCGGCGTCTCCGCCTGGCCCGTCTCCTTCGTCTCACTCATACGGGGTCCAGCCTCTCATCTCAGGGTGTAGGGGGCGCCGTCAGCCGGTGCGTCGAGCCGTGATGACCAGATCGGCCCAGTACATGAGCCAGAAGAGAAGCCCGCCGGCGTGCAGAGCGACTGAGCCCGCGCCCAAGCCGTACGCCACCGAGCAGATGAGCACCGCCAAGTTGAACCCCGCCGATAGCGCGCTGAACGTTCTCACGCGGTCACCTCCGCAGGCAGAAGCGGGGTCACATGCGACAGGGCGTAGCACCCGACGATTCCCTCCAGCCACACGACGGCGTGCTCCGACACGAGGGCGGCGCTAGACCGCGTGACGGTCTCACGCACCTCGCCGCTGTCCATCCGGACCCGCACGGGGGCGCCCGGCGCGTGGGCCGCATTCCAGGCGGCGACCGCCCGCTTCTGGGCAAGCATCCGGTCAGCGCACTCCGGCCGGACGCCGCTCCGGAGCGGGTCCACGCGGTCGTACTCCGGCGCTCGAACGGCGCGGATGTCCGTGAAGCGAGCGTCGAAGACCACGTCCCGGAGGAGCGGCAGGTAGGCGCTGACCGCGGCGCCCCGGCTTCGAGCGATGTAGACTCCGCCGGCCATCTCCTCGTCGTCCCACTTCGGACGGACGACGTACGCCTTCAGTGGAGTGCTCACTCACACACCTCGCAGGCATGGGGAACGACGTCCGCCCCGCGCCCGATGGGGGCAGCAGGGTAGGGGGAGGGACACATATGGGGTGGGGACGTGACGCACGCCGCCTCCGATGCCAAGGGTGCGGACCGAGACGCCGGTTCGGCATCTCTTTGGTCCGGGTTCTGGTCCGGGTTTGGCGAAGATTCCGACCCGAAGGCCGGTCGGCAGGATGCTACTTGGTCGGGCGGAACGCCGCGCATTTACTACTTCCGCGCTCCGCAGGCACTACCCCAAACGGTCTTTGGAACTTCTAGTGGAGGTTCGAATCCTCCGGGGGCAATCCTAACCAAGTCGCACCACACCAACATCTTCGCCGCTTACCGACTACCTCTTTCGCTGTTTCTTTGGTCCGGGGTTTGGTCCGGGTTTCGTTCCGCTTTCCAGCCCGCCGCCCTTCGTGTCCAACCTCACCACCGCCAGCGTCGTCTCGCGGTCGCTGCGCTGGTAGTGGTTGTACAGCGTCCCCGGGTGCCACTGCCCCGCGTCCGCCACGTCCACGAGCGGCAGGTGCTTGCGGCGGCTTCCCCAGAGGCGGCGGAGCGAGTGGAAGCCACGGCCCTTCTCCGGCTCTACCGTCGCTCGCCAGGACGTCCCCAGCGTCTCGTTGATCCGTCCCACCAGCGTCGCCGCGTAGCTCGGGTTCCGCTCGATGAGGAACCAGCAGCGGTCCAGATACACCGGCAGCGGGTGCTCGCTTCGACCGTGCCTGATGGCGATGCGGTCGCCGACGAGCGGCGCCGAGTGGCGGATGAAATCTAGCCTCTCCCGGTGGCCCACGTACAGTTCCGCCGCGTGAAGGAGCTCAAGCGCCCGCTGCTCTGTCATGGGCTTCACCGCCTTCGCCGAGCGCGGCGTCATCAGCGGTTGTCCGGGCTGCGCGCCGCTCCTCCGGATCAGCAACTCGGCCGCCCGGCGCGACGCGGGAGTCAGCGGCGTCCACGCGTCCTTGCCCTTCTTGTCGTACTTCCCCGCCTTGCGGATCTGGCCGTCCGGATTGAAGCGCCCCGGCCGGAAGTCCAGTCCGTCGATCCTGAGCGTGAGCCACGCCGACAACCGCCATCCGTGGGCCTCTGCGAGACGCAGCAGCGGGCGGAGGAGCCCGGACGGGTCCACGCGATCCGAGATGCGGTAGACTCGCAGGAACCACTCTGCGTCCGCCTCTGGGGCATTCGGCGCGGCGGACCGCATCCGTCGCCCCTCCGGGAGCGGATCGTAGCCGAGGAGCGGCCTCCCGTCCGGCATTCGCTTCCCGGCCGCCCATCGCGTAACCGAGCGCAGGAACGACAGCTCGTGACCGATCGTGGTGTCGGAGATCCGGCCCGTATAGAGCCCCGGCTGCTGGCGGCGCCACGCTACGTAGTCGCTCAGAGCGTCGCCGTCGAGCGAGAGGACGTCGCGGTCGCTCCCGAACGCGGCCTGGAAGTAGGCCATCCGGCGCCTGTCCATCGCCGCCTGCGTGCGGCTCTTGCGCTCCGGCATTCCCGGCGAGGGCGCGGCGATCTTGTGCGCCTCGTACTCCGCGAAGAGGCGGGCGAGCGTCACACCGCCGTCCGACACGTTCTGCCGGCGGCGCGTTCGTCGCTGGCTCCCGCTGTTCCCGCTCTTGAGCAGCGTGGCCGCGAGGTCACGCGCTTCGTCCTCCGCCCGTGCCACGTCGTCGTGGTCGAGCGGCTGGAACGCGTTGTCCCCTTTCCCGTCCTTCAGGCTGGCGTCAAACCATTTAAGCCAGAGCCCGAAGCGTCCCGGTCGGCGCACCACGAACACGCGGTGCCCGCGTCCGCCGACCTCGAAGACAGCCGTGAACTTGGGCATCAGGCCGCCGCCTTCTCGCCCGGGAGCGCGACCTGCCGATGACGCGCGGCGAGGCGCTGGGCCGCCGTCCCCGCCTTCCGGCCGCGGGGCACCTGAGCCCGGGGGACCCGGATGGCGCCCGGCGTCCCGACGTTTTCGGCGCGCCCTTCGCGCACCGCCCGGCGAAGCGTCTCCGCGTCGCACAGGTGCTCAGCCTCAGCCTGCGCCGGCGTCAGCGGCTCCTCGTTGTACCGGCGGAGGACCAGATCGGCCGCCTCGGCCGCCTCGATGAACGCGTGCGCCGCGACGGGGGCGTACACGGCGAGCTCGGCCGCCCGCTCGCGGAACCATGTCGGAAGCTCCGCCAGCGTCTCCGGCCTCTCCCCTCGTTGCTGCGGCTTGCGTCCCATCGTGCGTCCCTCGTCGGTTATGCGTCGTCTCAGGCGGCCAGTCGGTACGTCGTCGTCCCTGCGGCTACTGCTCGTCTCCGGGCGTACTCACGATCCAGGGTAGCACGCCAGCAGCGGCGGCACAGGTCGTGGTCGGCGGACGCCCGCGGCTTCCTGCTCTTGGTGCGTCGGTAGAGCGCGGGGCGTCCGCACCCGCATACGTGTCTCACGCGCACCTCCGACGTGGGATGCTCACGTTCACCAGCGCCCGCCCCTTCCGGCTCAGGGCCTCCGCCGACCAGCCGATCCGGTTCTCCAGGCTCAGTGCGTCCCTCGCCGGTCCTTCGACGTTGGCGTGCTGGGCCCCGCACACTGCGCAGGTCCAGTCCTCCGACAGCACGAGGGCGTTCATCGCGGGGACCACCTCTCGTCTCCACGTCCCGGTGCAGTCCGGATCCAGGTGGAGGCGGAAGCCGCCGGGCGGGGGCGGGGCGTTCAAGCGGCGCGCTCCACGAACATGGCGCACTCGTACCACTGCCCCGTTAGCGGAATCAGCAGCGACAGTATCTGCTCAACAACGGCGTTCTCGTGCTGGTCGTTGTTGAACAGCAGATGAGCCGTCCATACGGGGCACGTCCCGTCCTCGGGCTCCTTGAAGTGGGTGCAGCGGCGGCACACCACCTCCTCGAAGCCCTCCCCCTCGGTACCGTTGCTGAAGTATCCCATCGGTTCAGTCCTCCACGCGACGCAGGGTCGCGACGAACGTCCAGGGGTTGCCCGCCGCGGGACATGCGGGGAAGGTGTGGTCCCACCGGTCAACCAGATCGGCGCCGGCCGGCTCGCCTTCGTACTCCGTTCCGAATTCGGTTTCGTACATCCACGTCCGCGCCGAGCACCCTTCGGCTACAGCGTCGCCCTCGGTTGCGTCCCCCAGCCGTTGCGCCCGGACGCTCACCACCTCGCCGATCCAGCGAGACGCGAGGCGCGGCATCCTGCCGGCCGGGAGCCAGTACGTGCAGGCGCACTCGCGGCACGGCTCGTCACCGACTCGCCAGTCGTCCAGCGTCACGACCTGACGGCGGACCGAGCCGTCGGCGCGGTACACGATCTCGCGCTCGAAGTGCTCCCATGGCACGGACGCCCCCGCCTTCGGCCGGTCTGCTGCTGGCTTCCCCGTGTCGCGGCGCCTGTGCGCCTCCTGTAGCCATCGGCGCTCGCCGACCGACCACGGGGCGAAGATGCGGTCGACGCCCTCGCCGTCCGCGGGGTCGGCCCAGGCGAACGGAGCGCGCACGTACTGCTCACCCTCGCTCAGGTAGCCGCTGTCGGCGAACGCCCGGTCCTGCCAGTCCGCCACCCACGTCTCGCCGCCCTTGCGCGTCCATGGCAACACCGGCTCCCGGATCTGCGTCACCGTACCTGCAATCAGCCCTCGCACCAGCTCGTCAGCGTGGGGACCGCGGAAGCGGAGGGCGCGCTCGCGGGGGCTTCGGCGCGTCATGCGGCGACCTCCACGCTACGCCAATCGCGACCGGCGACGATCCGACGGATCGTTGAGGGGTCCACCCCGAAGACGGCTGCGGCGTCTACCGCGTTCCAACGACCGTCCGGAATCGCGATTCGCAGAATCCGCACTGCCTCGTCGTTCAATCGCGCGTTACCATGCCTCTCGCCCTCCGCTACACGGCCGTGCCTCCGCTTATCGGCCTCGTTCTCCGATGGCGTGCCCCAGCAAAGGTTGGAAGGACGGCTATTCATCCGGTCGCCATCAAGATGGCGGACTTCGTGGATGGGTGAGGGTTTCTGCCCGTGGAAAGCGGTGCAGACCAAGGTGTGCACGGCCTTAGTGACCCGCTTGCCGCCGAGCAGGATCGCGACGTGAGGGTATCCGTCCCGGGGAAGCGACACCGCCAGTCGAAACGGGTACGGCTTCTTTGCGTTGCACCGCGCACGGGAGTAGCAGTAAATGCCCCCGTCATCCCCGGCTTCGTACTTCCCGCTGGCCCCTGGGATGGGCCGCGTAGTCACCCTGGCTGTGACTCCGTCCGTCGTCATGCCGCCTCCTCCTTCTCACCCGTGATCCACACCGTGGGGTCGTGCTGCTCGACCGACGTCACCTCGCCGGTGTCGAACCACCGGATGGAGGCGTACAGGGCGCCCGCCTCCAGCACCAGGCCGGTACGTCCCGCCTCTCCGCGCACCACGTCCATGCGGTGGAAGAAGTGCCAGCCGCGGGACTGCGAATCGCTCGACATCAGGCGGCCTCTGCGAAGAGACAGAACTGTCCCCGGCGATCCACAACCGGCGGCGGGAGGACGGGCGCGGCCGGGACGCCCCGGTCGGCGGCGATCCGCATGCGGTCCTCCGGCCGGAGCGGAGCGCGCTTGACCGGCGTGTGCACCTTCTCTGGGACGGCCGCGGTCGGGCCGCGCGCCACCCGCCGCCGCGTCGGGGACACCGGACCGGTGCGGAGGTCGATCGGCTGGTTCTTCGACGGCCTCGCGTAGTGGATGACCACCACCGAGCCCACGGGGATGTGCGTGACGTCCTTCTGCCGGCGGAGTCGGAGGACGGCCTGCGCGACGGCGAGCCGGTACCACCGGGGATCACGCGCCGGCCAGCGCCCTTCGGCCACCACGCGCATCTCACCGCGGTCACCCGACGGCACGGCCTTCGACAGCTCCAGGCCAGGGTATTCCGCGGCGTGGCGCTCCCGACGCCGGCGCATTTCGTTCTCCACGGAGCGGAGGAGGGCGCTCACGCGGCCTCCTCGTGCAGCGGAATGCCGGTCGCGCGCTCAACCACCGCGGCAAGCTGCTTGGCGACCTGGATGCGCTCCTTCGCCTTCCGCCACATCTCCTTCACGTACTCCTGGAGGGCGAGGCTCCGTCCGCTCACGTCGACCATCAGATCCGCGCCGCCCTGCTCCGAGGCCGAGCGGATGTAGGCGAGGTAGCTATCGTGGTCGGCCGTCTGGCGCTGCGTCTTCTCCATCTCGGTGCGGCTGGGGCGCTTGGTGCTCGCAGCGAAACCGAGGTTGGCGAGGGCCCGGCCGATCGCGCTCGTCTCGCAGTTGCCCGTGATCGCAGGTCGCCCGTTGAACCTGCCGACCCACGTGCCGTTCTCGGTCGTGGGGCACCACACCTGCTGGGGCGGGATCGTCTCCTCCGTGAACTCCGACAGGTACTTCGCCCCCGTCCGGTGCATGGGTACGGTGTAGCACGGCTTCGTAGTCAGCGGACCAGCCGCGCGCTCAGTGATGGCACCCGTCGCGTGGCCCGTAAGGAACATCGCGAGCTGCACCGCCTCGCAGAGATCGGGGCTGGTCTTCGCGTAGACGCCCCGAGATCCGTCGGACTTCAGCATCCCGTCGAGGAACGCGTCCAGTTCAGCACTCGTCATTCGGCATACGGCCTGCACGAGATCGCGCTCCCCAGCGATGCCGTACCTCCCGAGGACGCGACGGATCGTGGCTGCGGGCACGGCCCATCCGTATCCGGGCAGCACTGCGCTCGCGGGGAGCCCCGCACCCCAGTCCCGCATGCCCGCAGCCGCCTTCAGGTGGCGCTCGCCGAACAGCGCATCCAGTTCCTCGAAGTACTGCGGCTTGGACTGCACCACCGTCGCACGAGATGGAAGGCCGTTGCTGTAGCCGATCGTGCAGTCACCGAAGATCCAGCCCAAGCGCGCGGCGTCCTCGACGTTCCCCATCTCCGACTCTGCGAGTCGGGCAGCGATCGTGATCTTCTGGCCCCCTCGCCCGATGCAGGCGGAACGCCACTCCATCAGGCGACCGTTGATGACCCACCTGTGCTCGGGGGTGCAGTCGGCGGAGAACCGGGAGTTGCCGATCCGCACGAGCGCCCGCTTCCCGAACTCCGTCACTGCCAGGAGAGGTCGCCACTCCATCACTCCGGTGCCAACGTTGTAGGTCAGGACCTCCTCACCTACACGAAGCTGGTGGTAAAACCTCCAGCCGAGACGGGTCAGCGCGGGCACGGACAGGGGAACGCAGTTCTCCACATGAGACGTGCGATTGACGGGCGTCTTCCCCTCCACCTCGCGGGCGAAGCCGCTGGTGTACACGCCGTCGCGCACGTCCTCGCGGGTGCGGTAGACCTTGGCCCGGATCACCACCTCGCCGTCCTCGTCCTTCACGATCGACGTGCGGATGGAGCCGTCCGGGAAGAGCTTGTAAAACTCCACCAGGCGGTCTGCCACCTGCGCGTAGCTACTCAGATCGAATTGCACGGTGCCCTCACCAGTCGGACGTGAAGTGGTGGTCGTAGTGCTCCCCCGTCCAGCGCCCCGCCGTGTACGAAACCCGCACGCGCGCCCCGTCCTTCAGGCGGTGGAAGGCGTCCTTGTTCTCCACTTCCGCGTCGTGCCCATTGCAGGACACGAACACCTCCCACAGCGCGGGGTGGTACGTCACGACCGGGAGGCAGCTCGTCGAGTTGCCCGAGCTGATGCACTGGGTCGCGACCGTCGTATGAGCGGGGACGTGCGCTCGCCCAAGGACGACTCCGTCGGCGGTGTGGGAAGACCCGCCCGCGCAGTCGCTCGCGAGAAGGACGCACCCGGCGACGACACTCACGATCAGCAGCCACACGCATCCGGCAGGCGCGCTGTCGCTACTCATCATGCGACCCTCCTCGTCTCGTGGAGCCCGCTGGGCAGCCCGTCCAGCGCCGCCAGGTCGTCGTCGCTCACCACCGGCACGGTCCAGCGGATGCGCCGTCCTGTCGTCCTGCTGTGGAGACGCCACGCCGGGTCGTTCTTCACCGGGTCGCCCGTCTCGGCCGGCGGAGGCTGCACCACCCAGAGGTGCGGGTCGCGGGTGCGGGGGCGCATCAGGCGGCGCTCCGGCGCTGGGACTGCGGACGCCAGCAGGTGCCCAGCCGACGCCGCTCCTCGCGCTCGCGCTCGCGGCGCTCCTTGTACCAGGCGTGCGGGTCGCCCAGCAGCGTGAAGCGGATGGCGGCGGCCAGGCGGACGAGCGGCCCGGGGCGGCGACCGCGCATCCCACGACCCTTCGGGCTCCCGGCGACGAACGCTGCCGTCGCGACGATCACCAGCATAAGGCCGAGGAACGCGCCGTCGGCCGCAGGTTCTGTTGTCACATTTCCTCCCGGGCTCGGGTCAGGTGGCCCAGCATCGTGGCGGCCTCGCGCTCGGCGGTAGCCGCGTCCACCATCGCCGTACGCGTCGCCGTCGTGGGCTTGGCCGTGTGGGAGGCCCGGGCCCTTGCGTGCGCCTCGCGGGCGTCCAGCAGCTTGCGCGCGGCGAGGATGATTTCCGCGAGCCGGATCTCCGCGCCGACCCGAAGGTCCGCCAGTTCCACCGCGACGTCCATCGCGGGGTCGCGCTTGATGTCGCTCATCGCGTGGCCCTCAGCGTTGAAAGTGCGGCGTCCTGCTCAGCCAGCTCGGCGGCGAGCGCCGTGATCGCGGACCGGAGGAGGATGGCCGTGCGACCCGGCTGGACGCGGAGCTGAGGCTCCGGCGCCGGGATCTCACCGGCCGCGATCCGCACCTCGTCCTCGTGGCCCTGCGCCAGCAGGCGGAGAACCGAGAGGGCGTCGGACGCGCACAGGTTGAAGCCGGGCTCGGCGCTCACTGGACCGCCTCCGCGACGCACACCCGCGGGGGAACGTGGGCGATGAGCAGACCCGCCACCGTGCCGCCACCGAAGGCGACGAAGAGCGCAGCCACGATGAGGATCATCTCGGCCCGGGTGCTCATTGGGCCACCTCCGCGGAATCAGCCGTCGGCGCAGGGACGCGAATGCAGTGGGTGAGGCTGTCGCCGTAGAGGCGGACCCCGTCGCTGGACCACGCACCACCAGCGCCCTCGCACACCTGCCGGTGCACCGACGCTCGGCCCGCCGACCACACAAGCATCATCAGGCCGATCCCGACGAGCGCGGCAATGAAAAACCCGCTCAGGAAACCCTCAAAGTCGCCCCTCACGCTGCCCTCCCCATGCTGTCGTCGTTGTGCGGGCTCACACCCCAGAGCCGCGCGGCTGTCGCCTTCAGGTCCAGCCCGTACCGTAGCTCGAACGCGGGTCGCCCCTTGCTGTGTCGCTCCCGGTGGTGCCCCGTGCAGACCGGCACCAGGTCCGACCTCCGTCCTCCCGATCCCCGCGGCGGCTCGTGGTGCGCCTCGATCCCACCCGTGCACCCGGCGCCGACGACGCAGGGCAGGGAGCGGATGAAGTCCGCGTGGTCCCCGAAGTCGCGGGCGAACCGCTGCGCCTTCCGCTTCGGGTTCACCGCCCGCACCCGAGTCTTCGCCTTCTGCGGCTCGCCCGACTCCGGCGGCTTGGCGCGGAGGGGCGTCTTCCTGGCGAGCGGGGTGCGCTTGAGCGGCTTCCCCCGCTTCACGCTGCCACCGGGTCGTCGCCCGTCCCTGCCTCCGCGACGAGCGTGATCTCCCACCACGGACCCGAGGTGCGGTGCGCGGCCCACAGGACGGAAGCGTAGAGCGTGTGGATCGGGTGAGTCGGCGGGAGGCGCATCTCCTGGCGGAGCGCGCTACCGCCCGCCGCGAGCGCAGCCACCGGCCGGATGCTGTCGCTGTCGGGGATCGCCACCACGGCGGCCACCGTCACCGTCACCGCCCGCCCCGTCCGCGGGTTCGCCAGTGTCGCGACCTGCCCTCCGTGGATCGGAGGGACCGCGATCGTCGGAGAGTGCGGCTGCGACGCCGGGTGATAGGCTCGGCCGTCGCGGATGCGGACGTGCCCGACGATGGGGACGTGCAGCACCGTCAGCCGCCCGGCATCGAACGCGGCCTGCTGCCACGAGGTCAGATCGAACTTCGGCCCATGCGTCATGGGGTGCCTCAGTTGGCGGCAGTGGAGAGGACGAGCCCGCGGGCGGCGGCCTCGTTCGTCCAGCGGTCGGCGCTCGGGTGCGCCTCGCTGGGCAGCACCTCGGCGAGACGTGCGACGAGCCAGGCGTCGGCGCGCGCGTAGTGCGAGGGGTACTTCTGCGGAGGCGGGTACGGACGGGCCAGCGTAGACATGGGTACGCGGGTTGCGTAGGTTTCTGTCACCCGGTCGGTTGCAGCCGTCCGGTCCTTCCTTCGAGGGCGTCCCGCGTGGCTGCGGTGGCGCCCTCGTCTCGTCTGCTGAAAAGCTCCCGGTCGGAATCGAACCGACGGCCTGGCGATTACAAATCGCCCGCTCTGCCATCTGAGCTACAGGAGCGTGCCGGCCATCGTGGAGGCGATGCCGGGACCATCCGCATGATGATGAGTAGGCGGCACTTCCCTCGCGGATTCCGGTGGCGGCGCCCCTTCCCGACGCTCGCTCCGCTCCGCCTTCCGGCTCGCTGGTCTTGCCGGCCGCATTGCCCTTCGGACACCGGCGTTACCCTGCCGGGCCTACTGCCGCCTGCGGGCTACGTTCTGGAGAGGGAGAGGGCGTGGGGATTCGAACCCCATATGCCGTTGTTGACGCCGCGATGCCCTCCGGAGGGTTTCCACCCTCCCCGGCTGTCGCGTCCCGGCCTTGACGTGTTCAGCGCGTTCCCACCGCGCGGACGCCCTCTCCTCCCTCCATGCCCTGTCGGCAGATTCACCCGCCGGCAGGGGTCGTTCGTATCTCGCTTTGAAAGTCGCGTCCTGGACGTGAGCGCCTTGCGCCCTTTACCGCCGAGCCCGGCGTCTTCCCCTTACATGGCGGATGCCCCCTGGCGTCGTTGCTGGTCAGTAGATGGCCGCGGGCGCTACGCCCTGCGGCTGTCGCGGCTCCGTGGCCGCCGCATCGGGAGCCGGAGTCAGTCCACCGCTCCGACCACTCCCGTCCCCTACCGGATGCGGAGGTGCGTCCCCCGCTCGCCCAACTCCGCCACCGGATTCCCCGCGTCGTCCACGATCTCGGAGCCTGACTCCAGCGCGGCGCGCAGGTCGTCCGTCCGCGGGCGCCACGTCACCACCTCGTCGCGGTATCCCGCCGGCAGGGCCGCGGCATCCACCAGCAGCCGGACCGGGAGCGACCCGCCGTTCGCGCAGACCGTGAAGGAGCACAGCGGCGTGTCCAACTTCCGGAGTCCGTGCTCCGCGAAGAACCACATCAGCCGCGTCTTCAGCATCTTCACCCGGGCCTCTTCCGCCGCCGACCGCTCCGCCAGCCGCTTCGCCTCCTCCCGCTTCACCTTCGCGCGGGCTTCGAGGTCCGCGATGTAGGCGGCGTAGCGGTCGAGCTTCGCGTCCCGTTCCTGGCCGAGCTCCGCCAGCCACGCGTCCACCGCCGTCTCCGCCTCGGCGTCGCTGACGTCACCGCCCATCTCCGCGAGCACGGCGTCCAGCGCCTCCAGATCCTCTCCGATCGCGTGCAGCGTGCGCATCTACGTGGCCCGTTCCATGTGGGTTGGCGTCGCTCCGGAGTTGGCGCGGCCCGCCTCGCTCCCGCACATTCCCGTCAGTCCCGACCCCTCTTGAACTCCCGCGTCTCCACCACCAGCCGCTCCGCCGTGTCCTCCGCGATCCCGCAGGGCAGCACGTCCGGGTAGTACCGGACGAGGAACGCGAGGTATAGGCACACGTCCCGCGGGTGTCCGGCGTACCGCACCTCGTCGTACAGCGTCCCCACGGCGACCACCTCGCGGGTGATGCGGGTGAAGGCGGCCCGGTCGCCGCGCGAGCGCCGCAGCTCGTCGCGGAGTTCCGCAACCTTCTCGTCGGTGGCCGCGTCCAACATCAGGAGCCGAGCGCGTTGTGGACGCCGACCATCACCGCGTCGAAGAGCTGTGCCATTCCTTCGGCGTCGAGTCCGAGTGCCCACGCGGTGGGCCCTGCCGCCGCAACGATGGCGTCGCGCCACCTCGCCGTGTCGAGGGCAACTGTGACGTTCCGCGGTTCGTTCGCGTCTCCCTTCCGGAGCCATCCCTTACGGACGAGCGTAGCCACGTGCTCGTGCGCGGTGGACATGGAGGAGTAGCCGAACCATCCCGCGATCTCGTCCAGCGTCGGGCCGTAGCCGTTGTCGCTGACGTAGCCGGCTACGTAGTCGTAGACCTCGTGCTGGCGACGGGTGAGCGGTGCGCGGGCTACCACGGTCAGACCTCGCGCTCGTCGGCCACGACGAAAGTGGCGCGCGTCCAGCAGGCGTCCCGCACGTCGAAGAGCCAGGTGTCCGGCTGCTCGGCCCGGAGGTGCGCCACGTAGGCGATCACGTCGGACGGCACACCCGAGTAGGCGACACGTCCGGTGCCGAGCGGCACGCGGTCGAGGCGGCAGAGCGCGGTCGGGTCCGGCGCCCAGAGCGTGACGAGAAACGACGTGTCGCGGATCAGCGAGGCCTTTGCCTCGCGCACCAGGGCGGGGTTCGGCACGTGGGCCGGGGCGAGGGCGACCATCAGCGGCGGCTCCGGTAGAGGGAGGGGAGGCGCACGCTGTCGATGCGGGCGCGGGTCCAGGCTGCGGCACGGGCGAAGGCGGAGGGATGCGGGGCGCGGCCGGCCCACTGGTTGTCGCGGCGCCGGTCGATCCACTTGGAGAGCGCGTCCACGGCGATGTAGACGAGAACGAGGCAGGCGAGGAACAGCGGCCAGGACGTCGCTTGGTCCATCGAATCGGCAGCCGCCCTCAGTGTGCTCACCATGTGAACCCGTCCTGATGTAGGGGAAAGCCCGACTTGTGCGCAGGTTTGTACAACCTTACTATCCTGGTCGAATCGTATACGATGCCGCATACGATGTGGACGCTGTGGCCCACTTGCGGCTTTTATTCGGCTCCGCCATGCTTAGTGCCCTCGGCGGAACGATCCGGTGCCTCGCAGCGTAAGAGCCTACGCCGCCAGTCTCGCCGGCTCCGGCTCCTCGTCTGACTCGCTGTCCTCGTCCGTCTCGGCGGTAGTCCCCATCTCGAAGTTCAGGCGCTCACGAAGGCGCGCGGCCTCAGCGACGATCTCCTTGAGGGAGTGGTCGCGGAGCATCGTCGGCGGGTTCCGAACGCCGCGGAGGCCACCGAGGAAGTACACATCCCGCTTCTCCCGCTCAGTCACCCGAAGTCCGATCAACAGAGACCGAGGCTCACTCTCTTGCGGCTCGCGCATCCCGACTCCTACTGTTGGCCCGTTAACATCGGCGGCGACCGTGTAAACCTCTTGCGCCCGCCGTTCGTGAGGACCATCTTATGCGCTGAGAGTCCTCGTGTCAAGGACTCATGTGCATACACCGGGAGACGAGTGGCTGATGTTCCGACCCAACAGGGAACTGGGCGCCATCATCGCGTGGCACCGGCGGGCGCGGGACCTATCGCAAGCCGAGCTTGCGGACAGGGCAGGGGTGGGGGATCAGTCCGTCGTCTCCCGGTGGGAACGAGGCAGGACTCGCCCGGACCCGGAAACGCTTGCGCTGCTGGTGCGTGAGTTGGGGATCGCCGTCTGCGACATCCTGGCAGACGAGATGGTGAGTCGGGTAAACCAACCGTCGCTTATCCCGGTAGAAGTCAGAGAGGCGCTGGTGAAGCGCTCCAAGCAGCCGTACGTGGCGTCACCAGTGGTGGAGCGGCTGAAGGAGCTGGCGAGGTTGGTTACTGCCGGCGGGCTCACGGTCGACGAGGCGTGCGGCCGTGCTGTCGCGATGTCGAAGGAGACGGGAATCAGTCACGAGGACTCCCAGAAGATCGGGCAGTGGATCGGGGAGAACTGTCAGACCCACGAGGATGGCATCCGTGTCGACCGAGAAGATCCTGCTACTCTTTGACGAAGTTCGCCCCGTCCTCGGGGACGCCGGCATCGTGGACCTCTCGCCCTCAGCGCTCGATGCGGCGATGGCGGTCCACGGCGTCGCCCTCGCCGCACCTGTTCCTGGAGGGTGGGCGTGGGACGAGCCGTTCACGCTCTCTGTGCCGGATGCCCACGGAGTTCGCTGGCTCCGCCTTCGGCCTGGCCTTGATCCGGTTCTCCAAACCGTGTGCAAGGCGCTCGCGATGGCGGATGGCACCGGGAGCGCGGGGCGCGCCTGCGCCGAGATGGATCGCCAAGCATTCGCCTGCGCGCTGGCGATCCCGCACTACGTGTGCGTGCATCACCCGGCGGAGAGGAACCGGCGGATTCAACTGCTGGACGGGGAGCCTGCGCTGTGGACCCGCGGGCTGGGCACGGTACTCGATCGCGTGGAGGACATCCTCCAGAGGGTATCCGCGCGCGCCGGGTCGAAGGCATTTGGTGCGGAGGATGATGCCCGCGCCGCCTACTTGCTCGGCGTTCAGGCGAGAGAGGACGGGCGCTTCGATGAAGCGGAGGCGCTGTTCAGCCGCGGCGCCGCGAGGGCACAAGACGCGCAGGCATGGGAGCCGCTTGCTCTCTGCCACGCCGGGCTGGGGCGCACTGCGTGGGAGCGCGGATTCCACGCGGAGGCTCGGCGCGCGTTCAAGGCGGCGGAGGATGTCTGCCGCCGGCACGAGTTGCGCGGGCTGCGGGCGAGGATGCTGCATTGGCGCTTCTCCGTGGAGGCCACGCACGGCGACGCGCGGGACGCGACTCGGCTGGCCGCGTCGGCGATCCGCGCGTACCCGGCTAGAGACCCGCACCTCCTCGCGTTCGCTCATGACCTGTCCGTGTTCTGGATGGATCAGGGCTTTTTCGCGCGAGCGTTCGTGGTACTCCAGGCGGCGGCTGCCCGCGGGTCTTCCTGTGCCGCCGAGCGTCTGCTGATGTGGGCCAACCTGGCTAGGGCGGCTGGTGGTCAGGGAGACCGGCTCGCGTACGATGACGCCGTCGCTTCGGCCCTCGCCGAGGAAAGTAGGGTGCCGACGGACTCTTGCGTCGCCGCGGCCAGGGTTGCCCTGGCGCGCGGGGCGTGCTCGCTTTCCCGGTGGGACGAGGGGGAGAACCACGCGCGCCACGCGTTGACCGTGGCGTTCGAGCGGGGGGAGACGGCGGTAGCCTGCGAGGCGAAGGGCGTCACCGAAAATGCCGTGCGCCACCGTCGCTTGGACCGTGGCGCACGTTTCGGAGAAGACAGCGGGGACGATCTGGCCTACGAGGTGGCCGAGGCCGTTCAGGCGGCGTAGCGTCAGCCGACGCCGCCACCGATGTGCCCGCTCTCGTCCTTGCACTTCCACGTCTCCGACGCCGGATCGAACCAGGGCGACCAGCCGTTCTCGCTGTCGCAGGTGATCGGGGGCGGCACGTCGCCTGGCCCGCCGTCCATCGACGTGACCCCACCGCCGTCGGGCGAGACGATGATGTAGGCCGGGCCCCGCTGCTGCTGCGGAGCCGTCGGGCTGGTGGGGAGCGAGGACGACTCGGAACACGCGGACAGGCCCAGCGCGAGCACGGCCGCCGCCAGCAGGCGGAGCTTCATGGGTGCCTCACAATCACGGGGGGAGGGGTGCCCGCAGTGGAGCGGACGCGGATAATTATACGGTCTAGTCAGCAATCGCGAAACGGGCCGGATGCCGCCGGGACGTATGACGCAAGGTATGGGCGAAGTGCGTGTCGCGTCACACCTGAGCCGCCCGGAAACACGCACTGAGGGGACAATCCGGTCGGGCGCCACCTTGCGGGCCGATTCGGTTGAGGCACAGATTGACCCCGCGCGATCCTTCCAGTCTCTCCCCCCCCACCAGTGCCCGCCGATGCCGAAACCGATGCGCGACCTTCCCGCCGGATGCCCGCCCGACGCTGCGGTCGAAGGTGGCGGAGAGTGCTACCGGATCGTACGAGGCCCGGCCGTGGAGCCCGACGACCTGAAGTCCTACTACGAGATGGGGCTCCGCCCCAGGCCGACGTGCGCCGTTTGCGGCATCTCGCTCTATAACACCTTCGACGGCGCATTACATAGATTGGAGCTGGGTCCCTCGCTTGGCACAGCCATCGCACGCGGGCACCTCACTCCCGAGGCGGGGAAGAGCCACCTGTCGAACGCGGCCTCCGGGCACCTGAACTGGTGGCCGTACGAGGAGACGGACCGGCCCGCGTTCTTTCACGAGGTCACACCATGCACATAGTCGTGCCCGACGGGGGCAACGAGCCGGGACTGGACGGGTGGCTCCCCGCGACGCTCCAGCCGGAGGAAGTGCTGTATGCCGCCGAAGAGCCCATCGTCTTCCTGACGCGGGCGAACGACGGTGCGTGGTTGCTGGCGTACCTTGCTGAGGAGACGACAGAGGGCGCGCTCACCTTCCTCGCTCCGGCGTCCGACCGCATCAGGCTGGAGCTGCTGCGCGGCGCGCTGCCGGTCCGCGATGCGCTTACCGGCTCCTGGATGTGGGCACACGCCTACTTCCGCGACGACCGGCCGACCAGGGTGTGGGGCGTGACCCCCGCGGAGATCCCGGGCAACCTGCTCCCGCGGCCCGGCACTCCGCTCCTCCCGGAGCACCGCCACGTACTCCGCGCGCGCGCCGTCGGCCAAGCGTTGGGTCTCGGACAGACCCCCGCCAGCGTCGCTGCGTTTGTGGCCGATGGACCGAGGAAGGCGGTGAAGGGGATTCTCGACTTCGTGACTGGCGCGCTCGGCGGCGGGCGCCCCTCCGATGGATACCGCGCCCTCTATGACCTCCCCATCCTGCGCGTCGCGTTCTCCAGCTTCGAGATCGCCTTCGGCGCGCCTGCTGAGGGGTTGCTTCCGGACCCGGACATCCCGCGCGTGGTTGACCGCCTGCGTGCGGGGCTCGCGTGGGCGGCCGGGCCGGACGGCGCTCCGCCTCCGGGTGACTCGCCGGAAGAGC